TGATACTAAGGCTGTACAATATACAGCTAAAATTGACCCAGAGGAAACTGAACTTATTCGTAAAATTAAAATGGGCTATATTGATTCAGTATCAATTGGATTTAATTTTGATGCTCATTGTTCAACCTGTGGAAAACCTTTTGGAGAATGTTCACATTGGTTTGGTGACGAAAATGACACTCATATTTTAATGAGAAATATTGAAATACCAGAATTATCACTAGTGTATGCAGGTGAAGATAGAGATGCAACAGTTAGTGCGGATTTCAGTATTGAAAAATTTAAAAAAGAATTTAAGGATAAAAAAAGTGATTTTATGACTGAAAAAACTATCGAAGAGTTACAACAAACTGTTTCCGATAAGGAACAAGAAGTTAAAGATGTAACCGAGAAGTTTGAAAAAGAACTTGAAAATAAAACTAAAGAGTTTGAAGCTTTTAAAGAAGACAAACTTAGTGCTATTACAAGATTAACTGCGGAAAGAAATCAATTCGAAAAAGAATTAAAAGAAGCTAATGCAGAATTAGAACAATTCCATCAAGCTGTTGAAGAACAAAAACAAGCAGAACTTGATGCTAAAGTAGATGAAATTTATACTATCGCAGAAAAACTTAATGTAGCAGATACAATTGATGTTGAAAATGCTGATGAAACTTTTATTGACAGTACCTTAGGTATGTTAAAAGAGTTAGATGAAAAAACACCACAAATTGGTCAATTTAAAGATGACCAACAAGATGTTTTAGAAAAAGACGATACAAAGAAGTTTCATATAGAAAAATTCTTTAACAAACAATAGGTGATTTAAATGGATACAAGTGGTGACCAATTTACTGTTAAAGCTGGAGAAGAAATCGTAGATGCTATTAAAAAATATGGTACTACATCTTCTATCGAAAAAGTAGGTAAAGCTGTATATATAACAGAAGATGGAGCTAAGGTTTCATCTGCAACTACAGACCCTGCTGCATTTGGTGGAATAATATTTGCAGTATCCGGTGAAGCAGAAACTAATTTAACAAGTAAAGTACCTTATTTTGATGGTAACTATACAATACCAAAAGGTAAATACTTTACAATGGCAAGAAATTGCTTAATTCATGTAATGGGTGATGCAACTATCAAAGAAGGAGATATGATTACTCTTGGAGCTGATGGTTCATTTACAAAAACTACTGATGCAACCAAAAAAGTTGGAACTGCATATAGTAACCCAAGTTCAAATAATATAATTTACGCTTACATAGGAGCGCAATAGGTGAGATGATAAAATGGCAAAAGATTTAGCTGAATTTGCTAACGGCTCTGTAAAGATGAATGATAATGCATGGGACCCAGAGCTTAGTACAGATATTATAGAATATATGGAACAAATATCAGATTTCAGACAATTTGTTAGAATATTTCCGACAGATAGTTTTGCAGTAGTATTACCAAGACGATGGTCTACTGGTATTGCTGTAGAAGTAGTTGAAGGTTCTGAAATACCTAAAGCACACGATGTCTATGATAATATTAACATTAACTTAAGACAAAACGGTACTGGTATTAGAATGACTGATGAAGCTCAAAAAATGATGAAGTTTGACCAAAACTATTTCCAAAAAGAAGCTCAAAGAGCTGTTGAAAGAATGGCTAAAAAGGAAAATACAGATATCGCTAATGTATTATTAGCTGGTGCTGGATTAACCGTACAATCAGCAAATAAAGTATTAACATTTGATGATATAGTAGATACTAAAACTATTATGGAAGAAAATCCTTACGGAATGGAACCAAATGTTATATTAATGAGCGCAAGAAGCTATGCTGATTTAATTAAAGACCCTAACTTTAAAACCTACTCTAATTCTGGAATTGCTGGTGTCGTAACTACTGGTAATATTGGATTAGAAGTAGATGGTATGAGTATTATAAAAATACCTGAAGTAGGAGATAATGTTTATTTAATAAACACAGCTGAAGACCCAATATGGTTAGTTCAAAATGGAACTATGAATACTGAAAGTTACAGAATACCTGAAACTCGTGAAGATGCTTTAGATTTAACTTTATATGAAAAACCAGCTGTGCTTAGACCAGACGCAATTGCAAAAATTGAAATTACTCGTACAGATGAAAAACGAACTTTCCCTGAAGGTTGGGACCCATTAACTGGCTACCCAAATCCCTGATAACTCTGTCGAGCGAGCCATCAAGTTTAACGTTACTGATGGCGCAAGTTCCGTAAATGGAGCAACTGTGCAATTATCTAATAACGAGAATACTTATAATGGAACTACTACTAATGGTAGTGTAACATTAAGTAATGTCGTTGATGGCAGTTATACTTATACTGTTACAAAAACTAATTATGATACTGTAACTAAAAGTGTAACAATTTCAGGTGATGAAACAATTAACGTTACAATGCAAATTAAGACTGGAACAGTATCTATAAGCGTATTAGATGGTACCAACTCTGGAGTAGCAAATGCTGTAATTACATTAACTGATACAAATAATAGCAGTAATAAATTCGCTACAAGCAATAGTGGAACAGGTTCATCTGGTGGAGCAACTATCAGTTCTGTAAAATATGGAACATATAAAGTAACTCTTGATTTAACAAACGCAACAGGATATACAGCTCCTACTAGCATTGATAATTTAGTTGTAGATAGTAGTGCAGAAACATTAAATATTAAAGTAACTAAGAATTAAGAGTGAATAAATAATTAATTAAGTCGAGGTAAGTAAAATGGCAACAAAGAAAACAAAAGATTCAAGTCAAAAAACAATTAAAATCACATTTAATCCTTTAAATAGTGCGGCAATGGAAAAGGTAGTTTTATTAAAGAAAACTAGTGTTCAATTAGTAAACGGAGTTCAACAATCTGTGATAGAAGATTTAATTGAGGGATTACCACAAGTCTTTAGTGTTAAAAAAGACGAAATAGTTGAAGTAACTCCTGAACAATTTAAACAATTATATCAATTAGGTTTTGTTGAAACTGAAGCTGAAAGAGAAGCTAGAATTAATGAAGAAAAAGAATTGCCTTCTCAATTTGGTGTTGACCCAGATGTTAAAACAACAAGTCAACTAAATGACCTTTATAAAGATAAGTTCTTAATGGTTGAATAATGATGATAGATATAGCATATATACGACAAACATTACAACTACCTGATACTTTATTAGATACAACTATTAGTTATCTAATAAAACATTATTATGAGTATTTAGTTGAAATGATGAATTTAGATACAACAATGGAAAAAGAAGGTATTAGTACTGAAATAGTTAAAGACAATACTATACCAGAAAATCCTTTGATAGATAGTAAATTAACAGTATTTCAACAAACACTTATTTTAGGTATAGCTTGTAATTTAAGTAATATGCAAATATCTATTAACAATATTAATGACATTGAATATAATTATTTCATACAACATATTGATTTAACTAATATAAAATTAACAGATGATGGAATAAGATATATCTTAGATTGGTGTATATTATATAATTCTTATTTAGCTATTTTAAAAACTTATTCAACTGATTATTCAACTGTTGATTATATCAGAAGATTATTTAATCTTGATGATGAATTAATACCTGATAATCAAATTGAGTTTTTATTAGACCACTATACAAATTTAGTAAAGGATAAATTAGGTGATAAAGCTGATGTAAATAGTGCTACTTTTAAAGAAGTTGTATATTTAGGTATAGCTTGTCAATTGTTTAAAACAAATCCAACAGCTATTATCAGTCCTAAGGAATATGAAGTTGGTGATGTAAGTGAAACATTTGATACTTCATTTACTAAATCAGCAGATACTTGGTGTGATATGTATGATGATGCACTTAATGATTTAATAGCAGATACTGAAGGATTTCATGGCTTTAAAGCTTTTGGAAGAGGAAGCGCACGGGAGAAATATGGATATTACGGCCCTCAATAAAATTATTAAAAGACCAACTGAAAAATATATTTTACAAAAAAAGGTAGATTATATAGTAGATAATACTAATAATATATTAAAAGATGAAGTTGGTAATATTATTACTAAAGATGAAGTTGGTAATATTGAATCTGAATGGAAAGATTTAATAACTTTAGAGGGTGTGATTCAACTTAAACAAATATCTAATATTGATAATTCCGGTGAAGAAAGCGCAATACAATACGTTGGATATTTTAATCCAAAAAAATTTAATATCGAAACAGATAATTTATCAAGCTATCGTGTAAAAATTATTCGTGATTATGAAATTGTTATTTTAAAAATAACAGAATTTAATCCAAATTTATTTTTACGAAATGATAAGCACCATTATAAAATGGGTTTTGTGGAGGATAAAAAATATGGTAAGTAAAAATGGATTTAGTTCTATTAAATCAAAATACCCATCTTTATTTAGTCCACAAGGTAATGTACATATGAGTTTTTACCCAATAGATACTTGGAGTGCTTTATTTATTATAGATGATGTTATAAGTAATACTTGTAACTCTAAAACTAATAATGTTAAAGCTAAAGCCGCAGCTAGTGCTACTAAGGTATTTATAGACGAAGCACAGCAAAACTTTACCAAAGTTGGTTTACGTAGTTCTGGTAATCCATATGGTGAAAGTGATGATATGTATAATAAATTTTTTGGTCAAATTAATGATAAAGGATATTTAGTATTAGGTAATAGTGCGATAAATCCTGCAAATGGCCAACCATATCCTGCTCATTTAGAATTTGGTTATAATGCACATGGTACAAGAGTTGGTCCTTATAATTATATTAGACCTGCTGTATATAAGGCAGCAGAAAAATATCGTCAAGAATTAAGTCGAGATACTATGTTAGAAGTCCAAAAAATGATTGCTTTACGAAGTGTATATGCTAATGTTTTATCTGCGATACCACCAAATAAAAGCAAAACTGTAAGAGTTGGCGATTTTGAAACATACGATTCAGATTTAGGTCCCGGCTCAACATATACTACACCAACATATGGTAGTCAATATAGTATGCCTACAACATATCCAAAGAGTTTTTAAAATGAAAACAAGAAATGAAGTAATTTATTCAGTTCGTGAAATTATTGGAGATGAAACTCCAGAAGGGTTTTTTACTATTTTAGATGATGGTACAAAGGTTCCAAATTATCTATTTAAAGATGGTAAAAGTATATATCCAGAAATTAGAATATCTCCATTTATTGATAATCAAGAAAGAACTATGTTGGAATCTAAATTATGTAGTGCATGGAGAAACTTTAAGGATATTTATAAAGGTAAATTTCAAATTGATATTTTTTCTACCAATATACCTCAATTAAATAAAATCTGTAGAGAGATTGAAACTCGTATAAAAGATTTTACAGATGTTGAGGCAATTTTATACGATTATACACCAGATTTTGTTCAAATTGGTGATTATTATAAAAATACTATATATGATAAAGAAAATTTTAATATTGGTTGGTTAAGTATTGATGGAATTATGTTAAAATCAGTATCTAATATAGATGAGTTAGTTGAAAATTCATGGTTTATTAGTAATGATGGTTTATATGTCAAAACTGACTTAGATATTACAAAGTTAAAAGTATTATGTATATATGGTGGAAGATTCTTTAATAATCATGACAGCTTATATCGTCGTGGAATATTTTCTTTAAGAATTTCAAATACACAAAATTTAAGTGCATTAGAAAATAATGAAGTAGAAAGAATTATTATAGAAATAGATATTATATATGGATTAGATAGACCTCGTAAAGATGGTCCTTTAGTTGATAATATAAATATAGGTGCTAAAGATGGCTAGACAAAAAAAAGAAGAAAATAAAGATAATGAAATTAATACTACTTCTCCTACTATCAAAAAACAAGAAGAAGTTAAGAAAGTAGAAAAAGTTAAAACTACTAATGAACCTAAATATCCAGCTAAAAAATTAGCTGATGAAATAGGTATACATAGATTTGACTTTGATACAATTTCAAAATTAAAAAATATAAAATATGATGATTTAATAACTAAATCAGAGTTAGTAGAATTATATAATAAAATACTAAGAAGATGAAAATATGGTAAAAGGAATTCCTTATATTAGAATAAAAACTAGTAGCGATAAAGCATACGATAAACCAGACCATACCTATTTATGGGGAACTATTGTAGAGTCTACAAGAGGTCCTGTTAATACTCCAACTTTTGTGGAAAGTAAAGAACATGCTAAACAATTATTTGGTGTTAACTTAGACCCATTCTTTGACAATGGTGGTCGTGGATTAATGGTTATTCGTGCTGGTATTGAAGATGAAACTCGTAAAATTACTAAAGGAAGTTTAGATTTACAAGCTAAAATGGACTATTCAATGGTAATGGAAGATGGTGCGGAATCTACAGCTGTAAGTAAGACAGCAGAAACAATTATAAAATTAGAAAATAATAATCCGGGTAGTAATAAAACAACAGTAACATTTACTACATATCCTCGTGGTGGATACTCTATCAAAATATCAACCGATAATTTTGTCACCATTAATATACAAGGTGCTAAAACATTACAAAAATTAGTTGATACAATTAATAAAAAATCTTACACACTTACTGCTACATTAACTGAAAGTGGTAAAATTTTTGATAGATTAATGACAGGTAAAACCAATCCTGACGGAGAACCAACTCAAAAAGGTCAAATTACATCTATTACTAAAGATGGTAATAAAATTATTGATATCTTAGAACCAGCAGCTACTTTTGCTGGAACAGATGGTATATATGATACTGTTAATGATTGTATACCTAATAATACTGAACCTTATTATGCTTTACAAGCTCATACTAATGCTTTAGAATTATTTGATAACATCAGAGTAGCTGGTGTATTTTGTATAAGACCAGAATCAGATATTCAAAATGCTTACATATATCATTCAGCAAAAATGAGTACTGATGATGTATGTAGATGGAGATATGCTGTTATTGGCGCTAATGATGCAGATATATCAACTGTTGATGAAAACTTAAATCCTAGCATTGAAGGTTTATTAAGTAGAGCATTATTATGTGATAGTCAATATATTATATATATTGGACAAGGTGCTTATGATTATGATGGTAATTATATCCCTGCATATAAAATGCCGATGTATTGGGCTGGATTAAGAAGTAAATTATCTTATGGTATTTCTATGTTTGGTGGAGATACAGAAAAGGTTTTATATAGCTATTCATATGATGAAAATGAAAATAAACCTTTATATGATGTTGCTCCATTATTAAAAGGAGAAACTACTGTTCCTTTCGAACCAGATACATATGTGGCATTAAATGAAGGCGGAGTTGTAACTTTGAAGAAAGAATATGACACCGTCACTTTTAGAGAAGGTGTTACTACAATGCAAACTGGTAACGATTATGGTACAGAAGAATCTGTAGTAAATATCGTTAAATATGCTCTTGACCAAACATACGATGTATGTTATTCATATCAAGGTAAAAATTTAGTTAGCTCATTAAAAGCATCTCTTGAAGAAGCTATTAAAGTAAAATTAAATGATATGCAAACATTTGACCAAACTTTAGTTGATGTTGAATCAGATAGTATTAAAGCTTATGATGTTAGTGTTATCGTAACCCCTAGAGCAGGTCAAAAAGTTGGTAAAATATATGTTAATCTTAAGATTACTCCAGTATATGCTTTAAGACAAATTGAAGCAAGTGTAATCGTACAATAAGGAGGAATAGAAAATGGCTAACCCAGTATATTTTGAAACAGGATATATAGTAATTGGTTCTAAACAATTTAGAGTACAAGAAATTACTGTTAACGCAACTAGAGATTTAAATCCATATTATGTTAGTGATTCAAAAGAACCATTAAGTATAAGAGCAGGTCGTAAGAAAATTGAATTCACTTGTAAAAGAGCATTTTCAGATGCTATCTTAGCAAAAATGTATGAATACGATTGTGAATTTACTATGATTTTATTTAATGCAGACCCTGATACAGACCAAAAATTAATGACATTAAATAAATGTAGACTTTCTCAAGATAACATTGGGCCTATTAATGGTCAAGATGTTGTTATGGAAGATATTCAAGGTCAAGCAGGAAGTAGAAGTTTAGATTTCGATGAAATCAACGCTGCTGTAGCTGCTGCTTGTAACTTATCTAGTAATAGTTAAGAAGGAGATTTTATTCTCCTTATATTTTTTTTATAAAAATTTTTTTTATTTATATAGTACATAATTAAATATTATATTAACGATTAATTTCGAGGTTAAAAAATGGTAGATAAAATATTTGATAAATCAAATCTTAATGAAAAAAGCGAAGATGAAAATAAAGATATTTTCGATGATGTAGCAACTGCGGATGAACAAATAAATACTAATGCAACTGCGGATGAAATACTTAAGCAAATGCAAGACGAAGTAGATAAAAAATCTAAACAAAGAAAACAAAAACGTTTAGATGAATATAAATCAGTTGCGGCAACAAAATCTGCATTATTTTCAAGAACTGGTAAATTAATAGATATACCTATACCTATTAATGATGATGAAATAATGATTTTTAAAGTTAGAAGATTATCTGAAGCTGATAATTCTGATATTCTCGACCGTTCATTAGCTGTTAAAAGTTTAGAAAATATGACTGCTGAAGAATTAGAAGAATCAAATGAATATAATTTTAGATTATTAGAAAAAGCAGTTGTTGAGCCTAAAATGACCGCAACTGATTGGAAGCGTGTTGATACTGCATTAATGAGAGAATTGGTTACAAAAATTAGTGATGTATTAAGCAATGTTGATGATACTGTATTATATGAAGATTTTAGAAAAAAGTAAGGGAAGATAGCGAATTTCAAATGGATTATTTCTTATGTAGAATATTAGGAAAAACTCCGGGTCAAATTCGAGAATTGGAACTTCGAGGTTTATTAACACCAGAGCAAAAAATATTCCTTATAGCAGGAATGGAGTATGAATTTGAATTATCTGGCGAACGAGGACCTATGTTCTTTTTGTAAATATTAAAGCCAAGCAATTAGTAGTTGCTTGGCTTTTTTTTTAAAAATTTTATTATTTATATACAACAAAAAATAGATATTTATTTAATTTTAAAGAGGTTTAAAAAATGCCATATGCAATGTCAACAAGTGACCAAATTATTAATTTTGCTTTTAGAAGTACAAATCAAATGGGAGGAACATTATTAGCTGTTCAATCTGGGCTAAATTCATTAACAGCTGTAGCAGGTTCTGTAGGTAGAGGATTATCAGATGCGATGAGTTTAACGCAATCAGCAGCGTTAGCTATTGGAACAATTTCAGTTATGGCTTTTGGGCAAGCAGTTAATGCTGCCGGAGAATATGAAGCTAAAATGGCACAAGTACAGGCTATTTCTGGACAAAGTGCTGCGGAAGTTGCTCAATTAGGAAATTCTGCTCAACAATTATCTGTTAAATACGGTATGTCACTTGATAATGTTACTAATGGTTTAATTACTTTAGGTCGTGCTGGTATTAATAATGCAGCTACTCAATCAGGAGTATTGGAAGAAGGATTTAAAATGGCAAAACTTGAAGGTATAGACCTCAATACAGCATTAGAAGATTTAATTACAACAACTAACTTATTAAGCCAAACTAATGTTGATATGAATTCACCTGAATATATAACTCAAGTTAAAGAAATGAACACTAAACTTCTTACCGCATCTCAAGTTGCTCCAATTGATGTTAATGATGTAATAGAATCATTACAATATTCAGGAGGTTCAGCTGCGGCATCTCATATGGATACAGATAATTTATTAGCTACCATATCAGCTATGGGAGCTAGAGGTACTAAAGGTTCGTTAGCGGGTACTGCATTACGTAATTTTATGACTAGAGATATTACTTCTACTGGTAAAAATGCTTTAGAAAGTATTGGTATAACACCAGATGATTTTTGGAAAGCTGGTGGTAATCAAATGCGAAACATATCTGAATTAAAGCAAATCATTGATGAGAGAATGCAAACATTGGGTATGTCTAGACAAGAGCAATTATCATTTTGGTCTAAGTTTGCAGGACAAAAAATGGCAAACCAATTAATGAAAATTGACCCATCTGAAGTTGAAAAATATCAAGAACAAATAGAAAAAGGTGCTGATGTTGAAAATGAAATGAATACCATTTTAACATCAACTAAAGAATTGTGGAATGAAATAACAGCTGCTGGTGAAAATTTTGTTGTTAATGTTGGTTCTAAAATACTAGCTGTTGTAAATCCTATATTCCAAGTAGTTAAAGGTATTGTTAGTGGAATAGGTAGTATACCATATTTAAATGATATTTTAGGCGTATTAGGAGCTGGTGGATTATTAGTAGGTGTTAGTGCTGGTGCTATGGCTTTATTTAACGTATTAGGTCCTAGTATAGCGTCATTAGTTAGACGTTTCAGAGAAGGGGAAAGTTGGACAAGTAAAATTAAAAATGAAGTTTTATCAATTAAAGACACTTGGAATGCAATGAAAAATCCAGCAGCATTTCAAGAAGGTGCTATAAGTTTAAATGACGCAGAAAGACAACAAATACTACAGGAAGCAGCTCGTAGACGATATGGTCAGTACGGATATCCACAAACTATTCAAGATAAAATGTGGGCAAAGGATGATGCTATTAGTAAAGGCCATGCTGTAAAAGAAATGTTTTATGTACCAATAGAAGAAAGAGATAAAAATAAACATTATGTCAAGCCTACTGATGAATTAATTAGTATGATTATTGGTGAAAAATATGAATCATCAAAAGATTTAGTTTCAATTGGTTCTAATAAGAATAATTTAAATACAAAAAATCAACCACCATCAGGTACAAATGAAGCCGAAGATAGAGCTAATCGAAATGATAGGGTAAAAAATATCAACGATAATCTTATTAAAATAGTATCTAATATGTCAGACTTTATGAAAACTTGTAATGATGGTATTAATGGTATATCAACTTCAATAACAGATAATATAAGTATTAGTAATGGTCATCTTAAAGAAATTGAAGCAAAATTAACATCAATATCTAAAGTTGGCGAAAAAATTAGTACTGCTAATAAATATTTAAATAATATTAATGAAAAAATTAAAAAATTAACCACTACTTTAGATAAAATCAATAAAAGAGAAGATACAACAAATAATGACCAAAAAGCAGAAATGGTTATTACACCTAATTCTGATAAAACAAATATTACTGTGGGTATAAATTTTAATAAAGAGGAAATTAATAATCTTAAGAAACAAATAGGTAAGCTAGAAATAGTACCTAAAATCAAAATTAATGAAAAAGATTTTCAATCTCAAGTTAATTCTTTGAAGTTAAAAACTAATGTTATACTAAATACGGATAAAAATGATATTGAAAAGAAAATAGAAAATATAAACAGTAATGTTGTTTTAAATATTAAAAATCTCAAGGAAATTGAACACATTACAATAACACCAAAAATTAATATAAAATATCTACAGGAAGAATTAAGTAAAGCTAGTATGTCTGTAGAGTCGAAAGGTAATAATATTAATCCTATTGATTCTAAATCTATGTCTTCTGGTATTAAAGAAGGTATAGCATCATCTATAGATAATATATCTACCAGTATATATAATGGTATAAAAAAATCTGAAATAGAACTTATAGATATTATTAAGAAAGGAATAAATGCTCATATTTCTGATAAAAATAGAATCGAATCCCAAGCTCGACAAAGAATTATTGAAGAACGTAATGGAAGAGAGGGGCTAGCGGGATTAAGAGAGGAACTTAGTTCTAACAACACCAATACAAATGTAAACGATGGTAGTATAGAAAATCTTATTCAACAAAATCGTACTGCAAAAGGGTCTTTAAACCCACAAAATAATAACGAATTAGTAACAGAAGCTCATACTGTAATACCTAATAGTGATGAAGATACTTTTTATAATAAGGAAAAAACCGTTCGTGAAAAAAGAGCTGAAGAAAGAGAAAGACAAAGAAGAGAGGAAAATAGATTAAACTCTTTGTCTATGGCATTAGTAGTTGCTGAACAAAAAGAACAGCAAAGACAATTATTACTATCTCAAAATAATCAAAACCAAAATAATCAAAACCAAAATGAGCCGGAACCAATTTTTAATAAAATGTATGGGCGTGATTTACGAAATGCACACGTACAAAAAACTAAATTATATGAAGATGACCCACAAGGTTTAAATTATGAATTATTAAATCAAGAACGTAAACAAGAACGTAAATTATCTCAAAATACTACATCTAAATTTGCTAATTTTAGTGGAGAAGGTTCTGCACTATCATATGTAAATCATAAATTTGCACAAAATAAAAATACACAAATTGGTGAATCTGATTTTGTTAAACATCTTACGAGTCCTTTTGATATTGATTTTGGTTTTATGACTAATAATCAAACCCCTTTAGCTCAAATACCAAGACCATCAAGTGTAGAGGCAAGATTTGCAGATTTTAATAAAATAGATTTACAAGAATATATGAATCGTAGTGTATTCCCTAAATCATTGGGTAGATTTGTAGACACACCTTCACCACCTACCCATTCATCTAATGCATCTTATGTTTATGAAGATGGTCGGATGAAAAAAATTATACATCCAAATGAAAGCGACACTCTTATCAATGATAATACTGTACCTTCAGCATTAAAGTTTAATATTCCATTTAAATCAGATATCGGAAATGGTATGCAATCTTTAGATTCATTAGCTACACATCCTATAGATGAAAATATACAATTTCCATATACTGATTTTTTCTATAATCTCTTACAACGCTTTGAAGATAAAAGAAGAAAAGAACTTAAACAAGTTGCGATAAATAAAGATAAAAGAAGAAAAGAACTTAAACAAGTTGCGATAAATAAAATTAAAAACAGTCGAAAAGAGAATCCTTCAGTATTAAAATTTAGTATTCCATTTAAATCAGCTATTGGAAGTGGTATGAAATCTTTAGATTCATTAGCTACATATCCTATAGATGAAAGTATACAATTTCCATATACTGTTGGAGCGGGTATGAATAGTTTACCATCATATCAACCTCGTATTAAAGTGGTTAATGATATATCAAAATATAAAGAAATTGGTAGACATAGATATTATCAAGAACAACATCAAAAAGCTATTGATGTAGCTTCTATGACATCTCATGCTGAACCTCGTGATTATATATCTCCACAAGAAAGAAGAAAACTAAATATACGTACAAGTAATACATTAACTTCACTATGGACAGAAGGATTAGGTGCGTATATGTCATCACCAACTGGTACAGAGCGAGTATTAAATAATGTATTAGATGCAAGGTTACGAGCATCCAGTAGTCCAAATGTAAAAGAAATACGAGAATCAGAAGATAGAATCAAATTGTTTAAAAATAAAATGAAAAAACAATTAGAAGCAAAACTTGCCTTAGAAAGGAAAAAGATTAATCTTATTAAATCTGAAGAATTGGAGATTCAAAATAGGATTAATATGTTAGGTTATGGAAATACTAAGCAATTTACTTTACAAAAACCACAACTTGCCTTACCCGCTCCAATGCCTCAAAATATGACCGTTTTAAGTCCTCCACAAGAGGGGTCAAATTTCCATTATCTTGATACACGAACCAAAGAAGAAATTGGTAAAGAAATTTCACAAGGAGTTAAATGGGCATTTGATAATAATATTAATTTAAATAAATTTGCAAGTAATAAAAAATCTCCTATGCGGGTGTATCAAATTTCTGAAGCCCCACAACCGGTAACTACAAATAATATTGTAGCAGGAGCTACGCCAAACTTACCAACGGTTCCTATAACATCTAGTAGTTGGTTTAATGATTCTGAAGTAAATAATTTAGAGAATATAAAACATAAACTTCAAAGGGCTAATATTACAAACACAAATAAACTTGGGCATATTAGCGGAGATACTCTTACAAGATTAAATACTGAATCATATCGTACCAATACCAATATTGTATCAGATGATATTTTTGGTCCAGTATTACCTATACAATCTAAAGAACCAATAATTCCAAATAATATTAATACAGCAACTCAACATAGAAAAGAAAATGAAGATAATCGTAAACGACAACAACGGTTATCAAATATAGAAAACAGTACAAATGAATCATCTATACTTGATTATATCCAATGGAAACAAGAACAAAAAGATATAAAAGAACAGGATATTAATAACCAAATCAATACAACTATGGGATATAATGTTAATGACTATCAAGCTTATATCGATATGGCACAAAATTTACCAGATGAGAATGGAGTTTTATATGGAAGTAAAGATAAAACAATACAAGGTGGTCAATTAGTAACTCCACAATATAGTAGTACAATCGATATTATTAATGAGAAAAATCAAAAACAAATAGACAGAGATAAAAGACAAAAGGAAAGAAAAGAAAGAAGAGCTAGACAAGAAGCAAGAGAGAAAGAGATTCATGATAAAGGTTATAAATTACCAAAAGATGGTGGTACTAAAGCAAGTCGTTTTGCTCATAACTATGTAAAATCTATGGAAAATGGTTTTAAACGTATTAAAAAAATGAATTTTAAATCAATTGAAAAGAGTTTTAAGAAAATTCAAAAACTAGGAGCTAAAGCATTTAATAAAGTAACGAATGGTTTAATGAATGTTGCAATGGTTGCAGCTCCACAATTTGCTGACCAAATTTTCTTACTACAAGCTGGTATGGAATTAGCTGGTGGTGTAATGGAAGTTCTTAATTTACTTAGAGATGAAGAAATTATGGAAATTATTATGACCGATATTGCTGTAGGAGCATTAACAGTTGAATTAGGTGCATTAATTTTACCTATAATAGCTGTAATAGCTGTAGTTGCTTTATTAGTTAAATCATTTGATGATTCTGCTAAGAAAAATAAAGAAAATGCAGATAAATTTAGTAAACAATATGATAAGCATTTTGAAAAATATAATTATTATAAAAAACAATTAAAAAGCACAACAACAGCACATGATGAATATGCAGCTAAAATGAAACAAGAAGAGTCTATGATGAAAGCTGCAAGTTCTCAATATGCTTACTATTCAAATAAAGTTGCTGAAGATAATTCAAATGATGTTTTAGGACAATATGGTGTAAGAGGTCAAGCAATAGCTGCATTTGGAATGTATGACTTTTCCGATTTAGATAAAGAAACAGCAGATACTAGTGGTAGTATTAGAAGTGTTAAACAAGAAGGATTAGGTAATCAGTTCTGGAATGACTTGTTTCCACAAATTGCAGGTCCAGCTAGTGCCGTATATGAAACAATAGACCCAACCGCTGGTTATCAAAAAGATATTCAAAATTATTATGATAAAAATGAAAAAGATTTTAATTTAATGGACCAATATAAACAACCATTATCAACATTATTTAATGTAGAAACTGGTTTATTACCTAAATACGGTAATAGTAAGGAAGCTGTAAGAGCTAGTAAAGAATATCAAGACGCTATGAAGTTAGTTACTGATAAAACACATATGACATCTGAACAAGTTGAAGATTATTTAGATTGGATGGAAGGTAATCAAGTAGTACAACAAACTAAACAAAATATGCAATCAACTACAGACCAACATATGAATGCAGTTAGGGCTACAGTAGATGCTGCATGGACTGGCGAACCGATAGATACTTCTCGTCTTAAAGGTATGACAGAAATTCAAAAGAAAATGATAACATATGAAGCCACAAAAATTGCCAAAGAAGAATGGAAAGAATTAATTATGGCTAAAATATTATTAAATATTAAAAAAGGTGTAGATTGGATACATCTCATCTGTACTGCCCTTAAGGATATACCGGGAACTATTGCTGGTACTAATAAAGATTTTAACAAAGGATGGAAAACAATACAAGGAGATTATAAAGCATTAGAAGCAATTGATAATACTCCGGGATATTCTGATAATCCTTTTGAAGCTATTCCTAACATGGCTCAAGCTAATGTTAATATGGCTGGTGATTATGTTAGAACCGAATTAGCTTCTGGAGATAGCTATGAAGCTGCAAAATCTGAAACAGAATCTAAAGAATCAGCTCCGGGAGTTACTCCGGGTGGGTTAGCTAATTTAAAAGCAAAAGAAACAGCTGCTGCATCAACACAAAATTCTGTTGGAGCTGGTGCTACATCAGCTGGAGCAGCTGCTGCAACTAATTCAGCTGGAGCTGGTGCTACATCATCTGGTGCTAGTAGTAAATCTAAAGATTCTAAAGCATCAAAACCTAAAAAACCAAAAACCCCAATAGAATATATTAAAACAGATGTATCTAAAATTAGACTTAGTGCAGCTAGAATTGCAAATTCTATAACTGGAGTAGCTGCACCATTAGGTTTTGTAGCAAATCAATTTTTACCTAAAAAATTACCAAATAGTAAAGTTAGTAATCCAAAACATGCTGGAGCTAAAATGGTATTAACTAGAGGTTCTATAAATAATGCCGGTAACAGAATAGACCCTTTAAGTAGAATAAATACAAACGTAGGTAAGATAAGAATTAGTGAAGCTCGTTTAGCTAATTATTTAGTTCCTAAAAATCAAAAAAATAATCCAATTAAACAGTTAATTACTAATACATATAAAATCAGAGTTAGTGCATCTCGTATTGCAGATGTAGTAGCACCTGTAAAAGGTAAAGGTAAAGGTAAGGGTAAAGATAATAAGCCAAAAGGTGGCGGAGCTACAATAGAAATTAGTGGTGATTGGTATGTTAATACTACTGGTGACCCAGATGACCTTAAATCTCAAATGATGCAAATATTTGAAGAAATAAGTGATAGAATTAATCCTAAAGTTGTATCACAAATATCTGGTACACCACCAGCTTCTAGTAGCTCAAGTACAACAACAGATTCTAGTACAACTAATAATGCAAATTCTAATACAGCAACTACAACAGATGGTAGCAATAGTGGTACTAGCAGTAGTGGAAAAGATAGTTCAAAAAAATAATGAGGTAATAAAATGGGAAGTAGTGACTCAAGCGATGTAGATTCTGAAGCAACAACAGATAGCTCAACAGATGGTTCTCTTAGCGATGAAACTGGTTCAACAGACTCAACAGACTCAACCGAAGAAGAAGAAAAACCTTTTGTTATATTAGGAATTAAATCGACTGAAGGAAATGTTGATGATAGTGTTCCAGAAAAATATAAAAAATTATGGCAAAATTGGAGTAAACAAAGAGGTTTATTAAAAATAAAACCAAAAATGCAATTTGCTTATAATACTAAAGGTGAAGGTAATAAAAAATACGACCAAGATTTAATTGAAAAAACAAGTGTTAATTATCTTAATGCAGATAATATTACACAACCTGTAACTCAAATTGTACCTATTCAAAATGTTAAAACAACACCACATTTAACAGGTTTTTCATTTTTTGATTCTAGTGATGGTAATTATGGAATTGAAAAAGCAACAACTGAACATATGACCGTAGAATTTGAAGTTATGTTTAGTGAACTTATGCTATATTATTATAACTATAAAAATTATGCAAAAACATATGGTGGGTCACAATGGATGGGGCTTCAAAAATTAAGCGCCGTTACTGACTCAACTCTTGTTAATATCGATAAAAGAGAAGAGGCAGACGCATTTGTTAAAGTACGTGAAAGTTTTTTACAGGAATATTCAGGATGGGCTTGTACTTTTACATCTAGTAATTTTGGTAGTTTTGATGGAGTTATAACTGAATTAAGTTATGATATAGAAGAAGGGGAAACAGATGCTAAATATAGTGTTAAAATTGAAGAAGTAGTTGTGCCAACAGATACTACAACAAGTTCTGAAACTGGTAAAAGTAATGCTATTTATGGATATAGTGCAAGTTATTTTGCTAAAAATGGTGTTAATAATAATACAGCACATAATTTAAAAGTAGATAGTGGATATTCTAATTCAGGTAATTCATCTGCTATAACCCAAACATCAAGTAGTAGCGCATCTATTAACCAAAGCGAGGCGAATAATTAATGCCAAAAGCATCATCTAAAGACAATACTGGAGATTCAAAATCTGATGACTCTAAAACTAAAACATCAACCAATAATGGAAATGATGATAGCGATAACGGTAAATCAAAGTTATATTGTGAAAAATTAACTGTTAAAACAGCTTCAGATAATAAAACACATGGATATTTCACAAAATTTTATTTAACATATGATGTTAATAATTCTGTCGCACCTGCTAGTTTAATATGTGGGCATATTAGTGATGATGTAATTAAATATTGGGCTAACAATAATGACTATGTTACAGTATATAGTGGATATAAAGATGATGATAAACCAACTGAAGTGTTTTATGGAAAAGTTACACATGTTAGACAAAGAGGATATCAATTAGAGCTTCAATTAGACAATATTGGACGAAGGTTTAAACAAAAAATACCAGAAGAATTTAGAAGTTCATATATATTTAATCAAAATGTTAGAGATGCTTTTCAAGCTATTTGTGAATTTATTGGCGTTCATTTTGTGTGTCCACCTCATGTAGACTTAGATGACCAAAATGCTTCAAGTTCAACTGATGCAAATTCTGCTAATCAAAATATTAGTACAGAAAATGGAGTAGCATCTTCAAATGCAAAAAGTGCTGGTAAACAAGGTTCAAGTACAGGCTCAACTGTAGGTGCAGTTGCTGGTGCAGCTGTAGGTGCAGTTGCTGGAGGATTTAGTACAGGTACTGTACAAGGTGCTGTAGCTGGAGCTAAACAAGGAGCCAATACTGGGTCAGCTGCTGGAAGTGCAATAGGTGGCGCTGTAGGTACAGCAGCTGCTAATGCAGTTAATGCAGCTACTGGAGCAACAGATGGGACAGGCACAACCGATGAAGAACCAACAGAACAAATAGGATATCAAGGTATTGAATTTGATAGCACAGGAGCTATTTGTAAATCAGGAAAAAAGATAGAAGAAAATCCTGATATCATTAAAGCAACTGAAGCATTAACAGATTTACCTTTTGATTTATATGTAAAAGCTTATGAAGAATATTTAGAAAAGAAAAAAGAAGCCGAAGAAGCTGCTAAAAAAGCAGCATCAAGTTCTTCATCTGGAACTTCAGGAACATCTTCATCTAGTGGAAGTAGTAAAAGCTCATCAGGAAGTAGTTCAAGTAAATCAAGTAGTAGTTCATCAAATAAACCAAAAACAGTTACAGACCCAAATAATTCATCAATAACATATACGCTTAACGCAAATGGGACAGTTACTAGAAAGGTTAATGGAAGCCCATATTCATGGGGTACTAATGTAACTGTTAAGTCAGTTAATTATGTACCAGCGAATATTAGAAAAAAACTCGGTGGTACTTCTAGCAATACAGAAGCCGCTAAATCTATAATTAGTGATGTTAAAAGTAAAGGTAGTAGTTCAAGTAAATCAGGTACTGGTTCTAATACATCAAATGAGCAAAAATCTACTGATGTTCAACAAAAAAAGAAAAATCCAGAATATCCAACACCTGCTGATATTCATGAAGATTTAATGAAATATCTTAGAGGTGAAACTTTTGAAGAGTTGCATGATGAGATAATGGATTATGATGCAATAACTATAGAACCAAAAACAGCGTCTTCATCATCAACTACATCAACACCAACTACAAATATGGGAACAACTGGTACGACAGGTACTACAGGAACTGGTACGACAGGTACTACTAGCAGTACTGGTAGTTCATCAAGTGGAAGCTCTAAATCAAGTAGTTCATCAAGTGGAAGTTCTAAATCCAAAAATGGTGTTGGGTCATATATTCAAACAGCTGGAAGTGTACAATCTGGTATTAATAATCAGAAAACAGCAAGTAAATCATCTAACAAAGATAAAAGTACTGGTAGTGGTACAAGTGCTAAAAGTAATGCACAAAATGCTTTAAGTACATCTACTGCAAATGCAGCAGCTACAGGAACATCTGGTACAGCTACTGGAGCAAATGCAGGTATGACAGTTGTTGTAAATAGTGATAACATTCAAGGAAAAGACGCTGACCAAAAAAGAATTGATGCTTGTGTATCAGCGTTACAACAAGCAGGATATACTGCTCAAAGTTCAGGTATTGACCCTAACGCACATTGTAGTGATACTAAATCAAACCAAAATTCATATATTGTATGTATTGTTGGTGGAGCTTGTTCAGGAACTTTTAATGATATGTTAAGTAGTGGTTATCAATCAACATTACAAAGTAATAGTGATAAAGTAGGTATAGCTTTTATGTATGCTTATTCTGGAATGACTAATGGATTAAAAGGAGTTAGTTGGCTTCCAAGAGCGCACGATGATACATTTAGCGACCCTAGTTTTACTGGAATGTCTAATCCAGTTCAAACATTACAACAAGGTGGAATCGGATATTGTGAAAGTGGAGATGAAACACAATTTCCACAAGAAGTAGTTAAAATGGTAAGTGGTAGCGCCGGAGCCGCCCAATCAACAGGTGGTGGGTCTTTAATATATAAAGATAAAACATTTGAAGACTGTATTAGAAGAATATGTGAGTCTACTGATTCAGTATTTATTGTTGAATGTAATGCAGCATTTTTATTCCCTTATACAGATTGGATGCAATTATTAAATCAGAAAAAAGGAATAAAGCATATCTACAAAATGGATATGGATACAGACACTTTTGAGTTTAATTACGCTAATGATGGATTCTATAATTCTGTTACTGTAAAATATAAAGGTGGAAGTGTAACAGAAAAATACGAAGATTTAATTAAGATTTACGGCGAGAATAATAAAGAATTTGAAGATGAAGAAATTGATGAAGATACAGCAAGATATAAAGCAAATTCATATCTTGCACAATATGTTAGAGCATACAATAATAAAACACGTTTAAGAGCTTTGCAAAGATATAGATATCTAGGCGGTAATTTTTATACTGTTCAAAATCCATTAACAAATCATAATGAATTCTATTTCCTTAAAGGATTTAGTATGAGAACACAAAAGAAACAACCATTATATATAGATTTAGAGTTAGGTTTTGGTCCTGATAATCCAGAAGATATTGAAGAACCTAATGGTAGTAGTGGTACTGGGGGAACAACTTCAGGTGGAACTAAAGACCAAATTTGTCAAACATTAGCTCAACAAATAAGATATTCATTTGATTATACTTGTGATTGGTCTGATGCTGCTTGCGTATTACAAGAAGGTAAAACTGACTGTTTTGGTATGAGTAATTTATTATATACTCAATTAACAGCTGCTGGGGTACAAGCAAGAGTTATTGAATACGCATCATCAGCTGCACCTAGTGGTAGACACAGAAGTGTACAAACTAATGAAGGTGGAACTTGGACTGATATCGATTATAGAAGTTATGGATTTGATACTAATTTTGTAAATATGAAAACTAAATCTGGCTGTCGAGTTTTAAATGGTGGTGGCAAATAATGTTTGTCGAAAGAGTAAAAGTACGAACACTTGATGATAATAAAACTCATGGTTATTTTAGCGAAATTGAAGTAGATATAGATAATGATGTACCTGTTGGTATTGCTAAACTTACTTGTGGTTATAGTGAAGATGTCCGTAAATATTGGGATACAACGGAGTCACCTGTTATATTAGATATTGGTATTGATGGTAAGAAACATAATTCTTTTATTGGTAGAGTTGAAAAAGTAACACAGAAAGGATATAGTTTAACAGTTTATCTACAAAATGCTGGTTGGAAATTTAAAGCTCATGTACCTAAAGAATTTAGAAAAACTTTTGTTGCTGGTCAAAAAGTAACAGATACTTTTCAAGCAATTTGCGAAGCATGGGGTTTACAGTTTTGTTACTCAATTGAAGAGTTAAATGACTATTCATTTGCAACTGATGGATATTCAGTTCAAAAAGGTGGACAAACATTAGAAGAAGTTCCAAACGAAATAGATGAAATAACTGGTGTAGCAGATGCTAAAGCACAGATGAGTCAAACAAATAATAACAACTCTAATCTTAACAATAATGTTCTTACTGGAGCTAATGCTGATGATTCTAAAAGTGTAACAGATAATAGTAGTATTAATAATAAACCTGCTGATAATACAGCTAGTGGGCAATCTAGTTCCAATAATCAAAAATTTACTCAACAATCAAATAAAAACAGTAGTGGTACTACTGGTACTACTGGTACTACTGGTACTACTGGAAGTAATACTCAACAAAATAGTCAAGCTCAACAAGAATCTGATAAAGAAGATTTAGAAAAAAAGGTTAAAAAATATAAAAAAGATTTTGAAGCTAAAATTAAAAAATTAATTCAAGGAGATTATATCTATCAAGATAGTGATGTTGTAAGTTCAGTATTTGATTATGATGCTATAAGTGTTGTTCCTAAAGCTGTAACAGAAACTACCTCTACTAGTACACCAACAACCGTTGCTAGTGGTACAGGAACAACTGGTACTACAGGTGCAAGTACAAGTGGAACTAATGGTACTGCTGGTACAAATAATCAACAATCAACTGGAAGTAATTCTAATAGTCAGAAATCAAATCAACAATCAAATTCAAGCACTACACAAACTACTGGAGGCACTAATTCTGGTGGTAGTTTTCCGGGAGCAGGTATACAATCACCTACTACCGAAACTATAACCGTTACTGGACAACGTTCTTGTTATTGTTGTCATTGTAGTGGTACTGTAACAAATACGTTTTATAACTATTGCCAACAATGTGGTAAGATTGGAACAATGTCTGATAACCCTAAAGGAACAGCAGAACATGAAATAACATGTGATACTGCAAAAGGTGGATGTGGAGCAGATTATTGTGTATGTTGTGGTGGTTGTAAACAAAGCCCAACAAGCTGTTCTAATTCAGCTATGGCACTTATACCAGCTGGAACTGGAGCAGTATCTAAAACTAGTGGTGGAAGTACATATGTGAAAATACCTGATAAAACATTTTGGGGATTAATGACACAAATTTGCGGAGCTACAGATAGTTTATTTATTGTTGCTAATAATTGTGTATATTTATTACAATATCGTGATTTATATAATTATGCAGACCAATACTCAAAAAATATTAATACAATTGAAAAAAAATACATTCAAAGAGATGGGCTTGTTGAAACATGGCCAGCAACAGGGTTCTACAATACAGTTGTTGTTAATGGTATAAAGGTTGCATATCAAGAATTAGTTGATTTATATGGTGAATCAATTTATCATTATGATTTAACAGAAGCTAAAACAAAAGAAGATGGGACTGCTAATAATGTAGGACAATCAACTCCTACCACTACAACTGTTGATAATTCTAAATCATCAAGTAGTAAGGATTCATCTCAAAAAAGTTCTAGTAGTAAATCATCATCTTCAGATAAAGATGAAGATTATTCAAAAAATAAAATAAGTGATACTGCTAAAGCTATTGCGCTATTATCTCAACATATACGAGATTATGGTATGGGGTTAAAATTAAGAACTTTACATAATGCTGGAATTACTCCGGGTTCTTTTGTTAAGGTAGATAATCCTCTTAAATTAGCTACAACACAGTCTAAAACTACAGATACAAGTTCATCTTCAACAACAAATTCAACAACAAATTCAACAACAAAAACAATAGCTAAAAAAGCATCTGATTCAAATAAAAAAATAAACTCAAATAATAAAACAGATTCTAGCAAAGATGATGACGATATAAAAACAACTAAAAATCTTGAACAATATTTTGTTCAAGGTTATACTATAAAATGGAGTAAAAAAGATAATTTAACTATGGATGTTGAGCTTAAATATGGTCCAGATACACCTGATGACCCAATTAATGCTACAATCACTATTGGTGGAGGTAGTGGTGGAACAGTTGGAAATACTTGTAATTTAACAGATTATGGACCTTGTACTAACGGACATAATGAAACGATGCAACCGGGTGATATGAGTGTTAATAATAATCAAAAAATTAGTCCAGAAGGAGCTTTAGGAAATCCAACTGCTAATGATTATTGCCAAATCGGAAGTGCAAATACCGTTTATGGACAAGCTGTTCAAGGAATGACTCCGCAAGAAGTATATTACTTATTAACACAAAATCATCCATATTCATGCTATCCTGACTCCATCTATCCCGGAGGTTGTAGTGATGCATTTAATGCTGGTGGATTAAACTGTGGAGATATGTCACGTTTATTAAAATGTTGTATGGATGTAATAGGAGTACCATGTTATATTATACACGTACCGGGTCATTTTTATTGTGGTATATGCGTTAATGGAACATGGCAAACAATGGATGGGACAAGAAAGAATGGACATCATGGAGCTGCCGATGATACAAATACATGTCATTTTTCAGCAGCAAATCCACATAGTACAAGTTTAGGTTATACAAGCAGTAATGTTTAGAGGTGAAGTATGGATAATAAACCATTTTTTAGACCAACAGACGCAAGTTTTAGAAAAAGCGTTGCTGTTGTGTCAGGAAGTAAAACAGCAGGAGCAAAAATTCAAGATTTAGAAGATGACGATAAAATTCTAAAAGAAGTTCAAGGATATGTAGAAAGAATTAACATGTCCCAAGTTCAATCAAATGGTTGGATTTGTCGTAGTGATGATGGGGTAAAGTATAATTGTTCTATATCATCAGAACTTTATACAGTACCTGAAGGTACAACAAAAAAAGGATATTTATATCCTAAAAAAAAGATGAGAGTTACTATATCAGTTAATCCTGTTAAAAGAAAATATACTATTACAGAAATTACTGATGGATTTTCAAATATCAAAAATTGGGTCAAAGAGGATACTATTACCCTAGCTCATAATAATGCGGCTGTACAAGTTAGTAGTGATTCGACAAAAATAGCATATAATGATGCTACAAATGATAAGAAAGAAAATAGTGTTAGTGTAGATGCTAATGGTGTTAGTGTTAACGGTGATGTTAAGGTTAATGGCAAAAAGGTTGAAGATATACTTAAAGCTACTATGCAAGATTATTTACAATTAGAAGCAGGTAATTCACTCTACACACAATGTGGTAATAAAATAATGATTGAGCAGTCTTATAATATCGCTAACCTAACGCTTAGAGATTTCGAAATTGATATTGCAAAATCAGGTAAGCGTATATGTCATATATACGATGAAGATATGTGGCCAGCAACTAGTAAGTCTTACTTAGCTTTATCTGATAGTCTTCAAACTTCTGATATTCTAAAAGTTAATACAAGTGGTGATATTTATCTATATACTTCTGGAGAAGAAGGACATAGAGTATTTAATACTTCTGTTACATGGGTAACTAATTTATCAGATAGGAAAAATGTTATTGAGTTTGGTGGGTCTGCTAGCTGTACATGCAACTGTCATCAAGCTGGAGAAGTAGTAAATACTGTTGCTTTAAATTATTGTCCTATGTGTAAAACATTTGGTCATTTAGTACAAATTGAAAATAAAATTAAATGCGAATCATGTAATTCAGAATTTTGCGGTGTATGCGGTAGAAATCTTAAAAAAGAATGTGATACAGATAAAAAACTAAAAGGAGATGCTAGTACTATTACAGCAAAAGGTGAAGCTACCTGTAAATGCTGTGATGGCAAAAAAATAGTAGAAAAACGATATATGAACTATTGTCCAAAATGTAAAAAATGGAATACTTTATCAGAAAATAAAAGAGATGATGATAAAACTGATATTAAATGTTCTGGTTGTAGTTCTACATATTGTATATATTGTGGAGCATTAAATACAAATGAAACTACTTGTAAAAAACAAGAAACAAGATTAATATATATTGGAAGAATAGAATGAGGAATATAAAATGGTAATAACGAATACAATGACTGCTTCAGAAATTAATGAGCAAATATGGAATTTATATATACAATATGGATTAGTAAATAGAAAATTTACAAAGGGAAGACTTGGACTTTTAACATCTGCAATATCTACAGAATTAGGTGTTATTATGTCTATATTAAATTCGTACGCATCTCAATTTAGTATAGATACGGTAACAGATGCTTCGTTATTAGAATCAATGATTAAACCCTTTACAATTAGAAGACCAGCAACATATTCTAGAGTATTACTTACATTTACAAGAGCAGATAATTATAATGAATCCGTAAGAATACCACGTGGTTTTGCTGTATCTGATTCAGGAGATAGTACTGTTATATTTAAAACAGCTTCAGATATTTATTTATGGAAAGGAAACAAATCTGCAACAGGTGTTGCTTATTGTGTCAACACAGGTTCTAAATATAATGTTGTTGCAAATAAATTAACTTATTTCAGTAATTCAGAATGGAATACGGTTTTATATGTTAATAATGAAGAACCAGCATTTGGTGGAATGGATGATGAATCACTTGAAAGCGCTAAACAAAGAGCTAATATGTTTAGATATGATAGAGATGGTACTACTGTACATCTTCGTTCATTAATGTATCAATTAGGGCTAAATGTACAACAATATTACATTGAAGAATATGGTATGGGTTATGGAACAATCTTAATTATCTTAGATGTTGATTCAGAATCTGAATTTCAGGATATTCAACAAAAGTTATTATATGATAAAGTAATGGGTGTAAAATATTATTTCGTTAGAGCTAATAGAAGATATGTAAACTTCTATGTTCATTTAAAAACTATTGGCGCTTCTGATTATAGCGAAGCGGAAAAAGAAAATATTTATACAATTGTTCAAAATACAATTCAAAATATTTTTGCTTATTATTTATCTGTTGGTGTAGACTTATCTGTTACTACTTTAGTTACTGAAATTAATACACAATTATCTGGAAATTATAATATATATTCTGTTAGTGTTAGTTTTGATGAAGGAGTAACTATTGAAAAAAATAATAAAATTAAAGTTAGTAAATATGAAAGAGTTTATACTAATAAAATTGTTACTGATATAACCTATATTGGTGAGTAAAATGATATGTAATAGAAATAGAATTCATGACGCAGAATCAACTATAGACGCAGATTCAGATATTAAACCATGTAAGAATAGTTGTTGCGAGGATGACCTTACAACGGATGGAGATATTAGTGATATCTTAACAGACTTACATCCAGAAGGATGGGGGGAAAAAACTGACTTCTCACATTGTGATGGTGATATAACAATTGTTAATGATGAAGAAACATTATGGCAAGCATTGATTGGGGAAATTAAAACTCCTTATGGTGTATTACCTTCAGTAGGGCAATCTGAATATGGCTGTCATATATGGGATTTAATGGGAGATAATATGGACGCATTTTTTTATGAAGAATTTCGTAATGATATCGAAGAAATGTGTAAAGCTTATCCACAAATAAATAAAGTAGTTGATATTGATTTAAGAGTAGGAGATAAGGGTAGTTTATCTGTTGAATTAACGGTAGATTCAATCTATGGTAAATTTACTGGCAAAGAAAGACTGGCATGGACTGGCAGTTTTTAAAATTATATTAAAAAATTTAATTCTTTATATAATACAAAAAATAAAAATTTTCTTAATTAGAAATGAGGTATTATATAATGGAATTAAACAATTTAAAATTTGCTAATTGGTATAGAAATTTCCCAGAATGGTGGAGGCAAGATGCTTTTCTTGACGCTATCGGTGCGATTTTGGGTGAATTAAGTTTTTATTACGCTTATTTATTATTAACTACAAAACTTGAGCAACCAGTTCAAGTATGGTTAGATGCTCAAAGAAATGAAGAAGATTATGTATTAACTAAAAATATCAATATTAATAATGCAAATGAAGATGAAAGAAAATTACCGTACTATTTTTTAACACCAGCACCATTATATAAAACTAAAGGAACAATTGAGTTAATCTTTAATTGTGAAAAATCAATTCAAAATCTTAAAATAATGATTAATGAAACTGATGGATTACAAATTCCATTTAGTATAAAATCAGGAACATTATTAATAGATTTAACTGAAGGTAAAAATTACTTCAATGATGAAGAAGTATCTTTAACAACTATTGGCGAAGGTATTACTTATTTTAAAACATCAAGATATCAAAAAGAGATGACTGGTAACGGTCCTGTTCATAATGAATGCGTTAGATTAACATTACTTAGCGACAATCAAGATGATAATGTTAATATTATTATGACTGTAACGCTAACAAAACCAGTATTTCATGTTGAACAAAACATTAAATTATCTAGTATAGCTTTACTTCCAATATCAGAAGTTAGAATGTATGTCTACTACGAAACACCATTTAATGAAGAGCTAAATGGATGGAGATATGTATTTAAAAAAGAGTATCCAAAAGATAAAATTACTGTTTATGATAGATTAACAAAGCATTTCTACGCTAAAAAATTTTATGTAGAAGTTGGTTTTAGAGGTCTTGATTTTGGATTAACCGTTGGTTTTCCACAAAGATATGATTTAGAAGATACAAGAGATATTTTTTATATTAACACTAATTTAGATAAATGGGGAGATACATACGCATTACCTCGTAGATATTATAAAGATGGTGTTAATGATATTATAGATGAAGATGATTATCCAAACACATTACCTCCATATTATCCATATGATGTAGAACAAGATTATTGGTACGAACGTAGATTAATGAATGAATATGTATGGAATCCAAATGCAGTTAATAATGTATTTGTAAGAGATAGTGAAGATAACAATGTTATATTTTTAGAAAGTATTGACCCATATGTTGAAGACTTAGTTATCGAAACAGGAAGTAAATTACCAACTGTTGATGATACACGTGAAATTAAAGGTATAATGCCTGTTAATGTATTCCAACAATCTACTGCTAGTGCGAATAAGCAAGTTAAGTTTGAAGAAATTGAAAATTTACTATCAGAGGATAATAACTATACATCGGTATCATTAAGTAAATTATATAATAAATCTATTGGCTTAGAAAAGTATCGAAGTTTTTTAGTTGATATAATGTATGATTTATCTTCACTTCCAGAAAATATCTTTATTAAAGGATTTGAGTTTTGCATTGATAATGAATCATCTAATAATTCTGTTTCAAAAATTAACGATATTAGAACAGCAATATTATTAAATAATGTTGTTAAAGAAGAAAGTAATGTTTTAGCAGGTATTTTTAGACCAAAATGTGAATACTGTATATATGAAGATGATTATAAAGGATATAAACAATATGCTAAAACATGGGTTAATCAATGTCCTCATTGTGGCAAAACTGGAACATTAAGAAGAGATAATGCAGATAATAAAAACCTTCAAGATACAGGTGCATTAGTATGTGACCATTGTGGCGCTATATATTGTGGTTTCTGTGGAACCATGACTAATTTAGAAGATTATGGCAAAACAGACAAAGATATTGTCTATAAATTAAAGAATGGTATTAATTTATCATATTATCAACCAATTACTACTTCTGGATATTACGAACAAACTAGAGATAAAATTATTTATGGTGGACCTACAGATACTTTTGGGTTAACAGATATAGTTAATAATGGATATAAAGATATAGATTTAAGAGATTATCTACATGATTATGGAATGCACTTTATGTTCGGTATAACTAATTTAGATGAACAACAAGATTGTATTATAAATATATATAATGCAAAATTAAATATATATTATGAATATAAAGAAACAGATTTAATATTATCTGCTAGTTTAAAATACAATAAAGATAGTAGTGCAGATTTAGATATTACACTATCTAATATTGGAGAAATTACCATTAATGACGATATATATGTTGCAACATCATCTTTATTAAATCTTGATAATACATCAAAAAGTAGAATATATATACCAGTAGATAGTTTAACACCAAATAGCTCATATCAAAAAACAATTCATATCGCACCATCTAATACTATAAGTGATGGTATTTATGATATTTTAGTATCTTGTCAAGATATGCAAAGACATGTTAGATATAAACATAACTCCGATGGATTAATAGAAACTAAACTTATTATCTATCCTGCTTATACTGTAAACAATAATGGCGTAAAAAGTATTCCAAAATTATATGCTTATATATCAGCCGAAGATGGTTCTGTAATATCATATAATGAACATACTGATTCATCTATTGGTAATAAAGTTAAATTTTATGTTGATGATTATTTATTAAAAGATAATAACGGAAACTATACATTTAATGTAGACAAAAATGTAAGTACTGCTCAAGATATTCCGATTCAAAGCAATTTAGCTGGAGTTTATAAATTAGAAGCTCAATATAGTGGAAATAGCAAATATGCTCCGTGTAATGGTATTTCAGATATTTTAATCAGTAAAGAAAATACCATATTGACAATAGATAAGACTTATACTTATAAACAAGATAGTAGTATGAGTTTTACAGCTTCAATTAAAACAGATAAAAATATTCCTGTTAATGAAGGTATGGTTACATTTTATATTTGCGATAAAGAAAATAATTGTAATGAAGAAATAGGTCATACATATGTATCAAATGGTAAAGCAACATTAGAAACATCTGAAATTAATAAACCTATTGGAACATATAACATTTATGTAGAATATAAAGGAACTATAGCTTATGGTCGTTCATCAGGTAAAACAGAATTAACACTTATTGGTGGAGATGTAAATCTAACAGTTTTCGATTATGATGTACTAACTGGCGATACAATATTTTTAGCAACAAAAGTATTAGATAGTATTAATAGAAATGTAACACAAGGATATATTAAATTCTTTATTTTAGATGATAAAGGAAGTGTTGTTGATACACCAAGTCAATCAATGATTGAAGTTAATAAACAAGGAATAGCTTCTATGCAATATACTGTTCCAGAAAAATTAATGGGAAGATATGATATTGAAGCTAAAAAATATACTATTAAAGCACAATACCTTGATATTAATAATATTTTTAACAGTAACGAAGATACTGGTATTTTAAAAGTTGATAGGTTATATACATATATCGTACCATATGATTTATATGCAACACAGGGCCAAACTATTGGATTTTTGGTAAGAGTGATGAATAGTAATAGTATTCCAGCAACAGAAGGTGAAGTTACTGTAACTATTAATAATAAAGAATATGGTACTGCCACAGTTGATGAATATGGATATGCTAAAATATTTTATAATACATTATCATTAACTTATGAAGAATGGGTTGAATTAAATAAATTTTCATTCACTCAAGAAGACCCAGATTTTGGAACAAAGGAATATGATGCTAATGGAGCATTAATTACTGATAATTTAATACAGATATACGATGGTAGTGCTAATGAATTAAATACAATATTAATGACTGATAAACGGTCTTTTAGTGTTGAAGATGGTAAATTATATGTAACATTACCTAGTGGAGATAGTGCTAAAGTATTTAGTATTGAGAATGGAAACTTATATATTCAGAAAGAAACTTTATCACAAAGTGATTTAATTGGTGATTATATATATGATATTAATTATTCATCTGAACATAGGTATAAATGCTCAAAAGCATCATCTACATTATCAATGTTACCTCAAACAAATAGTATAGAATTATTACAATATATTCAAGATTATAACGATACTACTAATCTTGTAGCAGGTATTGATTATGATGCGTCATCTACATTACCAACTAATGGATATATTAACTTTTATATTGATGAAAAACAAATTGGCGGTAATTGTACTTTAGAAGAAAAAGATTTAGATAGTAGAGATGGCACAACATATAAACAATTCGTAGCTACATTACCTAATCATTTAGTAAGCGAAATACCAAACACATACATTATCAAAGCTCAATATGTTGATAACTCAAACAATGTATTATTTAATACTTATAATAAATATATAGTTAATAAAGTTATGCCTAAAATAACTTTATCTATAGACAGAGTTCTTTCTAACAAAGTCAGTAAACTTACAGTAGGATTTAGTTTTATCAATCCATTAACAGCAATAAAACCTGCTGGAAAGATTAGTATAATGTTACATCAATATACAAATTCCACTTTAACAACATGGGATAAGGGTATAGAGATTGATACAATTGATGTAGAAGAAGTTGGATATAATAATATATACTTTACAATACCAGAAAATGTTAGTGAAAATAAATTTTTCTTAACTGCTGAATATGAAGGAAATGAATATATCGCAGATACCTATTATGAAAATGCAGGAGATAATAAATTTGCTTTAAATTTAGCTCAAGTTAAAACTATTATTAATTTACCAGAAAAGCAAGTAGCATTAGGTAATAAAACACATATACCAATTACATTAAGCCCAGAAGATAATGATATCATTAATGAAGGAACTATTAAGCTATATATAAGTACTGATTATTCATCTTATGCAAATGATATATTTATTGGAGAAAAAAATGTTGTTAATAATGAAGTAATTTTTGATTACACAGTTCCAGCTGATTTATATATAAAAGATAAACAATATATACTAAAGGCAAAATATAATGGAATTAATTATGTAGCTACAGATGTAGCAAAAAATATTAAAATTATTGAAGGATTAGAAGAAATATATGTATCTAATAAAAATGGTGATGATATAAATAATGATGGTTCTGAAGGTAAACCATTTGCAACTATATCAAATGCTTTATCTTGTTTAAAAAATAAAGGAACTATTTATATTAAAAATGGCGTATATGAAACAGAAGATATTAATTTCAATAAAGATGTAACTATTATTGGGGAAAATGATGTTATTATCAAAGGTAAAAATAAACAAGAAATAACTTTTAATGTTCTAGAAGGATTTGATGTAAGATTAAAATCTTTATATTTTGACCAAATAGATATGAAATATTATTTTATTATCAGCGGAGATAAATTAGGACAAAATAAAGGAGCTTTAACATTTAATGAGTGTTTATTAGATAAAATGGTTACCATACATAATCTAAATGGTTTCTTAACTATAAATAAATCAGCAATATTAGGAACAATTGAAGCAACAACTGGTACAAATGATTTAAATAATAATTGGTGGGGAACTAATACTCCTGATACTTCTTTAAATTTAGATAATTGGGTTACAGCTAAATTAAGTACATCATTAAATACTTATCCAACAGTTGGAGATACTTTTGATATCAATGTTGACTTTGTCAACGCTAATAGTGAAGATATATATATACCAAGAAGAGTTTCATTTACTTCACCATATGGTGAGTTCTCAATATATAGTGGAATGATAGTAAACAATCATATTTCAACAGAGTATTCAAATACTACAAGTACCTGTGAAGTAAATGCTATAGTTGATAATGAAGTATTAAAATTATCAATCGAAGATTATATTAAAAACATAGAGATTAAGTTACAAAATATTGAAACACCAATTGGGTATAATACACCAATAAAGGCTATGGTAATAAATACAGCAAATAAACTTATTGATTATGGTAGAGTTGAATTTTATTTAGATAGCAATCTTATTAGAAATATTAACGTTGTAGATGGTATAGCTCAATTCCAATTATTTATAGATAGTCGTTTTAATCTTAATCAAATATATCAAATTACAGCTAAATATTATGATGATAAAGATAGATATAATTCATCAACTGTTTCTAATTTAAAAGTAATAGAAGATAAAGATATTTGTTTTGTAGATACAGTTAAAATTTCTGGAGATGGGTCTTTTAGAAAACCATTTAATAGTGTTAAATTAGCATTAAAATCAGATAATAAAATAATATACATTAAGTCAGGTATATATAATGAAAAAGACTGGCTTATTGATAAAGATGTTACTATTAAAGCATATGACGACCCAGTTGTATTTAATAAAGGAAGTAAAATTTTCTCAACTGGTATTAATAAAAATATCATCATAGAAGGAATTGAATTTAGTGATTATGATTCAACTAATAGCATTGATAAAAGTTTAATATATAACAATGGTAATTTAACTTTAAAAGAAGTTATTATAGATAATAATAAAGCCCAAGATAATATTATACAAAATGATGGAGTTTTAAATATAGTTAACTCTGCTATTGTTAAAAATACTGGATACGTCCTAAACAATGAAGGTACAGCTACACTTGATTATAATTGGTGGGGAGTTAATAATCCTGACTTTAGTTTATTACTTAAGAATGGAACTGTTAAATATTGGATTACAATGACATTTAATAGCTCTATATCCCCAATTAAGATAAATGACGTTACATTATTAACTGCTGCACTATCTAAATACACAGATGGTTCAAAAATTTATGATTTAGAAAATACGAATATTCCTTCAAGAAAAGGTATCTTTAAAATCGATTCATATAAAGATTATGTTGATGTATTTAAATATGGTTCATTAACACCTTTAATTGATTATACAGATTTAAACAATGAAGCAAAAAGCTTATACAACAGTATAGAGTTACCAAATTCATTAAAGGTATATTTAACATTAAATAAAAATACTAATTATTATAATGATAATAAATTAGTGTTATCTTGTAATGTTTTAGATGGATACAATGAAAACGTAACAAGAGGAGAGGTTGAATTTGTAATAGATGGAGATGTTGCTGGTAGTGTTAATGTTAATAATGGTTTAGCGACATTAACAATATCTAATAATCTTAATTTATCATTAGGAGCGCATAATATAGAATGTATATTTAGTGATACTATATTAAGCCCAGCTTCTATTAAAGGAACATTTAATATTCAATTATTACCTATTATAATTCAAAATGAAGATATAATACCTTCAATTTATGATTTAACATATAAAGCAAACGCTGTTGATAATAATGGTAATATTATATCCGATGAACAAATATTCTTTTATATAGATGATGAAGAGATAACTTCAACAAGTGATGATAGTAGTGATTATATTATAAAAGATGGTGTTATTAATTATACATTATCATATAATAAAAAAATAGCAGGAACACATAAACTTACTATAAAGGTAAATCCTAAAAACACATATGACAAATTAGATTATACAACAGTATTTAATATACCTTTAAGCCCAACACATATAAGATATAAAGATACTTTATTATCAGAAATATTCGTTCCTATTAACTCTACTGATAATATATTTAAAATAACTGACGAAAAAGGTATGTTAGTTAATGATGGATATATTAATGTATATAAAGATGATATTAAATTAAATGATAATACAATTAAAATAACTGATGGTATGGTTAATATTGATGGAGTTACAAGTAATAAAGGAAGCTATACTATTACATTTGTTTATGATACAGATGGTAAGTATTACGCTTCAAATATTACAGCATTTACATTAAATGTTGGTGTTTACAATGTTGATATTAATATTGATAACATAAATTGTCAATATCTTGATAATGTGTCAATTAAAGGAAATATTTATGATAAAGATGGTGAAAAAGTTTCTAAAGGATTGTTAGATATTTATAAAGTAGATATTAATAATAATAATGAAGAGTTAATCGCAGAAAACCTTCAATGTATTGATGGTAATTTTAATTATAACTATAATGTATTACTGAATGCAGGAATATATCATTTAAAACTTATTTATAAAAATATTGAAGGAAGTAATGATTACGCTATTACTTCAAAAGTTATATCAATAACTGTATATCCTAGAGATGTTAGTTTTAATAAAAACAATGTTATCAACACAATTTCTAATACTTTATTATCTAATGAGCAATTCGATATCACAACTACAAAAGGTGTTCTTAATGAAGGAGTAGTTATAGCATCTATTAAAAATGGAGATAAGTATGAACAAATTAGTGTATCTAATCTTGGAGTTAATAATGTTGTAAATAATATAGCAACATTAAATTTACAAATACCAGTTTTAGAAGTTGGTACATATCTTATTAGATTAGAATATATTAATAATAATCATTATGGAAAATCAAATGGAACTAGTATATCAGATAATGTATATGAGGATATTAAATTAAATATTACACCAAATTATACAAATATAGAATTACAACATATAAGATATGAAAAATTAACAAATAGTGTTGATGATACTGTTTATTATCCTATCACAACTACATTTGAAGCTATAGTAAAAGATTCTCAAAAAATACCTGTTAATGTTACAACAGGAAAGATTACAATTTTTGAAAACGGAAAACAAACACAAGAAAAAATACTTACAAATGGTATGTGTAGATTTGATATTACACCTACTATATTAGGAAATATTGAATTGATTGCAAAATATTCGGATGATACTGGATTATATTCACAATCAAGTATTACGAAAGATATATTAGTATCACCATTACCAGTTGATATAAGTGTAACTGATATATCAGCATATAACGGTGATATAATCAATATTCCATACACTATTGATTCAAATTATGATATTAAATCAAATGGTGAATTAGATGTTGTTATAAATGGGCAAGTATTAACAACTTCATATATATCAAACGGTGCAGGAACTATAAGTTTTGAAGCACCATTATTGCCAATTAAGAATAATCAAGATACATCATATCCATTATCATTGGTATTGAAAAAATCTAAACTATATGCAGACAATATATACAATGAACAATATATTGTTAAGCCTAAAATTATCGATATTATAATGAATGATATTACAGCATCAATATCTGATACAATATTAATAAATCCAACATTTGATAGAAATATTACAGGAATTATATATATCTATATAAATAATAATTTTATTGGATTACAAAAAATAGATAATGCTGATAGTATTGAGTATAAATATATCTTACCTGATAATATTGATTTAGCAAACAACATAATAACAATTAAATTTAGTGGTAATGAATATTATAAAGAAAGTAGTGAAAACTTTAATCTAAACATTGATAAAAAAACAAAAAATATTACACTAGAAAATATTAGTGCTAATGTTGGAGGTATTATTACATTCAACTCAACAACAGATTTACCAGATGGTAAAAGAGTTGATTTCTATATAGGTGATTCCGCAGTAAGCGAAGGTATTGTTAAAGATGGCAAAGTTAGTGGTACATATACATTACCTTATGAATATAAAAAGAATGAATATATTATTAAAGCTGTATTTAATGGTTCTGCTGTATTATCAGCTATTCAAAATACTGCTGTATTAAATTTATCTGTTGTTGATATATTATCTGTCGAAACTAGTGGATTAGAATGTTATAAAGCTGGAAATTTATCTTTATTATCTAAAATTACTGATAAAAATAATCATGCTGTAACAAGTGGTTTTATTGTCTATATGATTAATGATAATACATTAGGAACCGTACCAGCTGGTACAGAATTTAACACTACATTACCTAATACATTATTAGACGACTCATATACACTTACTATTAAATATACTACCGAAGATTCAGATGCTTCTAATTTATATAATAATTATAACACAACTGATACTTTAATATTAAATAAAAATCCATTTAAAATAACTACAAATGCTATTATTGGCAATATTGGAGATGATATATCATTTAATAATATTACTATACAACACCCAACAACTCAAGAACCAATTAATGGAAATATTGAATACCAAATATTAAATGGAACAGAAATATTAGATAGTTTTACAACAACAGTTAGTAATAATATATTTTCTTTAGATTTTATTATACCTACTAATTTAGTACCTAATACATATAGTACACGATTTTCATTAAGTAGTGATATTTTTGAAGCAATAACTGGTTCTAATAATTTAATTATTAAATCTATAGATACTGTTTATGTAGATAATACAACTACAACAAGTAAATTATATGGTACAGTTGATAATCCATTCAATAATATTAGTGATGGTATTAAATCAGTATCAAATAACGGTATTATAAATATTAAAGGAGCATATAATACACCATTAACTATTGACAAAAACATCACAATGAATGGTACTGACTGCGTTATATCTGGAGATAATAATGCTCCTATTATAACAAATAACGCAATTGTAAGTTTAAATAATATTACATTAAAAGATAATAAAACTACTAATTTAAGTTCCGGAATTGTAAATAATTCCAACATTAATGTACAAAATTGTACATTTGAAAACTTAAATAGTAAATTTGGTGGAGCTATATATTCAAATAATATTATTAATGTACAAAATTGTACAATTAAAAATAATGTAGGAATAAGTGGTGGAGCTATTTATTTAGGTAGACAATCCGTAACTTCACTAATATCTGATAATATATTTAGTAATAATACTGCACAAGATGGTGGAGCTATTTATTCATATAATGCAAATAATATTGTAATTGAAAATAATACTTTTGATACTAATATTTGTAGTAATAATGGTGGAGCTATATATGTTAGTGGAAATGGTAATATAGTTAAAAATATATTTAAATCTAATAGTACAACAGCATCAACCAGAAACGGTGGAGCTATTGCATTAACTGATGGTTCAATTAATGTAGAATATAATATATTTACTAATAATACATATCATGATGGAGATAATATTATATATAATGGTATTGGTGATTTTAACCTATCTAATAATTACTTTGGTAGTAATTTAATTAAATCCGAAATAATGTTATTAATTAATGGTTCAGTTAATTTAACAAATTGGGTTAAATGTAGTTATTCAATAAATCCAAATCCAATGATTATTAATAATGATAATGAAATTAATATTATATTTAATTCATATGATGGAACTTCGACATCATCTTTGGTAAAATCATTACCTGATTATAATATAGACACTAATTGTACTAATGGTACAATAACTCCAACTATTAATAAAATATCAAATAACAATTGCAGTATAATATATAATACTACAGATGTAATTAATTTAAGTATTAAAGTTGGAAACGAGGAAATTAAATTTGGAGAATAAAAATGGCAGAAGAAAATATATCTTATCAATATATAGGTCAAATAAAAGCAACTATTGATGGTCAAGAAGAATCTATAGGTGTTGAAGATATAGTTAAAACACCTACAACAATTACTATGAATAATATCACACAAGTATATGGTAGAAATATTATATTAGATGCAATAGTTACTGATAATAAGAATATTGGCGTTAATATTGGAGAAGTATTGTTTGAAATTAAAAAAATTGATGAAGATGTGTCCCAATATAAAACATTAGGATATTCAACAAATAATGATAATGGAAAATTTACATACAATATAGAGAATATATCATCTTATTATGAGGGTAGTTATAATATTAGAGCAACATATATTCAAAATAGATATTATAAAGAATCTACCATTACAGATGTTGTTTTAAAAATTAAAAAATTAGATATTGAAATATTAATTAACGATACAAATAATGAATATAAAATAGAAAATAATATACTAAATAAATATGTTAAGCCAAATCATGTCGTTGATATTAGTTTTAACATAAATTTATTAGATAATGGAAATATTGTTGATTCTGACGTTAATAAAATAAGTAATGAAGAAATTAGTTTTATTATTGATGATGTTGAATATAAAACAAATATTATAGATAATATTGCGCAATATTCTTTTAATAGTAATGATATTGGAGATATTGATAAATTAGAAACTATGATAGTTAAAGTATCATTTAAAGGAACTTCTCAATATATTTCTTGTAATAAAATTAGTTATATTAATACAAGTATGACAGAAAAATTGTTATTTGATTATATTAATATAATAATAAGCCCACTTAATACTAATATAAAAATTAAAGATATTTATAGTAAATATAATCAACAAACATATATCGGTGCAAATATTATTGATGAAAATGCTGTTAATGTTAAATTTGGAAACGTTATATACACGATTACTAAAGATGTTGATATTATTACAGATGGAGTAACAACTACTCAAAAACAAACTATAGAAACTGGAGAAGGAAAAGTACAAGATGGATATTTTTATGTAATTACATCTATTAAAGACGATATCACAAATACAGAACAGTCTGATATTATAGAACTTCCTGATTTAATTCCAACTAAAATAGAATTAACTATATCTCCATCTACAACTGTATCAGCAAATAGTAATGTTGTATATACAGCTCATGTTTATAATAGTGGTGATAATACTATAAATATAACCGAAGGTGTAGTGATATTTTTAATGGATGATATTATCCAAAAAACTGTAGAATTAAATGAAGATGGTATAGCTACATATCAAGATACTTTAACAAGTAAGGCAACTCATAAAATTAAAGCTATTTATAAAGGTATTTTTGAATATAATAGTTCAGAAAGTGATGTACAAAATTTAACTGTAGGAGATTAAGTATATGGTAGAAGATTTAACTAATAATGAAAAGAAAATAGATATTAAAATTTTTAAAGACATGAAATCCCGTGTCAACAAATATATAGAACAAGGCGGAAAACCAATTGATGAAAGAAGAATTTATTTAGATTATGACACAAAAGCAGAATATGTATTATATTACAAATATAAAAATATGCTTGTTAGATATAACGCATATGTACAAAAATATAAAAAAGAACCAGAAAGTTTACAAATATCAGTTAATGCTAGAGCTATTGATAGCTTAAGTATTAAAATACCTGTAAGTACATTTTTAGATATGAAGGCTAGAGTTGATGCTTATACTGGAAAATTAAATGATACCACTCATGTATATCTTGATATGACAACAATGTATGATTATATAAACTATTCAACATATAAATATATGTTATTTAAATACAATGCTTTTATAAAAAAATATGGTAGACAACCTAATTATATAACAACAGCAATAGAATCTACACAACCAAATACTACAGTAACAACTAAAAATTGTTATTCAAGTCCTAGATGGTTCTCTGGTACAGAAATGCGCCAAAATACATTGTGGTATTGCGGAGTAAATATTACACAACAAATATTAAGAGAAATAACAGGTGTATATTATTCAGAATCTGTATTAGCTAAATATTTAGGAACTACTAAAAGTGGTACTGGTCCAGATATGATTATATCTGTATTAAAGAAAATTTTAACTAATAATGGATATACTGTAAAACGAGCTGAATGGTTATATAAAAGTGATATAAGCTGGGATGAAATAGGTAAGGCTATAGAAAACCCTAAAGTAGGATTAGGACTTCATGATTTGTATAGAATGCGCTGGGGCCATTATGAATATCCTGTTAAGCTATGTAAATCATCAGAAGTCATTACAATAGCAAATAGTTTATCTGGTGGATATTTAGAGGCTAGAAGTTTTTCAACAATGTTAAAATATATAAATGGTCAATCAGGTAAATCTATTCTAATTGTCGAAGTAGAATAAGTGATATAAATGGCAGATGTAGCTAATAAACAGAAAATAAATTTAGGTACTGTTAAGGGGGATGATGGTAACATATACGTTCCTACCTTTGATGGTACAAGACTTAATTTTATTAAAAAACATAATCCACCTGAAGAAACAATTCAAGGTATGGATTTAAAAGGTCAACAAGGAAATCAAGGTATTCAGGGTAACCCACCTGCTATTCATGGTACTTTAGATTCTCCATCTAAATTACCTACTTCTAATAATAAAGATGGTGATATTTATTTAGTCAATGATGGGGTTACTCAAGGAATAGTATATCAATGGTATGAAAACGCATGGCATAATGTAGGTAATATTGTAGGACCACAAGGTGAACAAGGACCTATGGGTACTAGTTATGCATTAGATAATTTATTTACATTGTCTGTAGATGATAACGGTGATTTGTATGTAATATATCCTACAGATAGTAAATTAACTGATAAAAATTTTAGCTTCACTAAAGATGGCGATTTGTATTTTATATTAGACCCAGAAAATGGAGATTCCGCTACAAAATTATTTTTAGGTAACGCTAAAGGACCTAAAGGTGATACTGGTATATCTATTAAAGCAGATAATTTTTATTATTTCACGATGGATTCAGATGGTAATTTATATGTTGTAGATGATAACGCTAATGATTTTGGATACGACCCAGCAACAGGTAATTTGTATAAAAATTATACAGGAACTAATCCTATACTTATAGGAAATGTTCGTGGACCTAAAGGTGATACAGGAAATAGTTTAATTCATGCTGCAATTGTTACAGAATTACCAGACCCAAATTCGGCTGATATTAGTACTTTATATTTTATTAAAAATAGTGCTTCATCAGGAACAGACCAATATGATGAATATATTCTTGTTGATAATAACGGAACTAAAACATTTGAACAATTAGGAACTAAACAAATAGATTTGAGTAATTATTTTACTAAAACTGAAATAAATACTATGTTAGGTAGTTATTTATTAAAAACAGATAATATATCTGATAGTAAAATATTAGTTACTACAGAAAATTATGGTGCTGGATTAACTCAAAACCAATTTAATGCTTTTGTATCTTCAGATATATTAACAGTTAAATCTACATTAACAAATAAAGCGAATAGTAGTGATGTTTATACAAAAACACAAGTAGATGCTATGTCTAGTGGTAAGGCTGATAAAACTGATGTATATTCTAAGGCTGAGATTGATGCTTTACTTGGTACAGCTAATGATATTATAACAGGGTGATTAATTATGAGTTTAATGACTAATTTAACAACACTTAGAGAAACAATAGTAACAAACCTACAAAACAAGGGAATAACCGAAGCAAGTAATAGTATGGGATTAACAACCTTAGCAAACAAGATTACAAGCATTAGTACTGGAGAAACATACACAATAAGCACAATTACACCTTTTACAACAACAGGATTCATTGACGAACAAATTCCTATTACAATTACTGCAGTGGATAGTAAAAATAAACCTGCTGCTGTTAAAATTTATCTTAAAATTGATAATATTGTACAAGAAAAAACCGTGCAAACCTTAAAAAATGGTAGGGCTGTATTAAATTTTTCTTCAAATGTAGTAGGAGAACATACTATTCAAGCATTCATAAATGAAACAAGTGTTAGTTCTCCTATTACTATTACGTTAAGTAATCCTAATTATTATGTTAATCCTGCAGGGAAGTGATAGTAATGCTGGTACAAGCAGTACTGCACCATTTAAGACTTTGAATAAAGCAATTAGTACTGCAACAGATAAGAGTAGTATTTATGTTCAAGCAGGATACTATGTAGGAACAAGTAATACTGTATTAAGTATATCAAAAAATTTAACAATTTACTGTAATGGTTCTGCACTATTTGATGGGGAGAATGTTAGACAATCCGGATTCACAGTAGCAAGTGGTTATAGTGTTACTTTGAATGGTTTAAAGTTTATTAATGGTTCAGGTAATGCTGGTGCTGTAACTGTGAATGAAAATTGTAGTATAATAAATTGTAATTTCACAAACAATGAGAAAAGTACTTCAACCGATGATGCGACAGGTTGGGGTGGTGCTGTTTATTGTATTGGTTCAAATAATTATATTTTTAATTCCGATTTTTATAGTAACAAAGCTTATAATGGTGGGGCTATTTATAACAATTCCTCAAATACTGTGACTGATTGTACATTTTCAGGTAATAATGCTTCAACTCATGGTGGGGCTATTTGGAACGATTCCTCAAATATTGTGACTGATTGTACATTTTCAGGTAATAATGCTTCAACTGATGGTGGGGCTATTTATAACAATTCCTCAAATAATACTGTGACTGATTGTACATTTTCAAGTAATAATGCTTCAAGGAATGGTGGGGGTATTTATAACAGTTCCTCAAATAATACTGTGACTGATTGTACATTTTCAGGTAATAATGCTTCAACTGATGGTGGGGCTATTTATAACAGTTCCTCAAATATTGTGACTGATTGTACATTTTCAGGTAATAATGCTTCAACTGATGGTGGGGCTATTTATAACAATTCCTCAAATAATACTGTGACTGATTGTACATTTTCAAGTAATAATGCTTCAAGTAGTGGTGGGGGTATTTGTAACAATTCCTCAAATAATACTGTGACTGATTGTACATTTTCAGGTAATAATGCTTCAGCTTATGGTGGGGCTATTTATAACGATTCCTCAAATATTGTGACTGATTGTACATTCAGTAATAATGCTTCAAATAAGGGTGGGGGTATTTGTAACAATTTCTCAAATAATACTGTGACTGATTGTACATTTTCAGGTAATAATGCTTCAAGTAATGGTGGGGGTATTTGTAACAATTTCTCAAATAATACTGTGACTGATTGTACATTTAGTAATAATGCTTCAACTGATGGTGGGGCTATTTATAACAATTTCGCAAATAATATTGTGACTGATTGTACATTTTCAGGTAATAATGCTTCAAGTAATGGTGGGGGTATTTATATTGATGATGATAATGATAATGTTAAAAATTGCAGTTTCAAAAACAATACACCAACAAATCTTTATATTATAGAAGAAACTTATTCTGGTACAGTAACAAACTGTTACTGGGGAACAGACACACCAACAACAAGTGATTATGGAACAATCAATAATTATACCGTAACAAATAATGCAACTAGTAAAACCGTGTACAACATAATAAAATACACTAAAGCCTCTGCAACAACAGGCACAAACATACCATTAACCTTTAAATGTTTAGATTGCAATGGTAATCCTTTAAGTAACATGGAAATAGTACTTAAAAATGGTACAACCACATTAGCAACACTCACAACGGATAATTATGGAATAGCAACTTATACAGTAACAGTAACAGCAAACATGAGTTTAACAATCACAAATACTGCAACAAATAATTATAATTCATGTACAAGCGAAACAAGAACAATAACAGTGGCATAAAATATGTACAAAAATTACAAACCATTACATGATTTGTTGTATCTCTTGTATGTGTTCCATTATAATCAATCCATCTATCTGTTGAACTTGTGAAATCATCATAGAATATATAATCTTTAACTGTTACACTCACAGTATCAGAATAATCATAGGTAGCTACACCACTACTGTTCATTAAACTTTCATATAATGAACAAAAAATCTGTTATTTTATTAAGGATAAAATACAGAATAATATAGAAATAATAACTAATGATATAGTGATAACATGGTAGAACAAAAACAGTTTTTAGGAAATTTTAAAGTAGATATATCAAGCAAAGCCGATAAGGCTGATGTATATACTAAAACAGAAATAAATACAATGATGAATCATACAGGTGCTAATAGTAATACTTTAGTTCCTTTTATTAATATTAATAGTAAAGGTGTATTAAGTGTTAAATATGAATTATTTAATAATACTGATATACTAACCTTTAATACAATTATAGATAATGATACAACATATTCACCTAGTGATATGGAAGATATACCTTTATTAAATACAGTAATGGGAGAATAAAAATGACTTTAAAACAAAAAATAGTAAATTTACAAAATAAAATGGCAGATAATTTAGCACGAAAAGGAATATCTGACTTAGAAAAAACAGTAGTTGATAGTGACAATAATGTAACTTCTAAAGGAAGTAGTTTAATAGATATGGTCAATCAAATACCAAATACATGGGAATATATTAAATTTAATTTTACAGGTGATTTACCAGAAATAGTTGATACAGGTTCAGATGTGATTAGTCAATATATTATTGGATTAAATAATTTAACTATTTCAAGTTCAGATATTAAATTTCCAGTACTACAATTTTGTACTAATTCAGTATTTAAAAGTACTGCTATATTATGTGAATGTCCAGAATTAATATATGCTAAAAATATTAAATTTAGCGATGGAAAAGCAGCTGGAAATATTATAGGAAGTTGTGGTAAATTAGAATATGTTGAAGATATTGATACCTCCTTATTAGTAGACTATGAGGGAAGTGGTATAACAGATAATGCAGTTTTAAAAAGAATTTCAAATCTTATATTACCAAATGCCGCATTATGTCAGTTTTATATATCAGCATGTCCTTTGTTAGAAACTATTGAAGGCATTGATTTATCATCTACAGATTTTAATGGTTGGGTACCTACTACTTGTCCTGCACTTACTACTTTAAAAGTTTCCGGTCTTCATTTAGATACAAATTTAAGTACATTAACAACATTAAATCATGAAAGTTTAGTTTATATAATTAATAATGCAAAAACAGTTACTGGGAAAACATTAACTTTAGGAGCAGTTAATTTAGCTAAACTTACAGATGCAGAAAAAAAAGTTGCTACAGATAAAGGTTGGACCTTAGCTTAAGGTGATTATTATGGATTGGAATCTTCCAGAGATTCTAGATGTTGAATTTTTAACTGACGAAGAAGTTGAAGAATTAATTAAAATTAAAGCAAACATTGATGATATTTATACTAAATTAGAAACAGATAATAAAATTATCGAAAAGTTACAACCATATATAACTTCTGATGCTATCGATACTAAATACATAAGTAAGGATTTGTTGAATACCAAATTAGATTTATATTTATTAAAAAGTGAAGCTGGGATTACCTATGTTAATAATTCACAACTTACTGGTGCTTTAAATTCATATATGAATACGGTAGATTTATATGATAATTTTTACAATAAAGGACGAACTGATGGTAAGATAGCAACTTTAGAGGGTACTATTAATAATAAACTAAGTACTTGTATGAAAATATCTGATGCTTATTCTGCATTTGTTACTATGGAGCAATATACAGGTCAAAGCCTTGTTGGAATAAATAACTTAGAAAAAAAAATAATATATCTTTTCGAAAATAATAATATTTTATTTAATCAATATATGGATTCAACTGTATTATCAAGTTCAGAATGGACCGTTACAAATTGTACTGCAACTGATTATTCTAGTAATGGATATGGAGAAGTTACTATTGGAACATCAAAAACAGTTGGTTCTTTAATTATGAATAATTTTATTAAGGTAGATAATAATTGTTCTATTAGTATTAATACATATAATCCATTTAACATTATTTACAATAAAGGACGAACTGATGGTAAGATAGCAACTTTAGAGGGTACTATTAATAATAAACTAAGTACTTGTATGAAAATATCTGATGCTTATTCTGCATTTGTTACTATGGAGCAATATACAGGTCAAAGCCTTGTTGGAATAAATAACTTAGAAAAAAAAATAATATATCTTTTCGAAAATAATAATATTTTATTTAATCAATATATGGATTCAACTGTATTATCAAGTTCAGAATGGACCGTTACAAATTGTACTGCAACTGATTATTCTAGTAATGGATATGGAGAAGTTACTATTGGAACATCAAAAACAGTTGGTTCTTTAATTATGAATAATTTTATTAAGGTAGATAATAATTGTTCTATTAGTATTAATACATATAATCCATTTAACATTATTACAGATACTAATAAAATACTTGCAGTATCTCCTACTTATTCATCAGGAACAAGTATTACATATAAATCTTCAGATGGTACAGTTATATCAACAGCACAAGATAGTACTGCAAGTAAGCCATCAATTATTATTATAACCATTATAAATAATAATATTACTTGTAATATTGATGGTAAGAAAATAACATTAACAAATGATGATATAATTAATAATTTTACAAATATCAAACTTTCAGTTACTAGTAATGGAACAAGTGCGTTTTATATTAATGATATTTTTACTATATCAAAATTAACCACTCCACAAACAGATATAGATTCATTACAATCAAGAGTAACTGCCCTCGAACAAGGTCTTACAACTTTAGATACCTACTTAAAGAGCTAAAAAATGACAGATATAAACACAGTAGCGACTGACCTTAAGTCAGTCAGAGATAAACTTGCTAATAAACTTACAGAATGTGGGGTTAATGTAAGTAGTGCCGATGGGCCTACGACATTAGCAAAGAAGATATCTTTTATTGGTACATCAGAAACTGAAATAGATAGTACTGATATTTATAATGGCAGTACCGATATTCAACAAAATAAAATAACTTTTAGAAATTATTTAGCAAACCAAGTAACTAAACAAGGAACTACGGTATCTGATACTGATTCTATTTTAGATTAATTAATAAAATCGAAAACAAAACACCTCCTAATTATTATATTTTAACAGATGATGCTTCTACTGATATGACAAGTAATTATGAATCTAGCGTAGGATTAAGAAATAGTGGTACTGGTACTATAACTCATAATAGTAATGGATACTATGTATTAGCTAACACTAAAGCAAGTTCTATGAGTTATATACCAATTCAAGGTATTACATGGAAAGCAAAAATTTATTATTGAATTTGATAGCTATTTTCCAACAAGTAATTCAAATGTAAGTACAGGATTCGTGGTTTGTCAAAGTAGTACAGATTGGTGTAGTCATTACGCTAATGATATGAATCTTTATTATTGGGGAACAATGTTAAGTAATGTTTTAACTAAGTCATCAGTTAATTATACTTCACTTATAGCTGATTGGACGCATAATAAATATGTTATAGACAACGGATGGTTTAGTATGGTATTAACAAAACAAAGTGGAGAGAGTATTTATAGTACATCACAACAATTAGATAGTAGATTTAATACAACGACTAATGATTATGGTTTTCCGATTTTATGGGCTGCTAATAGTTATTATATTAAGAATATTAAAATCTATTAAAAATTTTTATATATATATACTCAAAAATACATATTAATTAACATGAATCAAAAATTAGATAAAACTCAACATTCAGTATACAAACTAACATATCATTTAGTATTAGTAACCAAATATAGGAGAAAAGTAATTGATACACCTATCTATAATAGATTAATGAATATTTTTCAAAATATTGGTTTTAAATATAATGTTGTAGTTTTAGAATCTAATTTTGAATCAGACCATATACATATATTGTTTAAAAGCTTTCCTAATATTAATCTACAAAAATTTGTTAATTCATATAAAAGTGCAAGTAGTAGATTAATTAAAAAAGAATATCCAAAAATAAAAAGAAAGTTGTGGAAATCTCAATTTTGGAAAAGAGGGTATTTCATAACAATTACTGGTGGGGCAAGTATCGAAACTATAAAACAATACATAGAAAAACAACAAAGGAGGTGAGATATTGAAAATAGTGAATAAAGGAATTAAAGTTAGAATATATCCTAATAAAAAACAAAGAGAATTATTTCAACAAAACTTTGGTTGTTCTAGATTGGTATACAATCAAATATTAGATAAATTAAACAATTTATATACTCAATATCCAAGAATGTATAAATTAAATATTAAACTAATCAATACATTGTTGAATCAAATTAAAGTAGAGTTTCCTTTTTTAAAAGAAGTTGAATCTACTAGCCTTCAACAAGCTAGTCGTGATTTGTTAAAATCTTATCAAATGTTTTTTAAAAACCCTAAATCAAATTTTCCTAAATTCCATACTAGAAAAAATACTAGATTAAGTTTCAGACAAACTGTAACTAAAAATTTAGTACAAGGAAATCATTTAAAAATAAGAAAATATGGTTTAATTAGATTTGGAACTAGTAAGGAATATATTAACTTACTCAATTCAGAAGATATTAAAATTAATAATATAACAATTAGTTGTGATAATTTTAAATACTTTGCTATAATCAATATTGAAGCTCCTGTTAATAAATTCAAATTAACTGGTATTAAAAAAGGCTTTGACTTAAATAGTAATAGAAATGGTTTTCTTGTTAGCAATACTGGTGAAAAATATCAATTTGATATTAATCATGAAATCCAAATGATTAAACAATTGAATAAATCATTAAGTACTAAGAAGAAAGGAAGTCGGAGTTTTAAGTACTATACTAAAAGATTGAATAAATGGTATTGCAAAATCAAGAATAAATTAAATGATTTTGCACAAAAACTATCAACTAGTTTAGTTAAAGAATGTGATACTATTGTAATTGAAAATAATTGGGTTAATATTCTTAAATCATTGACTAAAGGTGAACAAAATATTCGTTTTCCTTTAAGTAGATTTAAAGATATGATTCAATATAAATTTGATTGGCATAAACCTGAAGCGACTGGTTTAGTTGAGGTTAACCCTGCGTATACTAGTCAAATTTGCCATGTGTGTGGTAGTATTAATTCTGTACTAACATGTGATAATAGAGAATGGGTTTGTGTTAATTGTCAATCTGTACTTGACAGAGATATTAATGCAGCAATAAACATTCTGAACCGTTGGGACGACGGGGATTGCCTTTCAGCTCGAAGTTAGGAATCCACCACTTCTATAAGTGGTGGTAGTTCAAGCTTATATAATACAAAAATTAGATTTTATTTAAAAGAGGTAGTATATAAATGACTGAATTGAATAAATTAAAAATAGCTAATATAAAAGGCCCACAAGGTAATGGAGCAGTAATTCGAGGTTCTTTAACAAATATCACAGAGCTACCTACAGAAACTCCAGAAGGAGCAATTTATGCAGTTGGTGACACTAATATAATTTATATTTATAAAAACAAAAAATGGGTACAATTGTATAAAATTTTAGGACATGTTGATACAGTTGAAACATTACCAACTGGTACAGAAAATGCTATTTATACAGTAGGAACAGATAATAATGTGTATATCTTTACTACTACATGGGAATTATTAGGAAAATTATTAGGAAATAAAGCATCAGTTAGTGAATTACCAAACTTACAAGAAGGGGATTTATATCTTGTAGGTGATAATAATACATTATATAGTTATAGTAAAAGTACATGGATTAATTGTGGAAATATTCAAGGCAAACAAGGGGAACAAGGAATACAAGGGATATCTAAACTTAATTTATTAATTGTTTCAAAACTTCCAGATGTAGGGCAAGAGGATACAGAATACTTTATTAAATCAACTGATGGTTCTGGAGATAACTTATATGATGAATATGTTTGGATTCATCCTGAAGGTGAAAGTGCTAAATTTGAAAAGATTGGACAATCTAAAATTGATTTTTCAAACTTTTATACTAAAACAGAAAGTGATAATAAATATGCTACAATATCACAGTTACAAACTATTGAAAACAAAATAAATTCAATAATATCAAGAATAGGATAATATGACAATTAGAAGCGAACTAATATCACAACTACAAAACAAAGGAATGAATGTAGACACATTATTAAATGGAGAAGATAAACAAAATGTTAGTTTATTTAAATTAGTTGATTTAGTCGCTAAAATTCCATCTAAATATAATATAGAAATTTCTAAAACTCCTGAAGTTTTATACTCTCCTGATACTATAGATAATTATAAACTAGTACATTTAGAAGAGTTGATACAAAATCTACAAATAAGATTAAGTAATACTTTATTAATAAAAGGTATTACTGATATTACTTACATGACTTCATTAACAAAATTAATAGAAAAAATACAATATATTGAACTAGCTTTACCAGTTACTATAGAAATAGTTACAGCTCCTCAATCTTTAAATATTAATGAACAAAGTACTATATCTGCTAAACTAAGTTCAGATACAACTATATTATCTGATAAAACTGTAGTACTTAAATGTGATAATGTTAAAATAGGACCACAAACACAAAAAACAAATAGCAAAGGTGTTGCTACATTCGTAATTTCAAGCACAGATGCAGGAACTTTTAAATATACAGTAGAATTTACATCTATAAACGAATATGCTAGTCAAACATTAGATATTAATATTACATATAAAAAATTAACTACTACTATTATACAATCTGTACCTGATACAATTCAAGCTTATACTGATTTTACAATTACAGCTACATTAGGACAAAAAATAAATGATGGAACTATTACTATACATATTGGAAATGATAAATATACTGGTACGCCAATTGATGGAGTATTTAGTAAAACAATAACAAAAGAAGTATATAGCGTTGGTACATATAGTATTTACGTTGAATGGAGTGGTGATGATACTTATCAACAACTTCAAACAATTAGTAAAACAGTTTCAATTCAAAAAAGTAATAGTTCAATAAACTTTAATCTTAAAAATTCAACAATATCATTAGCAAATCAAGCAAGTACAACAATTACTGCAAGTGGAATTGGAGAAATTTATTTATACGATAAGATAAATGGTACTAATACACTTATTACTCATGCACCAAATTCTGTAAGTGTAACTCGAAGTTTTACAGATGGTACGCATACTATAACAGCTACATCTTCTGGAAATCAATCATATAATGGAGATACAGCTACAGGAACTATTTATGCTTATACATCGATACCAGTAAATACCTCTCTATCTCCATCACAAGGAAGTATTACTCTTGGTCAATCTATAACACTATACGCATCTGTAAGCCCTTCAGTATTAGGTACTGTAACATTTAAAGATAATCAAAATAGACTTAATCAAACTGTAAGTCTATCTAATGGTAATGCTACAATTTCATACACACCAGCTAACACTAGTAATAATACATTTTATGCACAATTCAATAATTCGGGTGTATATTACGCCAATAATCAAGCAAATACTTCAATTAGTATTAACGAACCAATATCATATGCAAAACCTACTTTAAATATTACTTATAATAGTAATGATTTATATTATAAAAAAACATGCACTTTTACTATTACATCAAATGTTAGTGGTTTATCATATAGTGTTGATGGTAGTAATATTAATGGTAATACATTTAGTAAAACTTTCTCTTCTGCTGGAAATATTACAATTAACGTAAAACAAGTAGGAAGTATACAAACTGGAAATACTATATATACCGGAGGTAGTGCCTCTATTACCATAACAATTAATAAATTACCTATATATATAACACCTACATCAGATGATTCATGGGTAACAAGTTCTGTAGATAAATATGGTTGGAATTACTATATAAGAGCTACTACTATAGATGGTGCTCCTTTAAGTGGATTAACATTCTTTTGGGTATTTAGTAGTGGACATTCTGGCTATGTAACTTGTGATACAAATGGATATATAGGTATTGGATTAAAGGGTACTACTAATCATACATATAACTTTGATATAAGTAGAGATGAAGATAATAATTATCTTTATACTAGCTTACATAGACAAATAACAATTAAATATTAAATGAGGTAAAAAATGGATATTAACGTACATTATGAAAAAAATAATAATTATAATGAGAGCGAAAGTACTGCTCATATTATAATGGATAAAACAGATACTAGTACTCAATTATATACCAATAAACAAACACCTGATGGTATTTTTATTTCATATAATAGTTATATTATTGTAACAGCTAAAATAACTGATAATGTTGGACAAAATGTAAAATATGGAACTGTACAATTTTATAATAATAATCAACCTATAGGAAAACCAGTACTTGTTAATGCAGATGGTACAGCTACTATTAAATATAGTCCAAAAAAAAGAGGTATTTTAAGTGCTATTTATTTGGATAATGAATATTTTAACAAAAGTACATCTAATACCAAAATATACAAAATGGTAAATATCGATACTGATACTGTAATAACTATTAAAAATGATAATCAAAGTTATACAGATGCTCCCCAATTTATTGAAAAAAATCTTCCAGTAACATTATATGCTGAAGTTAAACAACTACAAACAAAATATCACAAAGAAACAAAAACAGAAACAAATGAATTAATTCCTGTCACAAATGGAGTTGTTACATTTTATTCTTTAGTAAATTTAAATGGTGAAAGTCGAAAGATAGGTACGGCAAGTGTTAATAATGATGGTATAGCAACATTAAATTATGCACCAACACAAGATTATTTAACAGACCCTAATGACCCAAACAAATCAATATCTACAGAATATATTGAGGCAGTATATAATAATAATAGTGAATTTAAATATTATAATCCGTCTTATGGATTTAGTCATATAACAGTTATACAAAATGCTCAACCATATATATCAATAGACCCACTATATGGATATGGTGACGATGATTTTAAATTAACTTATAAAATTTTAGATACTAACAAAAATATTATAACTGATAAAGGTATTTTGAAAATATATGTCAAAAATTCAACACAAACCTTTTTATATACTACAATAGATAGTAGCGCAACAGATAAAATTTGGAACTCATCAATAAATATTAATTTAAAAGATGATATATATCCATTAGGTAAATATACTGCATATATTGTTTATAACGGAACAGCATATAGTGGCGTAGAAAGTAATTACGTTGATTTTACAACACTTAAAAAGAATATTAACATAACACCGATTATTAATATAAAAAAATATGATTCTGTTGAGTTTGGTAAACCTTATAGATTACAAGCAAATATAGACCAAAAAGATTTAATTGGCGAAACATTATTTTTCTGTATCAATAATAATAGTATAATTAAAAGCTCTAAAATTGAAAATGACGGAACAGCTACATTTGATTTCTATGGAAGTCCCGGAGATTATATATTTTATGCAAAAGTAGATATGAAACAAATTTCCAATAAAAATGCAGATTATACATTTAATGAATCAAAAAGTTCTATTTCTACTTTTAGTATATACTCTAATGTTAAGTTAAATCTTAATCCTATTAGTTCACCAAGTGATAGGTTATCATGGAGAGGTAAGATTACACCATTAGTTACTGTTGAAAACGCATATGGTTCTGGTATACTACATTTAAAAGTAGGTAATTATGAAGATAGTACAACTGATACTTCATTATCATTTGAATGCAAAAATTTAGAACCGGGTTCATATAAAGTGAAAGCATGGACAGATGGTAATAATTTTGGTAAAGGACAACCATCTACAATTTCAACTACAATTAATATATCAAAACAAACTCCATTATTAGTTGGTTGGGCAGAAGCTAGACAAACTGCTGATTGGGGCAATGCCCCATTATGGTTACATTTAGAAGATTTATATCATGAAGGATTTGATTTTGAAAATGGTGGAGGAGAATTTTGTTTTGAGCTTCATAAAAGTGGAAAAACTAAATATATTAAATATTATAATAACAAACGTCCACAGCTATATGATGGTAACAATAATCCACTTAATTCAGATTATTCAGGAAGAATTACTTATGAAGATAATTATGCAAGATTGCCTGTAAATTTAAATGCTGGAAATTATTATATCAATTATTACTTTAAAAATAGTAAATATTATGAAGATGTATCTATTACTCATAATAATACATTAATAAGAATAAAGCGTAAAACTTGTTTATTAATTAAAAATTATCCTACAAAAACTGCAACACAAGGTGATGATAGTATTCGTGTACAATTAAGTACATTATTACAATGGGAAGCAGTAGATGTAAATTATCAATATGGTATAGATAACGCTAATATTAAAATTAAATTAGTATTAAGTGGTAAAGAAACTATATATGATTTAACAACACGTGATGGCGGATATGCCGAATTACCTATTACATATTCACATAAAGATGGGAGAATTAAAACATATATTACATATAACGGTGATGAAAAATATGAGTCATGTGAATGGAAAGATGAAACAGGATTTTTACGGTGATTAAATGTTTTTATCTGAAATTAAAGAATATAATCATAAAATTAATAAATTAGAAATAACCAATAATAATAAAGCTAGTGTTAATAATTATGTTATTGCTAAATTTACATTAGATAATATACCTGCAAATACTACCGTTAGATTTAGTTTTAATGAAAATTCTGACTACATTCCTCATCAACAAATTGGTAATGATTTTTTTATGCAAATTCCAAATGAACTAAATTCTGTGTCATATATATATGTTCATTATTTCCTGAAAGAATTATATACATATGATGGAGATAAAATTGTTCATGTTAATTTAGATTTAAATACATTATTTAATAGTAATAATAAAGGCGGTACTAATTATTCATTATCAATGAATGATAAAAACTTAAGAATTGATTATGTTTTAAATAACGGCAATAAACAAATCGTACGTGACCCTAATTGGAAAGATTGTGTATTAGGAGATAAAGAAACTCAAAATATGACAGAAAAGGGTGAATATCCTTTAGATTCAAAATTTAGAAATACTTTTCACTTCTTTGATATTCCTAATCTTGATTCTAATAACTTATATCGTTGGAAAGTTACGGATACATCATCAATTGCTAAATATAATATTAAATTAGATGCTATAAATATATCAAGCTATGTAATTGATAAAAACGACCCATTAAATATTTATATGCAATATAGATACTTACCAAGTAGTTCTAAATCACACGAACATTATATTGGTATGATAGGTGAAGAAAAAGATACCGATTCATTATTATTACATGGTGATAATTTAAATATGGTTAATGAACATTTTTCAAATAATACACATAGATTAATATATAGAGATTATCCTACAGATGAAAATACTGCTTTTCGATTAAATAAAGAAAATGATATAGGATTTATTTTCAATCCATTACCATATAAAATTAACAATAAAGATTGTTGTGAGATAATTAAAGATGGTTGTGATGATTATTATAAAATTAAATATAATGGATATAATGATAAACCAAATAAAGGATATCAAAAAATTACATTAAATCCTGATTATAATTATACATTAAGCTATTATATATACTTACCACATAATACTGATGTAAATAATATTGGAAATTATTATTATCTTGAAATTGATGGTAATAAACCTGATTCAACATTTTTAGATAATGATAAAAAATTTAATGGACAATGGCATTATCACGAAATAAACTTTAAACCAAAGCAAGAAAATGTTGTTTTGGATATATATGGACCATATGATTTAGATATTGAGAATCCAATGTTTTTATATAATATAATACTAACTAAAGACCCGATATATAATCCATTAATTAAATACAATAGAACTAGTATGATTGTTCAAGAAGAGAGCAGTAGTGTATCTCAACATCTTGTTGGTAGTTATGCGAAAAAAAATCTTGAAAACGCAGAAGAAACATATACACCGAAAATAAATATACCAGTTCCATTTATAGATGCTTATAGCATACCTGACATGAGTAATTGTGTATCTCATTTTTTAGGTAGACAATTAGAGCCACCAACATCAGCACAAAGTGCTAACAAAGATGAAGGAGTATATTGTGCAACTGATAAATGTTTATATAAATTCGATGGCAGTAATTGGATTAAAACTACATTAGATTTTTCAAAAATGTTAAATGCAATTAACATTCATACATTAAATACATCTGAACAAGTTATTAATTCTGGAAATGTTACTATATCTGTTATTGATAAAAGTAATAATGTAGTATGCCAACCAATAACAGCAAGTATTAAAAGTAATGGTCTATGCACTTCTTTTCTAAATTTTTCAGAATTACAAAAAGATTCAGAATATTATTTAGTAATGGAATATAATGACCCAATATGTTCTAATAGACAATCTAAGTCAGAAATTCTTATTAAGGTTATAGAACCTAATATAACAATTACACCATATTTAGATGATACAGTTCTTCCAAATTCTAGTAATTTAAGTACATGGTCTATTCCATATCAAAATTTTAATATTAATGTTACTGTTGTAGATTCTATATCAAATATTAATATAACAGCAGGTAGTATGAATTTAGAAATTGGAGATAAATTAATACAATCTACATTAAGTAATGATAAAAATACATATCAATTCTTTATTAACGTTACTAACGAAAATTTATCTTCAGGGTCATATACTTTCGAATTTAATTATATTAATGAAAATACAAAAATTACTAAAACAAAAAACGTAACTATTGTATAGTCATATATATTAAACCATTCTTTTTTTTATATTTTTATATAACATATCATTTAATCAAAGAAGTGATTAATATAATTGAATATAACAATTGTTATATCATTTTAATTAATCGTTTATTCAATTAAAACATATTTATTTTCGATACAAAATATGAAAATAAAAAAATTTTCTTTTTATATAGTACAAAAAATAAAAACTTTTATAATTATTAATGAGGTATTAAATGTTTGAATCTTACAAAACACTTCCAACGGTTATAGAGGGAACAACTGGGCATAGTACAAAATATGCAACACAGATGTTAACTAATCCAAATAACTTAACATCTACAGATATTAATTTAGCTTATTGGGGTGTAAAAAGACCTAAATATATGGGAAATTATTTACGAGATTGGCCAGATGCTGTATCTAGTAGAAATGGAAGTTTTTTTACACCAGAAAAAATTATAGCAAAAGGTTTTAATAAACCAAGTAATGTTAATGATGATGGTATAATCAAATCAATTAAAGTTATATATAAAATTGGAAAAATTTCTTATTCATCTAAAACAGCACATGGTACTTTTAAAGCGCCTACTATCGAGCTAAAAAATGGTAATACATCATTAAGTAGTATCAAAGGTCATGCACCTCCAGAAGATGGTATACAAAATAATAGTGGGGAAAATGTAAACGCAAAAGAATTAAAAAATACATATACTGAACCTTTTGATATTACAAATAAAATTTTACATATAAAAGATATACCAAATCTTACAGTAAGTTTTGCAAATACAAATAATACATCAACAAACCATTGTCGTGTTGTAATGCAATATTTGCAATTAGAAATAGAATATGAAGATACACCATGTTTTAGAACTTCTATAGCCTATAGTGGAGATAGGGAAAAACAATTAGATTCTGAATTTAATGTATGGGTACAAGTCGAAGGGCAAAATTCAATTAGTAAAAATACTCATTGTGAAATAAAATTACCAACTGGATTAGAATTTGATAGAAATAATATCAAAACACAATATGGAGATGCTAATAATGATGTTTATCGTATCATGGAAAAAGATGGATATAATGTTATAGATTGGGAGGTAAATCAGTTAAATGATACTACTGTTGGTACTGATATTGTTGGAAATATTAATAAAATTGCAACAGCAAAAATATTTATACCAGTTAAAGCTACAAAGACTGGAGAATATACTATATCATCAGAAGTTATGGAATTTGCAGATGCAAATTATAAAGGAAAAGATTCTCGTAATTTTTTAGTATATAAGACAACTAGAACTGAAAATTTAAGTCTTAAACTTAGTCAACATTTAGTTAATATTGGAGAGAATGTTGAATTAGATGTATTTTATACAACAAATAAGGGAATAAATGGTACAGTTGGTATTAGAAGTGATACATTTAATGTTAAATGGTACACATATATTAACGGAATCGAAACACCGATTGAATTACCATATACAAATAATACATATTATTTTGAAGTCAAAACCGAAGAAGCAACTACTTACGTATATAAGGGTATAGTAGATACTTCTCATAGTGCAAACGGTAGCTTTTCGGCGTTTAAAAATGATAATACTGGAGCAACAAATACTAATGCACCATCCGTATCACTAACAGTTCAAGCACCACTATTTGATAGAGAGAATTTATCATTAACAGTTGAAGATGGTACATCTGTTGAATATAATCATATAATATTTACAAAGGGTGATGATTTAGAGAAACCTTTAATCTATAAAGAATATGAATTAGATAATAGTCCTGTTAATAAAATACGTATTGAAGGGCATAATAAACACATACCACTTAACCAAGTACAATATGTTACTTTTGATGTATCTTTACCCAAAGTAGATAATATACAAGATGTTATAAGTTATAAAAATTTATTATTCGAACCTGAAATTATTAATCAAACAGATGGTACTGTAGATAATATAATTGTTGGCTGTAATTCTGATATTTCATTATTAGATTCAAAATATATAGTATTAAACTCTATTTCAAGCGGAGAAACTAAAGAAATTAAATTAGCTGTTCATTCTGATGTTATTAAAACAGATAATATCACATTACTATTATATGGCAAAAGAACCAGAATGGTCAAAGTTACAAACACACAAAAAGTAACTGATGATACAGCAAATAATATAGAAAAAACAACATATACAGAATATGAAGAAACCTTTTCAACTCCAGCTAAAGTATTATTTGAAGATTTAGCTAGTTTAAAATTAAATATTTATAATGAACAAAATATTTATGATTTCACTTATAATATTGATAAATACGGAGATTTATTTTATACACCATTTGATTTAATATATACTGTACAAAATGTATCCAATATTGAAGCAAAAAATGTTAAAATAAAAATAAATGAACCTCAATTTTTCAAAATAGATAATGATAAATCAAGTAGTAATTATAATCATGAAACAAATATTTGGAACATTGGAAATCTAAGTGTTAATGAAATAAAACAATTAGTTATTACATACACACCAACAAGAAAAGGAATATATCAGTTTAGTAGCCAAACAATCGATTCAGATAAAACATTTGATGATGATATTTATCAAAATGAGTATAGATGCAATGTTATGGTTGATTATGTTGCAAAAACTAATATAGTACAAAATATATCTAACACACAACCAAATGTTAATGAATTACTCGATTATACTATTGAGGTTACAAATAATACAAAAACACGAAATATATTAACAATTAATATAGATGATATAGGCAACTTCAATGACAATCATTTAGGTAATCATTATCAAATAGAATCAATTGATTGTGAATATGGTAAATTTACAAAAGGAACTAACAAATTAATCGGTACTTGGGTTTTAGAAAATTTAGGTATTAATAAAACTTATTATCTTAATTTAACTTTACGACCAATTAGTACTGGTAGTCATGATATTCGTATAACTTCATCAGAGATAGATTATTCTAATACTTTAATTATTAATATTTTAAAAAATAAAGCAAAAGTTAATATGAATGCATATCAAGGTATAGATTTAAGAACAAATAAAAATACTCCAGCATTATGTACAGATTATACACAATTTTGTGATGATGATTTCCTATCTTTAGGTGATGAATTTGGATATGTGATTAATGTTACTAATAATAGTAAAAATGATAATGATGAATTTGGAGATTTATATTTAGATATTATACTACCTAAAGAATTAAGTGACTGTGTTATAGATGATAAATACTTTAACTATCGAGATACTACATATCACAACATTATTACACTTAAAATACCTATACTAGATAAATGTAAAACTAATACTGTTTGCTTAGGTATTAAACCAAAAACAAAAGGTTCTTTCTCTACATTAATTGTATTATATGGAGATAATATTGACGTACAAACAAAAAGATTAACTATAAATGTTGATGATGTATTTCCAGAATATCAACTAGAACATTATTTAAGTATATATAACTTTGAACGTAGTAATAAATATTATACATATCAAAGTATCTATGGAGCAACCGATTTACAAAAACTATTCCATAAAGGTGATAGGTCACTTCGTATGATTGAAAGAAATCCATATAGTGTCAAAACAAGTGAAACATATACTGGATTTAATTTAAAAGATTTATGTTCAGACATTGAAAATTCTCGTTATATTAAACCAGTATTTTTACGTGAAGGAACTAATCAGTTAAAGAATGACTTATACCAAATATATCCTGATGGATTTATTCGTAGATTTGGTTTATTACAATCAGAGATATATCATAATACTGGAGTATTACCAAAAACAGTTGACATGATTGATAGTGTTATGAAATGGGATGTCGACAATTGGGATTCTAAATTATGGGGAGGAGATATTTGGGATAGTGGTGTATTTAAAATTAGTATTGACTATTCTAAAATCCCATCTAATTTTAATAGAATTAAAATGCCTCAATTACAAAATATTGTTAATGAAACAAAACCATATGGATTAAAAGGTATTGCATATTATTCTGATACTGAAGAATTTAGATTAAAAATAAAAATGAAAGATATTGCAACTACATTAATAAATAGCTGTAAATTTTTATTATCAAATATTGATATGGGTATACTTTCAAAATATATATATTCAGATGGTAGATTAATAATGAATGATAACTCTGTAACATTTGATATGAATAAAATTAATTTAATATTCAATGATATTAAATATAAAACATATTCTCAAACATCAAGTAAAAATAATCGTAATGCATTTGGATTATTACCAAAAATGGATGTTAGTGCTTATTATTTCCAAACAAAATATTATCAAAACAAAATATCTGAATATAATGATATTTTTAATTTTAATAATTTATCTAAATTTACTTTAACAAAAATCGTTAATAATAAAAAAGATTCAAAATATCATTACAGTATTGATAAAAAGTCATATAATATTAATAATGCAAGTAATGATATTCATTCAACTGTTAAAAGTGAATTGATTAAAGACCCATTATTATCAAATGAATATCAATTATTATATGCATTCAATGAAGATATAGTAAATAATACTGAATTTGGTGTGTATTTAGAGGATGATAGTGGAAAAAATATATTAAGAGCTTGTAGATTTAGAGATTTAGTTTCTGGACAAGATGGATTTAGATTAATGTTAAATGATGATGTTTTAAATCTAGTTAATATTAATAATAAAGTATATAGCTTCCAAATATTAGTACAAAGAAGTCAAGATGATTATTTACATTTCTTTTATATAATCAATAATGAAAACATAGCATATCATTTTGGTTTTTATAAAGATTATAATAGAATGAATAATCAAGGAGTTTATACATTAAAAACACGTAATATACCATCTACTAATAATTATAATTTTGATAATATATATGTTATATATGATGATTCAGATGTTACAGTTTCATTATCAAATAATTATAAGACAATAACAAAATCTAATGATAATTGTATTCAAATTAAAGACGATATTATTTGGGATAATTTTAATAATTTATACAATAGTGGAGAATATATTTCTTGTAAGTATTCTAATGATAAAGATAAAGAATGTATTTTAGGTAATAGTAAAAAATACACAAGCCCAATAGTTGCATGTTTTGATAATATTGATATTGATGATTCAGTACAAATTAAAGATATAGGAATAAAATTAAAGGCAGAAAGTAATAAATCAAACTTTATGAATGATATTGATGCAAGTATTATTTTAGATGGTAATTCTTACATACCAAAAGACGTTGGAAATAAAATCATTTATCCTAATAATGTTGCAAATATAGGGAAAGAATATTATCCATCAATTGATATTGAAGAAGATAATGTTACATATTGTAATAATTGTGGTTCTAAATCAAATGGTATACATTCTTATTGTCCAGTATGCGAATCAACAGATGTTAAATTACTTATAAGTACATATACTACTTGTCATCATTGTGGATTAAGTTCTAAAGGCTATTATACATTATGTCCTAATTGTAAGTCAAGCGATGTTACATATAATAATATAAACAAAACATCTACATATTGTAATAATTGTAAAGATTTAATTGATGGATATTATGATATCTGTCCTCATTGTAAAAGTTCTGATACAGAAATTATAGGGGTAACATCAAATATAACACAATGTGATAATTGTGGACGTTTATCAGGTGGATTTTATTCATTATGTCCATTCTGTTTTTCACCAAATGTAGAATATAAAAATAGATTATCACAACAAGAATATAATTATAAGTTATATAGCAATGACGTAAAATATCCTTTTAACACTATACATTTTGATACAGATATTAATAAAGTACAAGTTTGTGATTTAAAAATTAATATGAACAAAGATAGTCTTAATTTAGATAAATTATCATCTATGATATTACATATAAAAGGTAAAAATAATTTAGATTACCAATTCCATGTATGTGGGGACTGTAATAATATCGGAGATGGTAAGCAAGATTACTGTTCATATTGTAATTCAGATAATGTTCAAAACTATGGAACTGATTTTATTAAATTAATAGGATATGCAGTATTTGATGGTGTAATAAGTAATTTAAATATTGATTCACCTATTATTAATTATGGAGATTTTGATATATCTATTGATATATTAAATTTAATAAAAAAGAATAAGAAAGAATCCTTTACTCTTAGATTCTTTATTCAAAATAATTATGAAAAATCATTATTACCTATTATTAATGGATTAAATATTATACAAGAAGATAAGGACTTATTAAAAGCTATTATTCAAAATATTAATATAGATATTACAGACATTGGTACTAAATCAGAATATATAGAAAGTACATCATGGAGTAATACAGCAGGGTTATTAGATAAAACAAAACCTCCATTAACATTTATAACTTCATATAATAAAAATCAAACAGATATTATTAAATTAAATAATTTTAATTTTAATAACATTTCATCAATAGAAACATCAACGTTAAAAATACATGGAATAAATTATTCAGAACATAATATTAGTTTATATTTAAAAACAAATCTTAATAATGAATATGAATTATTAACAACTGAAATTGAAAACGGTATTTTTAATTATGAATATAATTTATTAAATCTATTATCAGAAAAAGAAATAAATAATAATTTAGAAATTTCTCTATATTTTGACAATATTGATGTTGATACTAAATTAGAAATTTTAGATATATATATAGATACAGATTATCAGAAAAATATATTATCTTTACCTGTTATTACTAATAATGTTTATAATAAAGTAAATTATGATAATTATTATTTATTAACATCTAATAATGTATGGGGACTATTAGATAATGTACCAAAACAAATAGATGGGTATAATATTAATAATAGAATATTGGGTGTTATCGATTTTAATAAATTAGATTATAATGAATATATAAAATTATATAATATTAGTTTAGTTATTAAATATATCGATAAAAAAGGAACTTTTGTTACTAAATATATTGAGAATCAAGATAATGATAGTACCAAAATACAAGTACAAGGTAATATTATTAATAATAATGGTGAATATTTCGGAAATTTAACTCAAGACTATCAAATGATTACTAATGATGAATCTATTAATGAAGATGTTAATGGTGAATATTTAAACTATATAGAGTTACATAAAGGATTATATCAATCATTTATTCCATCATATAATGAAATAAATAGTATTGAAATTAATACATTAGGTAGAATCGGATATCCAGATGATAAAATTAAGATATCAATATATAGTGATAACAACAATAAACCTGATAAAATTTTAACTTCAACTTATATTGATGGTTGGGGTAGTCAATCAAATTGCTTAATAAGATATGATTTATTAGCAACAGAATTAGATATTGATAAACAATATTGGATTGCTCTCGAATTAGATAATTACGATAAATATAATTACTATACTTTAAAATTTAATAAAAATAAAATAGGAAGTTTATTAGAAAGTAATGATGGAACTTCATATAAAAATATTAGTAATATATCATTAAGTTTTAATTTATATCAACCTATATATAGATATTCATTTAATAACTTACCTACTACAGTAGATGGTGATTATAGTTTTAGAATTAAAAATACCATATTCAGACACAATATAAATGATAATATATATTTATCTAATATTAAAGCATTATTAGGAAAGGATTATACAAAAGATTATCAAACATCAGTAACTCTTCAACCTCAATATGAGGCTAGAGCAGGTACTCATTTTGTTTTATCTGCTAATGTGATAAATAATGATAATACAGGATATGTAGAGTTCTTTGTAAAAGATATTAGTATTGGTAAAGTTAGATATGACCCAGAAGAAAATGCATATGTATGTATTTGTCCAACCAATTCAAGTGAATTAGGATTAAAAATTAGTTCTACATATGATTATGAAGTAAAAGCAGTATTTATTCCAGATAATGAAACTCCATATAAGAGTTCAAGCGCTACGTCAGTTTTAAAAATTATTCCATTTGAAAAACCAAAAATAACAACATTATTTAATGATAACGTTCTTTATAATGATGATTTAAATATTAGAGTTTTATTAGAAAATTTAAATGGAGATAGCGTTAGCGATGGACAGGTTAATATTAAAATTTTAGATACCTATGATAAATACAATACCAAATATCAAATAAATGAAAATATTATAGTTAAAAATGGTGTTGCAGAATTAACCGTAAATACTAAAAATATAGATTTAGTTCCATATAATAGTATTACTAATCAAAATAATAACAGATATAAATTAATAACATATTATAAACCAAATGAATATAGTATATATTCTGAATCAGATGTTCAATCTCAATATATTAATATTAAACAACGAGAAACTGAATTATCTACAAATGCTGATAGTAGTTTTGTAGGATATAGTGGACAGCATTTAACAATTACTTTAAGTGAAAAAGATACTCATAAAAAAATAACAGGTCAAGTTATCAGTATTAACTATCATGAAGAAGGTAATACTGCAATGAATTATGATATGCTTATTAAAGATGGGTCTTCATCCACTCTTACAAACTTAACTAAAGATATCGATAATCAATTAAATGGTTTATATGTAATCAGTTTATCACTCGCTCCTAAAAATTGGATTTTTACAATTGAATATCCGGGAAATGAATATTATACTGGCTCAAAATTAATAGTTCCAATTAATGTAAGTAAAATATTAGCTCAAATTAATAGAGAAGAAAATTCAATGAAAATTGAACTTACAACATTAGTTAGTGATAAAAGTTTATTAAAAAATCAAACAGTTATTATGTATGAAGTAGATAATGATTATGTGGTGGCATCAATACCTACAACTTTATATGGTAGTATTGGTATTGCTGATTTTAGTGCTTATAAATTAGATGGTAATACTCATGTAAAATATAAGTTAGCAGATGATAGTATCTTCTATACTGAAAATGAATTAGATGGATATAGGTGAGTAAATGAGTGATTTTGATTTAGGTAAAATAAAAATAACAGAAATAATGAAAATTAAAAATAATGATACTGATGAAATTTTCTATTTAACTCAAATAAATGATGAATGGAAAAGCATAACAGAAAATGAATATAAAAAACTAATAGAGGTTGAATAATGGTAAGTACATATATAACAGATACAGGTAAAACAGATATGCTTAAAATGGCATTTGGAGATGGTAGTACCACAACTCGTTTTGGATACTTAGCTTTAGGCGGAAGTGATAGCAATGGAGTAAGTAATCAAAGTGCAAAAAGTTTTGCAGAGTTAAGTGGTGATGGATATGAGAGAGTGGCATTAAGTACAGATACATCTGTTACCAAAGGAATTAAATTAACAGCCACCTTTAACGAAAGCAATTATGCTCCAGTCAATGGTGGTACTATAAAAGAAATTGCAATAATAAATAATAAAGATAAGTCTAGTAATGATGTTATTTTTGGTATAGCAGAAGTACCTGAAATTATTAAAAAAGATAATATATCTATATCATATGATATTCTTATAGAAATAGAATAGGTGAGAATATGACTGGATATTATCAAAAAATTGATAATGACCTAAAACCGGGACATATCGCAAGGTCTGGAGATATTAACTTAATTCAGTCCTCAATAAATAACGCTATAAGTGATTTAGCTGTAGATATAGAAGGTCCAGCTGTCATTATCGGTGGAGATGAAAATTCTTTTAAACTAACACCATCTCCAGAAAAATATGACCAATTAAATACAACAACAGATGAAAATAATCAATGGATTTCATTTCATGAAAAATACCTAAGACAAAAAATAAGAATAGAAAAAAGTGAAATAAATTCTATCACAGTATCTGTGCAAAATAATTCAACATATCCTATTACAATTGTAGGTGAAATAAGAGATTGTGAAACATATAATTTACTATCTGAAAAAAATACAAAATTAACACCAAAAACTAGTAAAGAAGTTACCTTTAATTTTGACTTACAACATATTAAAATAGGTGATTATTATTTTATTATCCGACCTATTAGTTTATCTAGTATCGATGTAGCTTTAAATGGAGATGAAACTGCTATTATTGGTACTGAAGAAATTAGTGATGATAGTTTTCAAATTAAATTTGATTGTAATGGAACATATACCACATCACAAAAATGGACAGAATCTGGGTTAAAATATAGTTATAATGGAAATGAATATAACTCTTTATATGATACAGAAATATCTGATATTATTTATGCTGACCTTTGGTTTAAGGAAAAATTTGCATCAACAGATAATACATATAGTATAGAACCCGGAACTGCTTTAATTTCAGGTCAAAAAGTTTATCTATTAGACACTCACGTTAATATAGATGGACCAAGTCAAAAAGGAGATAGGGCTGATTTAGTAGCATTAATGTCTAATGGACATGTTGAGGTAATTAAGGGTCACGCATCAAAGGGTATATTAGAAGTTCCAGTTTTAAATAATGCTTTGCAGTTAGCGTATATTATCACATACGAAGATAGTGTTGATTGGAAATGTTCAAATTGTGGAAATATTAATGCATTTACATCAGAAACTTGTCAAAAATGTGGTAAAGGAAAAAATAAAAAATTACCAGCAATAATACAAGATGATACAAATGGTCTTACGCGTAAAAGAGATTTGCGAGAAGAGGTAAGACGTTTAAAAAAATATACTGAATATAATGAAGACAGAAATGCACCATCTAGGATACATTATAATTGTGTATTAGACGCTATACCTGAAGCAAATCCTGATGAATTAAAAAATATGGTATTAGGTATTAATGATAGTGGAGATATTTCATATATAGCTAATGACAGTACTGTCGAAGAATTTTATTGGACTATAAAAGATTTTAAAAATAATATAACTGATGACTTAGTTATTGGTAATTTTAGTGTAAAATATTCTAAAGGAAATACTGTTGACGGATATATTGCAGGTGTTAATAGTTATCATAGATGTTGGACAAATAAATGTCCTAATTGTGGTACAAAAGGTTCATTAAATATTCAAACATTGGGTAGTGATGATAATCAAATTGTTTGTGATAAATCTTTAGGTGGTTGTGGAAATACATTTTGTGGTTTTTCAGGATATCAAATATTACCTTCTGAAGATACTACTAAAAAATTAACAGCTGATAAAGAACCTGATAATCCAAACGCTTCTTTAGTAAACTTTAATGAACATAGTATAGGTGAAGCTAAGAGCTTATCAGGTGTAGCTGGAGCTATGGCACTTGTTCATACTGATGGTACATTAGTTAGTGATGATGATTTAGCAAAAGGTAAGAAGGCAATGGAAGAGCCACCAGAAGACGCTAAAAGTACATCTAAGAAAAAACCTAAAACATTTAGTAAAGAGGATAATGTATTTCATGGATTATTACAAATAGATAGTAATTCAACTGATGGTATTGATATTGATACTACAAGAGGAACAGTATCTTTAAAACTAAATAAATATGATGATGAAATTGTTAAAAATGAACCATTAAGTAATAGTTTAAAAATAAGTGGAGAATCTAATAAAGTTGCATATACTATTAATAACAATCCAGAAACATATGGGCAACAATTAAGTGAATATCCTGCTTTGAATTTTGCATTAGATAAACCAATGTATGTTAAAACATTAACTCCGTATATTACTGAATTCCAAAATATGAAAAATTTTTCTGTATTATTATTTAAAGATGATGCGGTATTTAATCCCCCAACAGATAAATTTGTATGTTATACAAAAAAATTCAAAGACGATAGTACATTCCCAAATGTGTTTGAAGGAGAGTTAATTGATATTCCTAGTAATTCAACACGTAGTGGCGAATCACAAGTTTTAAATAGTGAACATAGCTTTGAAATTAATCAAGAACTACCAGCAGGTAAATATACTTTATTAGTATATGGAACACCTATGGATAATGCAACATCAGGTACTATATATGTTAATTGTTATAGTACTACAAGTAGTTTAAAATTTGGTAATGCTATGACATGTAGAGGACCTTCTCATCCTGATGTTTTATATATAGAACCAACTAATGTAAAAGATTATACTTGGGATTTAGTATTAGAACATAAAGGTGCAAAATATGCCGAAACTGGTACATTATACTCACAATCTATTCCAACACAGCTTCCAATAAAAGCTGTTTCAAAATCTATTAATTATGATGCTGGTAGTGGATGTAGCGTAGATATATATGTTTCCAATAATGGTGGAAGAACTTATACGCAAATTGAAAACGAACCAATTAAATTTAATGGTACTGGAAAACTATTTAAATGGAAAATTGTATTAAAAGGTACTGGTGAAACTACACCTGTCGTTAAATATTCTGATGATAAAGGTTTCGGTTTATTATTCAATGTTGGAGAAGCTGTTAGTGATGTTCAATCAACAGATTACAAACGAAGAATAGAAACTAGAATAATAGATGCTGGATGGATTAATGCAAATTTATTAGGAGATTCGTATACTTATAAAAACTTTAGTGAATGGGAATTTGTTCGTGTATGGGCAGAAGAAAATGATGGAAATTTAGATATTGATATTTTTGTATCATATAGCGAAACACCATTAATTCCAATTACAGCTAAACCTAGTACAACTTGGGATAAAGTATTTTATTCAACAGTATTTGCTGATTTAAAATTAAGTGATTTCTCAACTAATTCTGTAGATTATTCAGTTAATAATGAAGAAGTAGAATTTGACGAGCATAATTATCGTATGGCTTTAGATACAGACGTAAATTACAATGAAGCACAAGGTGTTGTTATATCATATGGTATAGATGGTATGGGAGATATTAATTCTCATAAAACAGAAGATGAACGAAATATTGATGGCGTATTTACATATTCCGAATCACCAAAAGTTGATGATAATAATAACACAATAAGTACATTAAATAGATATGAAATAGCAACATTTAATCCAACATCTGGTTCTATATTATCTACAATTATATCAGGCGATTTTAGTCCTAAATATTCAAAATCTAGTACTTTATCAGGATATACCGATGGGATTAAAACATATAGTAAATCTTGGTTAAATTATTGTCCTCATTGTGGAAAATCTAATACTTTAGTTACCGAAGATGATAGCGACGGAACTAATCATATAAAATGTACCAATACTGCTTGTAATTATTCATATTGTGGTTTTTCAGGATACGCTTATGCTCCTACTGAAACAACTGAAATACAGTTAATACCAAAAAACAGATATGCAACATATTATAACTCTAGTTATAGTGAATACAATCCTAGTACTATTATTATTGGTAAAGCCTTCCCATCAGGTATAGATATGACAAATTATAATAAATTAGTTTTAGATATCGTACCTCATTTAGAAACAACAGAAACTGATACTGCAAAAAGAACTAAAATACCTAGTGGTGTCTTAGAAGTAGTAGTATCTTTAAATGTTAATGGTTCTATTGAAGATGAAAAATATGTCGAAGAGGTAGATGAAAATAATAACCCAACTGGTGTTGTTAAATTAGTTAAAACTTCAAATGTTACTTATGGAAAAGCTTATACTATTAACCAAGAACTTTTAACTGATGTTCACAATGAAGTTGTTATATCTAGTATAAGAGATGATGTTTATGCTTATGGTAATGTAAAAAGTATAGGTATTAGAGTTAAAGATGTTGATTCTGATAATACTTTAAGATGTATTGCAAATGGAGATAATAATTATTGTGATTCTATTGGAGTTGCAAATATTAGATTAGAATCAGATAATATTTATAGTCTTATTCCTTCATTAAATAAAGAAAGACGTAAATGGGTTATTAATAAAGATTTCGATACTACTCAAGTGTCTTATCAACTTGCAGATAATACTGCTACTGATGAAGATTATTGGGGACTTATGGACTTTAATATTATGGGAAATAACATTATAGGTGATATTGCAACATATACTAGAGATATTGATGTTAGTACAACTAATTGGTATTATATTAGTTTCTTCTGTAATAAAACTTTTAATAAAGGTGAATTTATAATTAATCTTTATGGTGATACTGATGGTAATGACTTAATAGAAAGTTTTTATCTTCCTGCATGGGATTATACAACATTATCCGACAATGCTTGGAAAATGTTGTGGGATATTGACAGAAGAGAACGTTTACCTACAGATAAAGATGTTGTAGACCCAACAAAAGAATCTACTACAGGAACTCCGGGTCATTCATTCTTTATGGGTGCATGGTTTAAACGTAGAAATTACGATAACTACAACATTAAAATGATAAAACTTATCAGACAAGATGTGGATGATGATAAAAACACAAAAGAAGATGGTTTTGTAGGAAAAGAATTAATGATACAAACCATAAGAGGTTATAGAAGTAAAACTATCCCATCTTTTGGACCTAAATTAAAATTAAGAATGTATCCAAAAAGTATTGAAAATCTTAAAGCACCAACAATACGTAAGTTTGGTGTTGTATATACATTATCATAGGTGATAAAATGAGTAACGAATTTACTATTCAAAGTGAAGCTCAAGTAACAAATATAAAGAATAGACAAGCTACCAAAGACATCGTTACGGATATTGTTAGTAATATACAAAATGATTTAGTAAACACAGATGAAATAAATAATAAATTAGATACAATTATTAATGCAACAGCACAAGTTGGTGCTGTTGCTACAGATTTATCTAATACCCAATCTGTAACAAATCAAACAAATATTAGTAATCCGCAAATTGATACCTTAGGTGAGCAAAATAAAGATATTTTAATAAAATTAGCAAATCAAAATACAAGAATAAATGAATTAGAAAATAAATTAGATTTAATATTAGAAAAATTATCATAGTGATTAGATGGGGGATTTAGAGCAAGAAATAAAATTAATACATAATGATATTAAATCACTTAAAGATGAAACCAATAAGGGGCTAACAAACGGTGATAGGTATCAAATGATAAAATTAATTGAATCAGAAATTAATCCATTAGACGAAAAGATTCAATTATTAGAAACAGAAATTGTACGCCAAGAAGGAGTTGATAATAAGATTTATGAAAATTATCAATCAATGTTAAAAGCAATGACTGAATTACGTAATTTTAAAAGTGAATTACGAGAAAAAATAGATACTGAAAATGACCATAGTAGGCAATATACTAATGAACAATTAAAATCATTTATTAGTGAAACTTTTGAACCATTTAAAGGAGATGTTTCAAGTTTGGAAAGTAAAGTTGATGAATTATATAACGAAATAGCAAAAAATCATGATGAAATTGAAAAATTAGATAAAAAAATTGATAGACATGAAGCTCAACGCCAAATTGATGAAACGAATCGTACTAAAGTAATGGAACAAAACGAAGCTCGTAGGCAGATTTGTGAAAGTCAAATCATGCAGAAAATTGATGAAAATGAGAATAATAGAAAAGTGGCAGAAGCAGAAAGGTTTAATAAAACTTGGAAAATTTTAATCGCTATATCTGGATTAATATTAACACTTATTACATTAAACACTTATCTTGACCCACCAATTCATCATCTATTCCATATATTATTTGGAATTTAGATGATATAAAATTTATTTTTTTTACATTGACTTATAAAGAATTTATATTCATCATAAGTCCAATTATATTTAATTAAAAAAGATGGTAATGTTTTCCAAATTGGTTCTAACATATTAGGTAAATCATACATTTGAATCCTAGTATTAATAACCTTATTTTTGTCTAAACCATCAATTGGAATATTTTTCTTTTTTAATAATTCAATAATAAGTTCGTCATTATTTTTATATTGTTTATTAATAGCTGACAGATATTGTTGTTTTTTTGTACAATCTTTACAATAATAACTATACCCATCTTTATTGTTTTTATTTTTAGTAAAATTTGATATATCTTTTACTTGATTACATCTATTACATTGTTTTTGCATTTAATCATTTTTATCAGCTATCTTACGATATGTCATACTACCAATTACACTATATGATAATAAAGTTATTACAATACTTGATAGCCAAAAATTAAATCCTGATAGGTTTAATAATATTGCTATTTGAGCAACAAATAACCAAATTCCATACAATGTAATAAAAGATATTATGATAAATATAAGATATATTGCTGTTATCGTTGGGGCATTCATTTTATCTTTCAACCTTAAAACCTTTGTTTTTCATTATTTTTATTGAGTTTTCTAAATTATCTTTAGATGAATATATTGTTAGTTTATCACCATTTTCTAATATAACGACAAAACTTTCTTCTTGGCTTTTTAAGCTATCTTTTATATCGTTACATATTCTTTCAATTTTATCAATTTGTTCAATTTCGTAATCGAATCGTCCTTGTTTTAATTCCATTTTATACACCTTGTTTTAATTGTTCTTCATTTTTTCTAAACCATTTTTTTGCAAATCTCATATATGCACGAAATTCCTCATCAGACGTATCTTCATCATCTAAAAACTCATATAATAAAGATAAAACTGTAGCCGACGCAAATCTTTGTACTTGTGCCATGTCACGATACATATTATTACTTTTAAGTAAATTATAGGTATTCCATAATTTACTATCAAAATCATCTCCTTTAATCATATTATATATTTAATAAGTATTACCTTTATAAACTTTTCGCTATAACTTTGTATATTTTGTATTATTTTTTCTTAAAAAATGGTATATAGATGATTTTGGTAAATTAAAATCTTTTTCTATACCAGATATAAAGTATCCATTATTCTTTAAATCAATCAATTTATTTATTCCACCAATATTTTCGATATATTCATTTGTAAATGTTATTTTTGGATGTTGATAGTAATTTGAGTAAAAAATAAAAGCTTCTTCTTCTGTGTCAAATCCTTTTACTATATCCATTTTTTTATATTGCTCTATTCTTACTTCATATTTACAATCTTCATTTAATATAATAGAGTCTTTAACATTATTAAATGTGTGTTTTTTTATATATATATTATCTGATAAATAAACATTTTTTAATCTAAAATCTTTATAGTTATTATTTAAATAATGAACATATTTATCAGAACCATTTTTATATAATAAAGATAAATATGTTGGTTTACAATTAATATTAGTTATTAATCTTTTTCTATAAATATTCCATAAATTATTTTCAACAATATCTTTGACACCATTGCAATATTTGAATACAACATGAGCTTTATCTCGTGGTTTTGGTTTATCATAAGTATAAAACTTACATACATCACAATGTTTACATTCATTAAATTTATTAATATAATTATTATATTCCTTTATAATATCTTTTGCATCTTTTCCATGATTAAATGTAACAAAATCTACAAAAGGTATCTTTGCATCTTCCATTATAACACCTCTTAAAAAAAATAATCTAAGAGGTCGTTCCTCTTAGATTTAATTCAAATATGAACAATTGTCTAATCTATTTTGGATGAACACTATTTGAATTTAACAAGCAAGTATTAGGTTAATAACTCCTAATAATATATTCTAGAAATATATATACTTACAGGGAGCCTTTCGCTATCGATTTACATTGACTAGAAGACGATATTTAAACCTTTGTCTACACGGTACTGACTCAATAGATTTTTATAGTGAAATCTGTCACTCGTCAATATAATATTATACAACATAGTATATAAAATTTTCCATAAAAAAAGACCCCAACTTGAATACATGAAGAAGTTGGGGTAATCGCACACAAATTTAAATCAATGAAAATCCCCCCTGCCGGACTCGAACCAGCAACATTTCGGTCTACAGCCGAATGCTCTACCAAATTGAGCTAAGAAGGGTTACGCCAGTAACAGGATTTGAACCTGCGATATCGCAATGGATAACAAGATTTCAAGTCTTGCGTCTTTGGCCGAACTAGACTATACTGGCCTATATTTGTCAGTCTATAAATGACAACGCTGATAGCAGGATTCGAACCTGCGAGGTTCTATTGAACCATCAGGGTAGCAACCTGACGCCTTACCGCTAGACTATACCAGCAAATAGCTCCATCAGGAGTCGAACCTGAATCTACAGGGCCAAAGCCTATAATGATTGCCATTACACCATAGAGCTATAATTAAGGGTTTTTAATAGGTGGACCCTCATAACCACCTTCTCTTTTAGGTGTGAATTTTTACGAACACCATCAAGATTTTACTCTTGAAATATGCAGATTTATCATTGACCACTAGTAAGTCTAAAATCTGTGGGGTATTCTCACCAGCTTAAACTATCTTTCAATTGGATTTGAACCAATATCTCCCCTAAAGGCATTAGAGGGAATTGAACCCCCAACCTTAGCTTTACAGGAGCCACGCTCTGCCTAGTTGAGCTATAATGCCATCAGGATATATTAAATATCCTGACTCATATTAAAATTGTAGTCACCCCTATCATGAGGAGGTGTATATTTTATTATAATTTATGTAGTATATAAACTTTTCGGTTTAATCATTATGATTGACTCTATCTTTAAGCTCTTGTTTTTTACCTGCATTCCATTTTTGTGTTACAGTAAAATATCCTGTAATTCTACTCATACTATAAACATTTTCAGAGCCACAATAAATACAAGAGTCATTATCACCATTTGCTTGTTTACCACATTCTTTGCATACTGTGAAAGCAGAAGTATATGCCCAAAATTGTATATTTTGTTTTTTAATTTTCTTAGTTAAACTCATAAGAGATTGTGGGTCCATATAAGCCTCACCTAAGAAACAATTAAGGATACAACCTGCTGGTTCATATTTATGATAAGTATTAGCGTTTTTAATATGTTCAATAATACTTCCTTGAGAATCTACAGGTAAGTGATTACTATTTGTATAATAATATCCACCTTCAACTCCTTTACATAATATATCAGGATATATTTTTTTATCAATTTCTGCAAAACGATGAGAACATGATTCAGCAGGAGAACCTAAACAAGCAAATCTTAATCCATATTTAGCTTTTTGTTTTTTAGAATATTCATTCATAAATTCTAAAATTTCTTCTCCATATTTATTACCTTCAGGAGTATCTAAATCATATCCTGTAAGCATTTTAACAGCTTCATATAATCCACAAGTACCAAATGTAAATGAAAAGTTACTAATATCATATAATGGTTTACCAGTATATTTATCTTCTTGTAATAAAAACCCTAAATATCCTTCTGTATTAGCTCTATCTTCAAAGTTTTGTTTTCTATCCAACATAGACATTGTCCCAATATTCATAAAATGTTCAAGATATTGTTTAAATTCATCCATATTATTACTGATATAAGCCATTCTTGGAAGATTAAAAGTTATGTAAGCAAAGTTTCCTACATTAAGAGTATCTATTTCCCAATTACCAGTCCAATTAGTTCCGTTAGCAGTTCTACAATTTTCACTATGTATACCACCTAATCCACAAACATAATTATGATTATTTTCTATTGTTAAATCATATACATTATCATCATTATTTACAACTTCAATATCTTTAATAATAGTATTATTTTTTGGAGAATAATTAATACCGAATGTAACTCTATAATTTGGTTTCCAATTATTTGTTTTACCTTTTCTATTATCAATATAAAGAGTGTTTTGTCTTCCTATATATGATAAAGCATATAATACATCGGTTACTAAATTTTTATCAGAACAAGACCAAACATAGTTATTAGATTGTTTATGAGCATCTAACATTAAACCTTTAATAATATTAGCTATTTTATTTTTATCAGACCAACATTGAGGAAATGTTTTCTCCCCGTTTTTAGTATATAGTTGTACTAATTTATCTCTTATATTTAATTCTCTAATATTAATAGAGTAAGTACCATTATTTTGTTTAGTAATATCATATTTATAACCTAATTTATCGCATAAATTAGTAATATATTCTTTTTTCCAATTTAATTTTATATGAAATTCTATAGCATTACTATTTCGCAAAGCTCGTTCATTACTTCGTATATAACCATCAGCTAAAAAAGCACCTATAAATTCATATTCTAAATCATCAACTGGGATAAATGGTTCGTCAATATAGTTATATAATTCCATACCTACTTTTAAATTTTCAGATTTAATAATACCATCTTTAGTTGGTAATTTATGATTATCGGTTACTTTAAAAATATATCCATTATTACAAGTAATCTTAAATACCTTTTCAGAAACTGGTTTTTTAATAATATTAATAACTTTATTCCATTCCTTTGTACCATCTTTATTATATGTCATTACATTATCATTTAATTGTAACTCTTGAGGATATTTAAAACCTTTATCTGTCATAACAGGGGTATCAGAAGTTAATGCCCCCATTACAGTTGTTGCTGTACCGTTTTGAGGAAGGTCTTGATTTATAAAATATGGAGTAGGGAATTTAGCTATTAATTCATGAATATTTAATAATAATTCATCATATTCTTCACCCATAAATTCATCACGAAGATTAAATAAAGTATTTGGGAAAATATGACATTTACCCTTAGCGTCACCTTCATATAAGACTTCTATAAAAGCGTCTATAATCATACGAGCTTCTTTTTTATAGTCATTATATACACCAACTTCACGACCACCGGGACCATATGCTGTTAAATCTCGCATAAATGGTGGAACATCTAATTCTAACCCAACAGATGAAAATACTACTTGACCTTTTGATATTAAAGACATATTACAATTAAAAATAAAATTTTGAATACATTGTTTTACTTCTTCATATGTTAATCCTTCTGCAAATGGCGCTAAGAATATATTAAAGTATGGATACCCTTGACCTCCACTAAGAACCGTAGAGCCAGCCATAAAAGCTTGTAAGAGATGATTGAGAAGTACATTTAAGCTTTTAGCTGGTGAAGCACAAGAACAGTTTATACCTTGACCATCAATTTTTAAACCATTTTTAATGAAAAATCTGATATCATAGCTAATACAGTTTGCAGGACGAATATTATATGCTTCCATATCATGTATATGAATATATCCATCTGTATATGCTTTGCTACATTCTTCGGGCATAGTTAATAGTGCATATTCTTTTAATACAGCATCTGATGCGTATTTAACCACTTGTTCAGGACCAAAATTAATATTAGCATTATCTTTATTACCACTATCGATTAAATTTTCTAAAGCAGATACGGATAATCCCAATTTTCTACTTTGTTTTTCTGTATCAAATAACCCATCTTTAGTTAAATGATAATTAATCATATCTCTTATTTGTGCTGTGGAGATTTGATTAATTCCATCAATATTATTAACTTTTCTAGCTATTCTATTCTTAATATTTTCTGCTTTTTCTTCATCTAAATCAGTTTCATATAATATATGTTCTTTTATTATTTTTGGTTGAAATTTAGATATATCACCTGTACTATTTACGACATCCATATAATCATCTCTTAATTTGTTTAATTTTAAAAAAAATTTTAATAAAATAAGTTTAATTTTATATTTTATTTTCAATTATAATGTATATTTTTTAAAGTATATAAAGATTTTTATTTTTTTCTTTGTTTTTGCAAATCTTTATCAACTTGACTTGCAGTTCTCTTTCTGCAACTATCAAAGTATCTACAATCCCAGTCACACTTCATTAATGAAATATCTTTATCTCTTTTTTTACAATAACATTTATTCTTTATTAGCTTCTTGATTGTTGTCTTTTTCATCTTGCTCTTTCTCCAATTCACAATCTTCCATATTAATAATTTTTCTTAATTTATTACAGTAAACTTTTCCTTGTTTCGCTAACTCTATTAAATCCATTATATAGCCTCATTTAATCTTATTTTTATAAGATAATTATTAATATCTTCATAATAATTATCAGATATATTGTTAACTTTATCATTTGATAATTGAAATTTTATATCAAGCAACTTTTTATTTAAAGCAAAATATTCATCTATCGAATTTACACTTTTTGGTTTAAATTCTTTATCATATAAAAAACAATAATCTTCCATTATTTTATTATATTCATCTATATCGTAATTTTTAGAATCAATGATAGAATCAATTCTATTAATTAATTCATCATTAAAATAAAACATTGGTACTGTATCATTTAAAATAGAAAGAATATCTAATCGTTTTTGATTATATTTTGTTTTAACATCTGTATCATGTGATAGTAGTTTGTAAAATGATATATCTCCTTTATTATATATATTTCTTAATACAATGCCTATTTCAAAAAAATTAAATATAACATTACTATTTATTTGACTATTTAAAGTAGGTGATGGTTCATGTGTAACATCTAAAAAATTTTTTGTATTATCTATATATACACCAGTAATATAATCATCAATCTGATAAATATTAAAAAAATAACGTTTCTGTTCAGAAAAATGATTAACAATAGAATCTAAAATAGCAGGAGAAATCATTAAATCTCTCCTTTATGTTTATCATCTTGATAATCACCATCATATTTTATATCACAATTATTTAAATCAAAGCTCATCATTTGAGCAAATCTTTCATTCATTTCGATACAAAAATTATTTTGACTATGATTTATCATCATAAAAGTTAATGTACCATTGTATCCAGCATCACCAACGCAAGTACGAACATCTACCCCACATCTTAATAATGTACTACGAGGGAAATATAATTGTACTTGGTCTTTTGGAATATTCATTGGTTCTGATACTTCTGCAATATATACTATGTCAGGATATAAAGTATATATTCCATTTTTAGTATTAACGGGTTTATATATTGGTAAGTTTTTATGTCCATTATAAATACCTGTAGGACATCCATCATTATCTTCAATAATATATAATTGTCCTAATCTTAAATCTACACCATTTGGTTGTAAAGTTTCACTATCTGTTTCGTAATTATCTTTTAAATATAAATTTCCATTAATCATATTGTTCACCATTTTCTATTTTATAAAATTCTGTATATAAAAATCTTGCAAATTTAACTGCTATCTTTCTTTGTGTCATATATTTAATATGTTTCATTGTATAATTCGAATGTTTAAATAAATATTTATCAAAATATTCGTTATACATTTGTTTATATTCAGGGTTGTATTTAATTAACTTTTTAACAACTTTTAATATAACTTTATTTAATCTATCATTATATTGAATTTTTGAAGTATCCTGTTTAGGATTACCAATTATTTCACCATATTGTTTATTTTTTTTAGTAATTTTTTGATATGAATTTCCCATTTTATTGACTGGAGATAATCCACAATAATATATGAATGAATTTTTATTCTTAAATCTATTAATATCTTTAATTAAAACAATTAACTCACCTGCATCATAAATAGATATTCCGTCTATATGTTCTAAGCAATCATAGTATTCTGGAATAAATGATATTGTTTGTTTAATTTTTTTATATAATAAATCTAATGGAGCGTCTAACGAATTAATACTAATATTAATTAAAGAATTTCTTGCATCATTTGTTAAACCTATAAAATTATTAATTCTAGATTTATTTGATTTTTTAGCTTCAAATAATGTTTTATTAGTATTGATTAAGATATTTAATACTTGTAATTGTGCATCATCCATTATCTCACCTTATTAATTCCATTAACAGTTTTTTGTCCTATACCTTTTATATTAAGTAGTTCTTCATCTGTTGCTTGTAATACACCTAATGGTGTTTTAAATTCTTTTAGTAATAATTTAGCTGTTTTTTTACCAACATAATCAATACCTAAAAGAACTTGAATTTTCGAACTAGCGTCTTTCTTTTGAACAATAGGAGGTTCAATTGGTTCAGTATTTTTATTAACAGTATTAATTATACTTTCAATTAACAATGGCATTGATTTTTTTGTTTCACATTGTAATACTGGAACTTTATATCTAACAGATAAAGAAGCTATATTACTATAGTATTGTTTTCTAGTAAAATTTTGATATTTATAATTAATATCGTCTAATTTGCCATAAATAATAATATAACAAAAATCATATTTTTCTTTCATCCTTAATGCTTGGTCTTGAATGTGTCTACTATTAAAGCTAGACACGAAATCACTTACACTTTTAAGTTCAATCATAATATTAGATAAATCTTGTCTTTTAATTAAAACATCACCATCTTCATTATGAGATACGGAGCAAATGCCTGAAAAGTATTCATCAATTATTTTTATTGTACTTGAATCTTCTCTATCATCTATTAAAATTTTTAAATCATTCATTTATAATCATCTTCCGTTATACGATACCAATCATACTTATCATTAACGTATAAGGAATGATAAGCTGTGGCTTCTATAGCTTTTTTTATTCTATTACTTGGTTTATTTCTTTTAGTAGAATATAATGAACCAAGAGCTAATTCTTTACCGACTCCTATAGCTACATAATCTCCATCAGGTTCAAATAAACCAAGATTATCTTCAATCTCAAATATATCACCATTATATACTATTAAAAAATTACTATTAGTTTTAATTTGAGTACCATTCATATCTACTAGTCCTGATAGTTCTAATTCAGTTTTTAAACAATATAGGAAAGAATTAATTAAATATGTTCTAAAATCTGTTCCTTGTATATAATCAGGAGCTTTATAAGAATATCTAATAAAATTGAAAATTGAAAATATACCTGAAAAACCGATAATTAAATGTCTTGTATCAATCTTATTTCCATTTTCATCTACCATATTAAATGGTTTAGAACAAATTTTAGGATTTTTTGATATTTCTATATTATTTCCTGAACTGATTGCACTATCACTACCAATATATACATCACCTGTTTTTTTATATTTAATTGCTACAATTACTGTCATATTTTACCTCATATATATAAATAATTTCCATTACAACTTTCATCACATAATCCTTCTAATTTTAATCTTGCACAACTTGGGAATAAAACATCAGTTCTATCATATAAATATTCTATTTGATGTTCTGAATTAACACAATGATTAAATTTATTTTCACTAAGAAATCCTTTCATGATATTATGAATATCTTCTATTGAGTATCCCATATCCCTCAAGTATGTTATTATATAACCTCTTTCTTGATAGCCAAGATTAGGTTCTAACATCATTTTTGATACACAAGGTATATAAGCATTACTAAATATGATTTTATTATTTTTATTGATAGGTTGATGTATATTATCAGCTTCAGTATCATATTTTTGTAAATCAAGTTTGTTTAAATATAATGTAGGGTGAATATTTCGAGGACTTGTTGCTAAACTTTTAATTTCCTGCAAGGTAAGTTTGATTATTTCATCACTAAATAATGGTATACAATACCTTCCTGTTTTTAAATTAATTGTATTAGGACAACGACGCACTCTCATTAAGTCACCAATTACAGAATTATCACTTAAAGTATTTGTTTTATGATGAAGTTCTGTTACGAAGTTTTTAATAGCTTTTTTAGGATTTTTCAATGAAACAGATGTATCAACATCTATTAATATATGAAATCCTCTACCTGAATATAATACATTATGTGCTATATTATTATCTCTTAAATATTTAACAACAATTTGGCAATTATTATATGCCACTATATCATCATTATTTATTGGGTCAAAATCTAAAAATACATATTTTACAATTGCATTATACGCTTTTGGGTCTTCGTTAAAATTATAAACTGAAATATATAAATCTTTCCAACCATTATTGTTGTTAATTATAGTATCCCATTTTGTGTCATCAATTGGTAATGTAATTCTAACGTTTGGTTTTAGAAATATCTGACCAACTATCACTTACATCACCGACATATAGTTCTAATCTTCTATCTAAAACTTCATATATTAATCGTCTAATATAATCACATTCTGGTGATAGATATATTCCTCTACCATTCATAATATCAATATATGGCCAATCACGACATTCTCGCCATCTATCTTTCCATATATCACATACATATAATTTATAATTATCTTCATCATGTTGTAAATGTTCACATTCCATACTTGAACAGCAATTACCACATCTAATACAGTAATCTTTTGATTGTATATAATCATAGGTAAATTCAATCGGTGTAGTAACTATAGCTTCTTCAATTATATCTGCTAAAATATCAGTATCTAAATCTGGAAATTTATTATGATAATAGTCTAATAATTCTTTTAATAATTTAAGATAGTTAGCAAATTTAGAAATTTTTTCTTCCATTAGAAACCACCTTCAATACTACATCTAGGTTTATATGGACAATATTTACATAAAAATTGTCTATTGGGTTGAAAATTATTTTCTTTAATTTTATTATTAATAAAATCTAATAATTTTAAACTTGCATTTATATCCTCTTGAGTTAATAAAGTACCTTTGTTAATTTCCCCTCTAACTTTTGCAAACCTAAAATTATTATCTCTTGTAAAAAATATACCAACATATGAAACTGGTAACTCAAATTCGTCTTCTAATAAAACAACATAATATGAAAGTTCTAATAAATATTTTTTAACTCCACCTGTTTTACCAGTTTTATAATCTACTACCACTAGCTCCCCATCTTTAATTAATACTAAATCTGCTAAACCTGATAGGTTATATTTTAAATTATGAATATAATATTCTGCTGTATATATTCTAAAACCTTCAGCAAAACAATCATATATAAAATCTGCAAAATGTGAAAGATGATTTTTAAATTCACTTGCTCTATCATATTGCATTAAAGCATTATTTATATCATCGATTGACATATTTTCTATCTCTTTATTAGAATATTGTTTAACAAATAATTCAAATATTTTATGTATAGCAAGTCCTATATCTAATGCAGAGCCTTTTTCAGGACTTGGTTGTGGTAAGTTATCTATATTTTCATATTTAAATCGTCTAGGACATTGTAAATATGTATTAACCTTACTTTTTGATAATTTCATGTATATCACCATTTAATTTATCATTCTTCTTAACATTGGCGAACGGTTTTTTTGAGAACTTAAATTCAATATAATCAGACGCTACAATATCTTTTTCTATGTTATTATAAGCATTTGAACAACTCATAATAACAATATTTTTACCATCGTACCCATCAATTCTTAAACAGTCGTTTCCTTTTTTACTTTTAAAGTATGTAATTTTTTTTACAACTGCATATTTTGCTTGATGTTCGTTTAAGCTTTTAATTATTGTTATATATGAATTACTAATATATTGGTACTCATTTATAAACATTTCTTTATCCATTTCTAAATTAATAAAAAAATGTGCATAAAATTTACCCTTCCATGTATGGCATTTAACAATATATGGGTCACCAACTTTAAGGTTATCAATATATCGATTTAATACATTTTGATTTACACTAATAGATATATTATTACCTTTATCTTGAATATGGATAATACTGTATCCTTTTTTGTTATCTATATCTATACATATTCCTTTAATATATACTTCATCAACATCAATGTTGGGATTGATATCATCAGTATTTGTTATATATCTATCATATTCGGTTTCATATTTATTAATCAACTCTTCATGAGGGCTAAATTTTAATACTGCATATTCATATTTTAGCCTATCTTTATCAGACCAATCTTCATCAACTTTATCTTGATTAAATGTGTTATATATTTCATTTCTGTTCCCAAATCTATCAAATGCACCTGCATATATTAGATTATTAACTACAGATTTATTAACTTTTCTTGGTCGTCTTTTTTGTAAAAATAAATCAAATGAAAAATAAGGCTGATGTAGTAAAATTTCTTCAATAGCTTTATCTCCAACTTTATCAATAGTTGATAGTCCCATATAAATATTTTTTCCCATAAATATAGTATCTCTTTGAGATATATTAATATCAGGATTATGTAAAACTAAATCCATATTTTTTATTTCAGATAATATTTTATTCTTTTTTTCATCATCTTTTGTATGATTTAAACAAGCTACAGAAAATTCTGCTGGATAATATGTTTTTAAATACCCTGTATAATAACTTATTACTGCATAATTTTTAGCATGAGCTTTATTAAAACTATATGAACTAGATTTTTCAATCTTATCCCATATTAATTCTGCTGTTTCTTTAGATACGTTATTATTAAGACAACCATCAATAAACTTTGGTTTATATTCAGTAAAAATATAATCTAATTTCTTACCAATACCTTTTCTTATATTATCTGCATCAACATCAGTTAATCCTGCTAATACCATACATATTTTCATTGCTTGTTCTTGATAAACAATTGCACCTTTTGTTTCTTTTAATATAGGCTCTAATCTTGGGTCATCATATTCAATTTCCTCTTCACCAAATTTTCGTGCAATATATCTATCTGCATCACCAGAATCCTGTGAACCGGGTCTTACTAAAGCTAAAGCCGCAATTAAATCATTAAAGCAATCTGGTTTCATCTTTTTAATATATGATGATGCTGATGGAGTTTCTAATTGAAATATATTTAATGGATTTTTTAGTATTGTATTATAAACTTTTTTATCTTCATATTCTGTTGGTAATTTAAAGGTATCATTATTAATTAATTTAATTGTATCTTCAATAATAGATAATGTATTTAATCCTAATGTATCATTTTTTAAAAATTTTAAACTATCACATCTATGACCATCATAGGATACACAATCTACACCATTAACTCTTACTGTTGATGAATAATTCTCTATTGAATCAGGGAATAATAATGTCCCACCTGCGTGAATACCATATGCCTTTATTAATCCATTAATTTTTTTAAAATTTTGTTCAACTTTTGGATATTTATTAAAGAAATCCTGTACTTTTTTGATTTCGTATATATCATCAACAGTCATATCATCAGTTATTAGAGATGTTATTTGATTTACTTCTTTAAATGGTACATTAAATACTCGTGATACATCTTTAATACTAGTTTTAATTGTGAATCTTATTAAATTTGGAATACTAAATGCACAATCTCTACCAAATTTATCTTTAATTAAATCTAATGCTTCTTGTCTTCTTGTTTTAGGAATATCTGTATCTATATCAGGCATTGAGTTTTTAATTCTAGTTTTATTTATAAAACGAGAAAACATTAATCCTTCTTTTAATGGGTCAGTAGAAACTATATTAAGACAATAACATAATAAACTACCACCTGCTGAACCTCTACCGGGACCTAAAAACATTCCTTCAGATTTTAAAAGATTGCATATATAAGAAGTGTTTAAAAAAAAGTCAGATAGATTTGCATCAGTAATAATATCAAGTTCCATTCTTAATCTATCTTCGTATTCTTTACCTGATAAATGTCTTTTCTTAAAGCCTTTTAAAGCCATTTTTCTTAAATAATCATCATTGTTTATATTAAATGTTTGTTGCATTAGCACCACCAATCCTCATCAAATAAAGCATCTAATTCTTCGTATCGATTAAATTCAGGTATACGAACTTGAGGTTCTTCTAATTGAGCATTACATTTATTTGTAATATCAATTGTATTTTTAAATGATTTCTTTAATATATCCTCATGTTCAAAGCCACTTTGTTCTGCCCATAATTTTATCCTATCAGGACTTCCTAAAGAATTAGATTCCATTGATTGATAAACATCTTCGATATTTTTATGATATCCAATTGCTTCTATAATATTTCTAACATTAGCGTCTTCAGGATTTAAAAAATGTGAATCAGATGTTACTATTGTTGGAATACCTAATTCATCATTTAAAGTTACAATACCTTCATTAATTTTTGCTTGAGCTTCAAATTTAGGGTGCATTTGTAATTCAAGATAATAATCTTCACCAAATTTTTCATAAAAATTTTCTGCAATTTTATATGCTTTTTGATAATCATCTTTCATTAATGCTTCTCCTATATCACCTAATGCACAAGCAGAAGTGATAACTAATCCATCAGGATTTTTCCATAATTCTTCATATGATAATATTGGTTTGTAATAAAAATTATCGTTAGCTATTTTATTTAATTTTCGAATATTATATAATCCTTGTTGATTTTTTGCTAATACTATTAAATGTCTTCTATCTTTTGTCTTCTCTCCAGTATATGTAGTTCTACAATAAAATTCACAACCAAATATAGGTTTTATATTTTTTTCTTTAAAAGCATCATTAATATCATACCATGCACCAATAGACGCATGGTCTGTTATAGCACAAGCTTGTTGATTAAAATCACTTAATAATGAAGCTAAGTCATTTGGTTTAATTATTGCGTCTAATATACTCCATGTTGAATGTAAATGTAAGTTTGTAAAATTCATTTATATACCTTTTAATTGTTTAACTGTAACACCAAATAGTACTGTCGGTTCAGGTATAATTATACTTATTATATTTTCGTATATATCTAAGCCAACTTCTATACCATAAGAATACCGACGCTCAACTATTGTAGTGTCTACGTTTTTTATAAATCTTAATTCATCAAATTCTTCATTATATTCGATGTTCCAATTCATTCATCATCATTCTCACCATCATCTTCGTTGGGGATATTTGAAAAAAGTGAATTAATTTTACCAGCGTCCCAAACATATTTATTAAGTTTGTTATTAACTGTAGCGAAAACCACTTTCTTTTTTATATTTAAAATATTTGAACGGTCTTTATCCATCATTGCAATAAAGTTAATAACATGAGGATTTTTTTCATCTTGTTCTTTGGAATATATTAATCTATGAGAACAGGAACTATGTAGTCTTTGTTTAACAGATGCAAATTTTTCATCATCAGGTTGTCTAATGAAATCATCATGTCCAATAAAGAAACAATCAATTGGTAATTGTAAAAATACTTCAGTACATTCACGGAAATTTTTAGCTCTAATTTTCCAGAATTGAGTATTTGCACCTGAATCAGGAGCTATATTTTTTTCTTCTCTCATTAAATTTTCACATGATTCAAGTAAAAAACTAATTCCATCAATGATAATAGCTCTAATTTTCATTCCTTCATCTGATAGTTCAGATATAGCTTGTGCGGCAGACCTAAGATTATCTACAAGACCTTGATGGTCAATAACTGATACACCTTTTGCATTAACCATTGTTGCATATGGGTTGTAATGTTTTATCATATCTTTTTGATATGAATCAAAATTAAATTCTTTAATAATTTCTAATGCACTATTATCAATATCAATAACAATGATTTTTTCATCTTCGCTCATATCTTGTAATAACATTGATATAACACTACCAGTTTTGCCTGTAGAATCTGCTCCTAAACATAATACATTTTTAGGAGTTTTAGGATTCATTACTACATTACTTTGTTCAAATATTTCTTTAATTTCATCTTTCAATGTTTTTCTTGGTTTTCTTGTTGCTTCTGCTTTCTCTTTAAACATTATCATTCACCTCATTACGAACTTTTTGTAATCGTTCGTATATAAAACCTCTTAATTGTGGAGTTTGTATATATTTTAAATCATCTTCAAGCATTTCTATTTCTTTTAAATTATTATTCTTGTTGCTCATTATTTTCACCTTCTTTTTTAGGTGGGTTTAAAAACATTAATCGTTCAAACATATCATTTTGATACTTCCACAATAAATTTTCTGCATATGCATATACCATAGGATGTTTGATATTTTGCATATCAATTCTTAAAATTTGTATTTTAGAGCGAAGACTTCTTGTCATATTACTCATTATGACAAGAGGGTCTTCAAATTCGCTATCTCCCATTCTAACCAACTGGATTAACAAATGGTAATATACCTAATAAATTACAGCCAACTTCTCCATCGGATTTAACATAAACTGATAAAATAGCAATTACATCAGCTTCTTCTGAAAATATTGGTAATGTTTTACGAACTTCAGGACTAATCCAACAGTTAAAATCACTCATATCATTATCTGCTAATCTAATAAATGTTGATTTATTTGGGTCATTACTATTACCTTTTTCTAATACAGAGCCTTGCATAATAACACAATTATTTCTTGGTAAATCTCTTTGCTCTGCAAATTCAATTAATTCATCATAATTTTCAACAAACCATTCTTTAGGTAATACACTAGATAATTCATCATATACTTCATTCATAGCAGTAAAAGTTAATGGCATTTCGTTATTATCTAATACTGTATAATTATTTAATAAAAACATATTGGATTTAAACATCTTATCTTCGTTACCATCTTTTTTACATAACTCAATAGGTTGGAATAATGGAACATTAGTATCTACATTAAAAGGAGCTAAAAATATACTATGAGGTTCTAATTCATCATTTTTATTCATGAATACACCATAATATTTACCTTTAGCAGTTTCTTCAGGTATAATACCATCATTAAATGGGTCGCTTTCATCATAAAGATAATTACCTTCAGAATCTACATAACCTACATTTTGAGCTTCTTCTGTAGTATGGTTTTTAAGATATTCTGTAATTTCTTGTCTACGTCTAGCAGAAAAATCTTTATTTCTTTCACGTGCAAAAAGATATCCCTTAATACTGTCGCAATCTGATGTTTTTCTTTTTCTTAAAGAACCTATAAATCTACGATATACTCTTCTTTCTTTTTCACTATCATCAATATTATCGTCTTTAATATCACTAAAAAGTGCTTGACATCTATTAACAAAGTCGTCTTCATTTATATTATTATCTTCAGCAACTTTCATTGCTTGTGCTTTTAATTCATCGTTGCTAATAATTTTTATTGGCATATATTTCACCTCGATTTTTATACATGAAAAAATTTATATTAGAAATTTCTTCACATAATTAATATCTATCTGTTAGTATATAAAGGTATCGATTAAAATATTTTTTCTTTATATACTACATAAAATAACTATAGTTAATGGGGTGTTAATATAAAAAAAAGAGAATTAACTGAAGATGAAATTAACTTCATAAAAAGTAATTATTCATTTTATGGTAAAAACATCGCATCTAAAATAAAAAACTATAGTTTTAAGGATATTGAGAATGTGAAAAAGGAAATGAATGAAGAAGAAGAATATTTACTACCTAAAACAACATTTAATTCTGACTTAACAAATCCAAAACATGGTAGACAACGATTATTAGAAATATCTTTACAAGCATTAACTGAAGATGATAGACAACAAATATATCAAATTGCAAAAAATGTTCCAGAACCTAAAGATTTAATTGATAATGTTATCACTATACAACATTATAGATTAAATAAGGGATTAGAAAGAGAAGAGGAACTAGGAACATTAACTGAAGAAACAGAAACTGCTATTCAAAATTTAGTTACAATGATAACTGCAAAAAAACAAATAGAAGATGGTTCTGATATTAATCTTAATGTACAAAATACCTTTGATAATTTAATAGAAAAGGCTAAAAAAGAAGAGAATGAAATAAAATATGAATGAGGTAATAAAATGGAAAAACAGAATTTTACAGAAAAAGAGATTGAAGAAATGAAAGATGAATTTGATAAATCTTTAAAAGAATTTCATGATAAAGCAGTTCCTGATATTATTAAAACATTAGGAACTTACCCACCAATTGTTGCATTATTTGGTATTGGCTCTATAGCTAATGCAATTATTAAACAACAATTTGAAAACGATGAAGACTTAAGAGAACAATTTATGATGTATATGTCTTCAACAAATATTGATGAAGTTAATCAGTAATCTTTAATACTTGATTAACTGTCTTAATTTTTTTTACCCAAAATTGAAAATCAGTATATATTTTTTTTCTTTTAACAATAAAATGAGTATCCATATCTGTTATTAAATAACAAATATAGTCATCGTAAAAATAGATAATTTCTTTACTTTTTTTTAAATCAGATTCATTAATTTTTCTATTATAAATAATCATAACAACACCTTTTTTATATATGTAATTTACCTCGACTTTCCCCAATTATAATGAAGCCACGAGCTTTCTTTTATATTGCAAATACAATAGCGAGGTGTATTATCGTGGTTTCAATTGAATTACATTGAATTTATTTGTTCTGCTTTTTCTAATAATATTTTATTTAATGTTGTCTGAAAATTATAATAATCAGATACAATTTTACTATCAAAATTTAAGAAAAATTGATTATCTGATATTTTTATTAAAATATCAAAATCTGTTAAAATTTCAGGCATAACAGTATAAAAATCTAAATCATTTTTATATAAATCTGAAATTTCTTTTCGAGATAATACATCATAACGATTATGATATTCACTATCAAGAAGAGTTAAAATATCCTCTGGGTAGAGGGTATTTTTTTCTCTTGATTTTTTTAAAAAGGAAAATATAAAAATACTCTCCTTTAAACCCCAATTTGGGTAGTTAATTCTTCAGTCTTTAATTGTTCAGCAACATCAATTCTTTTTTCTTCACTCAATTGTGTAGCAATATATCCAATAATTGCAACAATAGTTGGAGCAAAAACCTTTAATTCAGTAGGTAATAATGGTAATAGTTGGTCTACTGTCACATAGCTTAAAATAGTTGCTATGAAAGAAATGATATTGATTGTTCGACTTTTCCATTTATATGTTTCTGTCATGATTAATTACCTCTAAATTAAAACTATTTTTTTTGTAGTATATAACTATATTAAATTTTTATTATTATCGGAAATGGTTGTATATTTCCTACTTGTACATAAAATATTACTTTATTACCATTATCTGTACAATCATATTGCGTATTAATAACACTAATATTACCTTGTACAGGAAAATTAAGTTGTTTTTGAATATGTGGACAAACTATTCTAATAATATTACCATCAGTTGTATATTCAATATTAGCACCATTACACATTTTAGCACATACTATATCGTCATCATTATGTTCTAAATTAATATGTAATTCATCTAAATAATCAACATATTCTACTTCTTTGATTGACAACTTTGACAACCTCTTTGTTTAATCTTTGTTTCTATATTATATTTATACTCTATATCTTCATTAAAACTACTTGCCTCTTCATACATAAGATTTAATACTCGATTTTTATCTTCATCACTAACTGATGGGTCAAATCCAATAATATAAGTTATTTCATATGGTTCTTGATGGAAATATTTATGGGAAAATTCAGTTACAATATCACTATTAATAACCTGCACATTAAAAATTGCACTTGTAATTTCACTATATTTTGTAGCTAAATTAGCATAAAATTCAGTAGCTTCCTGTAAAGTACTAACTATAGATTCTATACTATTAACAACTGATTTATCATACCCATCATAAAGATAATATTTAAATTTACCGTCCATTAAGTACATACATACAGATTGTACCCCTTGAGTAAATTCTATATCTTCAGGTTTTTTATTTCCGTCAAGCATCATAAGTCTTACGCGAAAATTATTTTCATTTAATTCTTCAACTAATCTTTGAGTATATTGATAACATTTTTCACAACCAAATTTATGTAAAATATATAATCTTATACTTCTATACATTCTTTAACCTCAAATTTATTAATAAAGTTTTTAGTACCTACAGTTTTGGGTAAGCATGATGAAAATCTATCTAATACGTATTTATTTACATATACAGTACCCGGATTGATTAACCATATATATTCTTGATAAAAATCATTACAAAATTCATCAGTAATATTTGTAATATTAGTAAAATCAAAAGCTACAACAGAAACTTTATTAATACTATCAAAAATTTTACTAACATCTTTATTAATATATTTATCCATTATTAAAAGCATTATATCAGCTCTCTACCTATATGATATCCGATAATTGGAGGTATTGAATCTGCTATTTGCTGATAACTATCTTCAGTTAATTTATAACTAGCAGGAAATCCTTGTAATATACCTGCCTCTCGTGGTGTAAGTATTCTATCTTCAGTTGGGTGTATGATAATATCTTTTTTTGCGTTACTCATAATTGGAGCAAAGCTATAAGGTTTTAATCTACGATAAGCATTAAAGGTTTTATTTTGTAGATTATAATCAGGTATATCAATCCAACAACCACCAGCAGGAACTCTTTTTATTCTTTCGGATACTGATTTAGGCATATCTATAATAATATGACCTTGTTTTGTAGCAGTAAATTGTTGATAAAAAGTTAATGGTTCATGATTAATAGCATCTAGACTATCTTTCACAATTGGAGATGGATATGAAAAATGATATAGGTCTACTATATTTGATTCCCATGCTAATACTCTATTTTGAGGTATTCCAAAATTTCTAATATTAAAAATTTTATCTCCTTTAGCATCATGTTTTATATATAAATAAGAATTTTCTGGAAAACCATTAGGTGGCACTTCGTGAAAAATCGACAAGTCTTCGTTTTTATCAACAATTTTATGTCCTGCTATTTCAAATCCTATTGATAATTGAGGTGTTAAACAATATTCTTTAATTTTCATATTGAACACCTTCATGAACTTGTAATGAATAAAAATAAAATAATCTAAACCATTCATCCTCATAATCTAATCGAAAAAGTGATGGATAAGTCATCATTAAATATCCATAACCCCATTGATTATTAATTTCTGTATAATCTTTTGTCATAATTAATGGGTATGTGTGACGCTTATTACCATATTCAGAATCAATTACCCTAGTATCCAAAATTCTCATCTATTTCACCATATAAATTATCAATATCACTATAATTAATAGTAATATCATCAATATCTACTTTAGTATCATGAAAATTGAAATGTGTTCTATCAATATCTTCAATAATCATATCATTAATATATATAATATCATAATTATTCATTAAGTCTTTAATTTGTAATTCTCTTTCACATATCATATTTTTACCTCATTCTTAATATATTTACGTGCTTCAGGAATATCATTTTCATATATATGAATACTAGCACTAAGTGTTGTTATACTTCCAAAATCAATTAATTCGTTATATGATTTATCTTTGTTATAATTTCTCATAATAGATTGAACCATATATTGGACTGCAAAAAGATTACTATAATATCCTAAAAACCCATCATGAGAACGCCATATACCTGTAGTATATAATTTATTATCTCTAATTTTACAATCAAGCATCATAAAGCATGGAATTTCGTCGCATTGAGTATCAATAAAAGGGTCATATGTGATAGCAACAGCTCTATTAGTATTACTATTTTTATTTAATCTTTTTACAATTTCTTCAATTTGGTCTACTGCAAAATGACTTCTTAATCTATTACCATAAGTATATGTAAATCCATTATTCATTGGATTCATAAATTCCGTAATATATTCTGCAACTAATGTTGGTTTAAATGGATAATCGTCATTATCATAAATATGAGATTGTAGGCCATTAAAAATTGCATGTGGTAATAATCGTTTATAAGACTCGCTTCTATCTAAATTTAATGGATTTGTTAGTCTTGTAACTACATCTAAGCACTCAAGCCATTTACCTCCACGCTCATTATCATGCATAACGCCATTATCCAATATATACTTAACCAATGTTTTATGAACGTTTTGTATAGTATCTCCTTCAATCATTATTCATCTCCCTGTTTTATATAAATATCAATACTATCAATATCGTTATATAAAACTTCCATATACATATTATTTAAATTTTTTGTTAAAATTTTAATTTTTAAATATTCATTACCTAATATACATTTTACTATATCCCCTTTATTTATATAATAAAAAATATTGTTAATAGTGATATATTGAACATCTAAAAATGTATAACTATAATCCAACATCTTTGGTGATAATTCACCACTTTTTTGCATTATACTTATATTATCAAGAAATTCAAATTTTTTAATAAAATTACTTTTTTCCATATTATCACATACATAGTTATCTCAACTACAATATATAAATGTTACTATTTTTTATTACCGAAAACTTTATAAGTATTATCACTTGTATACTGTATTATGAATGGAATCTATGCTTGGAAAAATATACAAAACGGTAAAATGTATATTGGACAAACTAAGTATATTGTAGATAGACCTTATGACCATTTTAAATGTTCTACAAGTCATGGTCAAAAATTTGAGAACGCAATAAAAAAATATGGAAAAAAAAGTTTTAAATTAATAATTTTAGATAAAAATGTATCAAATTTAAACATTATGGAAAAGCATTATATAAGAGTATATAGCTCTTATATTAATGGATATAATTCAACATTAGGAGGAAATGGTATATATCCTGATATTATTGAGTGTCCTCATAATATATTATGGAATTGTCGTTATACCCATATAGTTAATAATACAAATTATAATAGAAAAAAAATGTTTAGATTATATTATGGTAATTATTATGTACCTATTGGATATTTTATAGACCCAATAACCACAGATATTATTGGAAAACTTATATCCAATTTTTGTGATTCCGATACCAATCAATATACTTGAACTACCACCACTTATAGAAGTGGTGGATTCCTAACTTCGAGCTGAAAGGCAATCCCCGTCGTCCCAACGGTTCAGAATGTTTATTGCTGCATAAAACTGAAAATAAAATTATCAAAAAAAGTTCTATATTCATGTTAATACCATATCATTATCCTTAAACAATTCTAAAATATACATATCATTGTACTCAAATACTCTAGAAGAGATGGATGAATTATATAACATATATTGTTTATATTTATCTCGATTAATATATACCCAATATACTTTATTATCTTCTAAAATATAATAATCTTTATCTTCTATCATTCCTTTTTTATTTAAGAATAATATAATACTATCTCTACGCATTTTCTGATAACCTCAAACAGTCATTTTTATATTCACTAATATAAAATACTTTTTCTACTTTATTATCGTTATATAAAATAAAAGAATCTATATCGTATTCATCATAAATTCCATATACTACACCATTTTTATATAACACAAATGACCCACCATCTAAATCTAAATCATCAAATTCCATATCCTTTACTCGATTAGTAATTACATCATTAGTATCAGGATAATATGTTCCAACTTTAAAATAATCAAAAGGTGTTTCATAAATATCTTTAAATAAATCCTTTAAACTCATATCTTAAACCTCATAAATTAATCCTACTTTTTGAAGTATTAGATGTATATGAATTATAATCTTTAGACTTAAATTCTTTCAATCTTGCATCTAATAATTCGATTAATGTTTGAATTTTTGTATCAACTCTTCCTTTTTCTATATATTGTTCTAATGCTTGATTATATATATCTATACGAAATTTTTTAACTTCACTTTCTGTCATTGTATCTATAATATCCGACATCATATTATTCACCTTTAAAAGTTCCATGTTCTTTTTCGTGACAATCCCGACATAAAACAGTAACATTATTTATATTATATTTTTCTTCAGGATAAATTTTTTTACTTTTTAAATGATGTATACTTAAATCATCTGTAGCACCACATTTTTGACAATGACATTTACCATTAACGTTATATTTTGCATAAACACTACTATTAAAACTTTTTGTAACAATTGTTCCAGTTGTACCTATATCCTGTTCAGAACAATATTTAAAAACATCACTCATTTTTGATATTCGTACACCATATTTCTGTGATAAAATTTTAACTAACTCATGATAAAGATAATTATATCCTGTATCAGGATTATCTGAATTAACAACATTCCATAATTTTTCCTTATTCATTATATAATACTCCATTATATCACTTATCTAAAATAATCATTTAAAATTTTTACAAATTCTTCTTCTGTATATAATTGTCCTTTACTAGTTAATAATTGTATTTTATCATATATTTCTTCATAAGTAGCATTTTTTAATCCTGACATTTTGTTTAAATCTTTTAATAATTTTTGTCTATATTCATTATTAGGTATTTTAAATAATAATTTTCTATTATCATCTGTTAAAAATACTCCAGCTGATGTTTTTATACTTCCAAATCTCATTTTTTCTAACCTCTATCGTTTAATATATCTTTTACACTTCTACAAAATATTTTTGCAGTAGTTTTTTCTTTATACTTTCCATTAGGAAACATTAATACTCGATAAACCTTAAGAGCTAAATCTTCAAGCTCTTGTTTATTTTTTGTCTTATATACTGTCCCATTTCTCCAATAATATCTATTCATTCCTCTAAAATAAAATGGATGTGGGATAAATATTTTATCATTCATCGCTTAACACCTCATAAATCTTATCTTTAATTCTTTCTGCTTGTTTTCTGTTGCACAAGAATTTAACGCCATCAGATTCGCCAATTTTAAAATAACATTGAAAATTATCGTTTGATTTATAATCTTTTGTTGGATTTAAATTTGTATTTAAATATCTACCCATTTTTATCCTCTTCTGAATAATATTCACAATCTGTACATTTAGTTTTTTCTATAGAGCCATATATTTGACAATATATAGAATACATACCTTCATCACAACTTTTATCACAACTCATACAATCACCTTTTATATATGTATATATTTAAATATATAAGTATTTATATATAAGTATTTTTTAAAATATATAAGGACATTTATCATAAGTGTATGGAAATGGTTTTTTGTTATCAACATAAGGATGAGAGCAATATCCTGTATCTCCTGATTTATTAATATGGAGATATGGACAACTCCAACAATAATTCATCCATTGACGGTCTTTTAATTTATGTTTACTTATATATTTCTTACCCACTTAATCATCTTCTATAAAATAATTACAACTTAATTCTCTACCTCTTATATAATCATCAAATTTATCACAACGCATCATTTTAATTCCTGCAACACTATAAAATTTATCATTTTTTTTATAATAAATTACCTGTGAATATTTACAATTCATACAAACATTATTAGGAAGTATTTGTCTACTACTAAACACTACTCCTTCTCCACAATAGTATATACAATCATTACAATTATCGCTTCCAACTTCATAATTACATTCATTTAATTCATCAGCTAATTCTAAAATACATTTTGTCATAATATCACTAGAATAAATATCTATCTTCTATTTGATTATTTTTTATAAAAAAAATACGAAATTTCGGAAGTGTTACTTTATTATTTAAAGCATAAAATTTTAAACAATTATGTATTCTATCAACAATAACTTTATTACAATCCCAAGTATCTGCTAAAATAGATAATTCAATATCTGCCCCATCAGATACAAATTGTGCGTCAATAAATCTATTTTGTATATAAGGGTGTTCTATTAAAAATTTCTTTAATTCATTAATAATTTCTGTATATTTTTTTTCCATAAAATACCTCCTATAGGTATATGTAATATTACATATACCCAATAAATGAAACAATTAATCCAATAACAATAAAGACTGGCATTAAGACCATTGTCATCTCTGTTATAGATTTAATTTGCTTATCTTGTGCAAGAATATTAGCAATATATAAAATTCCTCCAACTATAAATAACATAAAACAAAGCTCATACATCTATTTCACCTCCTCTAAATATGGACAATCTATATTATGTAAGTCTGCATCACGAATAATACTAAAAGCATTAGCATTAAAGATAGAATTTTCATAAACACATTGTTCTTCGTGAATCATTTTATTATTGATATTAAAAGTAACTAATCTAAAATTTTTACATTGTTCACAATAATTCCAACGCATTTAATCACCTAATATATCATCATTACATAGCCACCACTTATAAGATGGTTTATGTTCAACTTTACTACAATATTCACATCCATCAGGATATTCGCTACATTTAATACAATAATCATTTTTTTCCATATTATCACAACACTTTTTTTATAATATCTTGATTATTAATAATTTCATTTACTCTAGAAACTGCATCATTAATATTTCCATTATTTTTAACAACATAATCACAAGTTATATGTTTATATTCATCATAATCATCTCGATTAGCTCTATCTTCATCAATATCGATTAAGTTTCTTTGTATCTCTATACAAAGTAAATTTAAATAATATTTTTTACTATATTCTCTTAAATCATATATTCCTTTTTTATCAACAACATATAAGTTACACTTAGTATTATCAGGAAGGAATGAATTGATTGTTGTACAATATCTATAATCACCATATTGTGTTTTTGCTACAACATTATCTCCATCATATATAATATCCATCTTTTTTTTTGTTAAAAATAAGTGTCCCACTTCTGTGTCATATCTTTTTGGTCTATCAGTATAACTATTAACTAAATGATATACTTCAGGATTTTGACTTACTAATATTTTTGCGATAGTAGTTTTACCTACACCTGATTTTCCTTGAATTGCAACAATATTCAGTTTATTCACCTCTTAAATAATCTTTTATAGATATATCCATACCTATACCATCAATTCTTTCATATATTTCATCAATTTTTTGATTTAAATCTTTTATTTGTTTTATTAAAGATATATTATATGACTTTAAGATACAATATTCATTTAATAATGATTTAAATATTTTATTTCGTTTATCAGAATCTTCAGCATAATCAGTAAAAAATTCTATTTTATCAGAATGAATTTTAACATCAGATTCTATAAATCCATTATTAGCTCTTTTTACATATTCTTCTGCCTCTTTTTGTGCCAATTGTCTTGTAAAATAATAGCCTTCAGAATAATCAAAAGTTATAACATTGATATCTCTTTCACCATTATAATCTTCACGAAATACAGTCCATTCGTGAAAATCTTTATTCTCTTCTGTATAAAAAGCTCCCATTATACCATCTCCTTTAAATACTCTTCAGCATTTTCTTTAGTATTATAAGTACTAATTAAATAATAAACATCTTCATTACTTAAATTTTGTTGCAATATTTTACATAAATTTAAATCAGAATCGCTATTTAATAGTTCGTATTCAGACAAATCATATTGAAATATTACTAAACTATTTTTACACAAATCTCCTTCAACTACACATATAATAGAGTTCTGCTCTAGTATTACCTTTATTCCTACAAATATATTATAAATATTCCATATATCTTTTCGTAAATTATAATTATCTAAAATACATAAATACTTAATAAAGAATTTATTATCAACATTGTAAAATAGTAATTTTCTATCAGGTTGTCTTTCAAAACAACAACTATTTGTGTATTTTCTTTCATTAAATTTACTACACCAATAAGCATTTGTAGGTTGTTTATTACTACTAATAAGCTCCTCAAAATAATTACAACCAATACATGAGCGCACTTTTCCTCCATTTAGATAATATAATATATCATCCAATAACAAAGAAATTTCTTTTTGGGTTAATAATGCTTTTGTATCTATATCAGATAATAATACTGTTTTATTTACAAAATCTATTTTACATTTTATCCTATCAGATATTTTAAAATTCATTTTCTACCTCTTTCAAATAATGCACACCATATTCTTGTTGTAATAGGAAAAATATCTTTATGGTCGTCGCAATATATATATTCCTTATTATAATAATGTGAATGTTTACAATCTTCACAGGTATCTGTGTCTTTCATTTCTTCTTTTGGTGTTTTAAATCCTATCATATTAAATACCATTGATAAATAGCTATCATACCACAAATAAAAATAAATGCAATAATAATATAAAAGATTAAAATCATTATATAGAAAAACATATCACTCATTTACATAACCTATTTTCTTTTCGAATTTTGTATTTAACCTATCACATTCTTGTTTGATGATACTAAAAGCATCTAATTCGGAATAACAAGATTCAATATCATAATAAATAAGTATTGACTCTGTATTATTATATAGTTCGTCACATAATGAAAATACACAATCTTTTCTATCATTTCGTATTTTAAAACGAGGCCATGTAGTAATTTGACCTATTTCACTTTCATTTTCCTTTTCTAATTCTTTTTTCTTTTTATACTCTTCATCTTGTTTTTTCATAAAATCTTCTACATCAAAATCATGGTCTATTTCATCATAAGGATAGGGGAAGTTAATTTCATCCTGCCCTATTGCTCTGTTGCTTTTATCTCGTAATTCCATTCAAAATCCTCCATATTCATTTCTTTTAATATATCATCAATAATACTCATTAATTGAGATTTATTTTCTGCTTCAATATCTAATACAGTAGATAATCGTACTGAATATTTACGTGTAGGTATTGGTGTATTGATAAAATCCCATAAAGTATCTGGATTAACGTTATTATTAATATCATATTTTTGATGATATTCTGTATGACATTTATGACATAATGTAATACCACTATCAATATTTAATCTATACTCTTCAAAGTTTTCATATGGAAACATATGATGAGCTTCAGGCCTAGAAGTGGACCCACATTTTTGACAAGTGTGATTATCTCGTGCTATAACTGATTGTCTAAAAAAGGTCATATAATCACTATTTCTTAAAGTTCTTTTGTTATTTTTACATAACTGATTAAATTTTTTTACTTTTTTTGGAACAGCAGGGGACATTTAGTCATCCCCTGTTTCCTTATCTATTGTTTTGTTAAATTGTCTAACGGTATAAACAGAATATACTAATAATATCCATGTAATTATAGACAAAATAAATGTTCCAATTACTGCAACATCTGTTGCAAAATGTCCAATCATATTAATCACTCCTTTAATCTGTAATTAATTATTTGAAAAAAGTAGTATATAAAGGTTGTTATTACTATTAATAAAAAAAGTATGAAAAAAAAGCCGTACCTATCGGCACGACTTAAAGGTAGCGATTGAATGGTTAATGAGGTATAACCCTCTAATAACCTCATGTTTTCATATATATTTTGAAGTATAAAAGAATGTATTTTTTAATATGTTTTAATTTTATGCAAAGTAGAGTTAATTAAATCAATGCTATCTTTTACATCTTCATTTATATGAAAGCTATCATCGATTATATGAATAGTAAAATAGTCTTCAAAATTCCCATCAACATAGGAATTTTTTTCCCAAATGTTTCTGCACCTATCATTGATTTTTTGTTTTAATTTTGAAGTTGGTTTTACATTTGTTTGAACTACCACCACTTATAGAAGTGGTGGATTCCTAACTTCGAGCTGAAAGGCAATCCCCGTCGTCCCAACGGTTCAGAATGTTTATTGCTGCGTAAAACTGATAATTTCATCACTTGTTAAAATACCCCACATTGTAAAATGGTTTTTTTTAATTGTTTGAATTATCAATCTATTTAAACTATCATTACTAATCATTCAATCACTCCTTATTTGTACTGAAAATTTGAAACAGTACTTATTTAAAGAGATATATACACAAAACCGACAAGTGTAAAGAAATGAAACACCTGCCTAAATAATTGTATACATATCAATCTATTTAAATGTTTTGGTTTTTATCAATATCTTGTAAATCAGTTTTACCACAATAGATGCAAGGTTTACCTTTAATAGTTAATTCATCACAATTAGGGCAATATGCAAGATATTCTTCTTTAATGCTTTCATTAGGAAGAATGGATTTCCATATAGCTCTTTGTTTACCGTTAATATTTCTACGCATTCTATCAAAGTTTCGTTTATCACCAGTTAAGTCGAAAATAGAATCACGCCATACTTTAGAGCGTTCACCTTTTACGTCTAATCCATCTTTAATAGATAATATATCAGTCAGTTCTCTAAATAAGTCTTTAGTTAGATAACTATCATTATCATCTGTATTAATGAAATAATTGAAAACAATTTCATTTTCAGAATAAGCATGTTTTTTAAGTTTATCTAAAAGTTTTTTATCTGATAATTTTAACATTGGTATTGTACAGTTATCTATCATTCTTCTATATGCTTGAATTGATTGATAAATTAACCATTCCATATATTCAGTATTTTCTAAAATTCTATTTTCAAAATTTACATCTTCAAGCATTTCTTGAGTTGGTTTTTTTAAAAATTCTAATAATAATACTCTTCTTAAAAAAGATTTATCCATTGATTCAGGAGCTATTGGTTTATTTCCAACTGCTATTAATTTCGCAACATCAGAACTTGGTATAGTAACTTGTGGTTTATTTTTTTCTTCAACAGAAAGTGGTGAACCACTTGTATGTTCTTTAAAAAATGCAAAATTATCTACTTTATTACCATCAACCTCTTCTATTCTTGCAAGTGTTTTATTAATAATACTTGAATATTCGAATCTATTATTATTAAGTATTTTTGGTAAAGATATAGTACAACAATTATGTTCACCTAATGCTTTAGATATAAAACGAAGCAACATACTTTTTCCTGCTCCACCAATACCAAATATAAATAACATCCATTGATGTTTAGTGTGTCCCGGCTCTACAATTACATATCCAATGTATTCTAATAGTCCATTCATACCCTCTTCGCCTAGTTCATATTCTAACCAACTTTTTAACTCCCCACCTTCAGCATTTGGATTATACTTATAAGGAATAGTTAGTTTAGTATATATTGGATTTGTTCCAGTTGAAGTAGTTTCATATGTAGTTGTATCTAATACCTGATTTTTAAAACCAACTTTACTATACAATGGAGTTTTTATTTCAGTTACGTAATTAGATAATGAATTTTCTAATGTTTTTCTTGTAGTTGTACATGGTAATTGAAGAACCTTATCATACATTTGCCCATCATCATCTTTAACTTTGATGATTTTTTCAGTATACATTCTTTTATTTAAAAAATCAAGCCAATTAGTTTTAGCATTGATTATAAATTCTCCATATCCACCCATATAATTATTGATAAATAATCTATTTTTATTTGGGTCATAAAACATACCAAATAAATCCATAAAATAATCTGCTATCTCTTTTGTCAATTGATTAACATTATTAATTTTAATAGTATTTTTAACTGACTCTCTTTCTAATTTTTTTTGCAAAGCTCTTTTTTGACTTTCATATAATCTTATTAAAATAACTTGGTCTTTATAGGTAAAGTTTTTATTATTAAAATTATCTTTATTTAAAATATCATCATTAGGATAGTATTGATAATACTTATCTCTTGTAGAATATATCTCTTCAGGAGTTATATCTAAATCTTCAGGAAGTTCAATCTCATTTTCCTTATCTAACTCACTATTAATCATATTATCATAATACTGTCCCCATTCATCTTGAATTTCAACAGAATTAATAATATCTGATAACTTATTTCTATACATTTCAACTGCTATTTCATGGTCTATTGGGTCTATATTACTCCAATATTCTGACCAAAATTCTTCTTCATCTAATTCTTGCCCAAATTGTTCGAATACATCTTTATTAAATAAATTTGATATACTATTATTTTTATAATTTTTAATAGAATATTCAGATGGTTCAGGCATAAAATTTATTATAGCCATATTTTTTTACCTCCAGTTAATATTATGTCTTCCATTATATAAATAGTTTCATTTTTTTTAATCATCTTTAGATAAAATTATATCAATAAGATTACTTTTATCTTTAAATGCTTCAATAAAATGTATAAATTCTTCCCCATCTTCTGGTGCTAACTTAAATAATTCTAAATTATTATTATTTTCTAAAGCTATAGCTATACTCTCTAAAGCATTACAAATTTGTATTTGCATTTTTGTATTCGCATTAATTTGTTGAGCAATCATAACTAAATCTTCATGATATTTATCTGTATACTCACTAAAAATTTTAAATTCATCTGAATACATTATATTCCTCCGTTTCAATTTTTTGTAAATTTTCTGTTAATTTTAATTTAACTGGTAAATGATTTTCTTTTATAATATTTCTTGCTTGTTTAATTAAATATATAATCTTATCCTTATTTTCTTTAATATTTTTTCGACCATTAAATATATTTAACGCCTCTGTTATTTTATATAATTCTAACAAAGGGTCTACATTTTTTGCATAATAAATACATTGAGAGAAATAAGGACAATCAATATTATCTTTTGAATTATTAATATCATCTAAAATCAAATGATATATTTCGTCCTCTTCAAATTTACAAACAAGTATAGGTTCATGATATTCCATTTTACAACCAAGATTATTACATTCAAAACAATCTAAAAACTTCATTTTTTTCATTAATCCACCTCATAATAATCGGGACATTCTTCTCCTCTTAAATCATGACACATACATTTAGGACAATGTTCATCATCATACTTATCATTGTACCCATAATATTTTTCTTCTATATCACACATAAAAACAACAACTTCTGTATCAAATAACATTTTACGTTGAGTATAATAGTGTACACAATTTACGCAATACATTTTAATCACTTGTAGAATGTTCAATAAATGTTTTTAATGGACAGATATCAATAATATCTACATTTCCATTTTCATTAATATCTGAATCATTAAAAACTGTTTCTGTTTTTGTACAAAAGAAAAAAGTTTGTGGATATTCTACTCTATGACAATATGGACATTCGTCACAATATCTAACTACTTGATATATTATTCTATTCATAATCACACCATAATGGTTTACCATTTTTTAATTCTGTATTAAAATTAATACCTTTATTTTTTTTATTACATTTTTGTACGAATTGATATTTTCTAGAATTTATTTTAACCACACCATTTTCAAAATATGGACATTTTGAACAACCATGAAACTTTATTGTTATAATTGTTCCACAAACACCCATACCTGAAGATGTAAAGTCTTGAGGTCTTTCCATTTAATCATCTTCGTTAATTGATTTTTTATACTCTTCCATTGTTATAAATTCATCCATCTTTAATTGTCCTTTATCATCAAAACAAGATTCTACTCTTGCTTTAGGACACCATTCAGGACAATCAGATTCTTTTAATTCAAATATCTCATCAAATAAAAGACAAAAATCTCTAACAGTACCTGATGCTAATACTAACTGGTCATAATCTTCACAATTTACACATTTTCTAGTCATTTAATCACCTTTATCATAATTTTGTTTTCTGTATAAGTCTGAAAAAGAGGGTAAGTTTGTTTTTAATATAGGATATCCTAATTTTGATATAAGTTCGTCAAGCTCGATTAATACATTAAAATCTGTTAGTATTTTATATTCATCAAAATTTTTTATTGGTAGATTAAATTTGACTTCTACTAAAATATCCCAATCTAATCTAAACGGTGCTTCCGTAGATTTAACAGTATATGTAACATATATATTAAATCTTGTATCTGAAATTTTTTTACTCTTTATTTTAATATTAGTAGTAACATTAATTGTATTGTTATCTTTCATTAAGTATGAAAATTGTATAAAATTTATTCTTTCTGTTAATATTTCAAAATCCATTATCTCCACAATCCATTATTACTTTTTTTATTAAATTTTATATATTATTTATTAAAATTCTTAATTGTTCTAATATTTGTTGTAATGAATTATTAATATTTATTAATTGTTGATTATCTCCTGTTGGTATAATATTAATATTATTAGTTGTTATATTGGGACTGGTTGGAGCTGATGCAAATTGTCCAGCAGATAAACCCATAATAGCAAGACATATAATTCCTAAAATACATATTATTACTAATATTGCAACTAAATATTTACCAACATTTGATTGCTTTTCATACTTATATATATTATTTTGTGGATAACCTCTAAGTACTCCTCCACAATTTTTACATACATATCTTCTACCAATAAGTTCATTTATTTCATTAATACACCCACAATAAGGACACACTATATGTCTTTCTTCCATTATTCCACCTCATCAAATACTACATCTATAATTTTCTCAACACTATATATAATCTCTAAAGCATTATTATATATAAATTCTTGGTCATAAGTTAATTTCTTTTTAGAAAGTATATTAATCTTATCTTCTAATGTGAAACCCATATTAATCGCCTCTTAGTGAACACCATTTTGGTTTTGGAGCTTTTTTTAAATCAAAATTAATTTTTCTATCTATTTTACAAATCTCTTTATCTGATTTACAACAAAAAGCATATATATCCCCGTCTATCAAACCAATTGATAAATACTCACAATCATCACAAGCTTCGTAATCTATATCTAAGGGACATTGTGATGGAGGGCATAATTTATTACATAATTCACAATAACCCTCTGTATTATCTATTTCGATTAATGAGTCGCAACCAAAACATTTTTCACCAACACAGTCCTTATATGTATGTTTAACAATTTGTATTTCATCAAAATCGGATAAATCGATTGCATCTTGACCCCATCTATTCATTATCCAATCAAGAATATCATACATATTTTTCCCATTCATTTGTCGATATGCTCCAATATCTTCACCTCTTTTAGAAACTGAAACTCCATAGGAATATTGTTTAATTTCTTTTATATAATCTTTACATTCAGATATTGATACATTATCATGTTCCTTTTGGCAACATAATTTTGGGTCATGAATATCGGAACTGTCCCATTTTGCGTATTTACATGAATAGCATTTTATATAAAACTTCATATAATACTTCCAAAATACTCATTTAACACTTAAATAATAGTATTACTATTATCATATTTAAATATTTTTATAATTTAAATCATATACTAAAAATATTTATTATTACATTACACTAAAATAATTGTGTGATGTATTCTGTTTGTTATTATTTTAGAATTTGTTGATTGTATTCTTTTTTTGAGTTAGTAGTTATATTGTTTTCTTCATCATTATCTAAAAATGTATATTTGGCTATTATTTCATTATTATTTTTATTTATTTCTGTTATTAATGATAATGTTAGTTCTTGTTCTTGTTTGGTTATTATAGGGAAATTATATTTATTTGATTGGTGTTTGAATGTTTTTTCTTTTTGTCTTTCCTTTACAAAGTTTATATGTTTTTTTAGTCTGTTTTTTGTATATTCATTTGAATCATTTTTTGTTTTTAAAATATCTTCTATAATAAATTCTTTAAAATTTTCATCAATTTCATAACCTATGGAGTTTCTTTGACTTGCAATTGCAGCAATTGTTGTTGTTCCTGTTCCTAAGAATGGGTCTAATACGGTGTCTCCTTTAACGGAGTACATGTTGATTAATCGGTATGCTAATTCGAAAGGATATGCACCGTTTCTATCTCTTAATTTGTCATTTTTTAATTTTTGGGAGGTTCCTTTAACATCTTCCCAAATATCTGAGAACCATTTGTTTCTTTCTTCCCAGAAAAAAGCACTTTCATGGCGATTATTTTTTTCTTCTTCGTTTTTAAATAGTCGGTTTCCTGTTTTTCTGAATATTAATATGTATTCATGTTCAAGGGTTACATATGCATTTGGAGGTAACATTCCTGAACCCATGAATTTGTTGGGTTTGTTGCTTTGTTTTCTCCATAGAATGCAGGGTAAAACTTGGTAATTCATTTTTTCAAAGTAATTTAAAATTTTTGAATGGTTTGAGTATAGTTGAAAAATTTTTCCTATTTTTCGTGTTGCATCGCCTATGTTAATACAGACTATTCCGTTAGGTTTTAATACTCTATCTATTTCATCCCATACTTTATTTAATTCTTTGTGCATTAAATTATATGCTTTTATTCTATCTTCATTTTTAAGAGCTTTACCTATTTCATTATTTAATTGGGTGAATGTTTCATCCCACATTTCAATCATGGGGTATGGGGGAGAAGTAACTATTAAATTCACGGATTCATTAGTTACATCAATCATATTCTGAGAGTTTCCTATATTAATTAAGTGTTTAGTGTTCATGATATTTTTTTCCTTATAATACATTTGTTTTACTTTTTCTTCGGTATTCATAATATCATCTCTCTTGTGTAATTTTTAATAATATATCCATATATGCTACTGCTTTTGTTTGTTCTCTAACATCTTTTTCATTTTTCAATTCAGTTATTTTATCTTCATAATATCGCTTTAATGATTGTAAACTAATATGGTTCATCCAACACATATAACAATTGTTATCGCTATCTAAACTATCTTCCAATGGACACCATAATGGAAATCCTGATACATAATCTTGTGTAGCAACTGAAACTCCTTTACTATCTAAATCTGCATTTACAGGAATGTGCATTGTTAAAGCACATCTTATAGGATTAGCAGATTCTTTATATAATCTATGGTATGGACAACCCTTACAACTATCAAATTCTATATCTATTTTCTTATACATTTTTTCACTCTATCTTAAAGTTTTATAATCACAATGTGCTTTAAATGGTGGTAGTTCATCATTTTGAATACCTATAGCTTTACATTTTTGATTATATCTTAATCCAACTACATCAATTGTTTCTTTAAAATATTTACAATTTTCACATAATAATAATGGTATTTCTAATATAGCTTTTAAAATTTCTTCTATCTGATTAACTCTTTCTAATTCAAGATATTTTTGCATTTTAAATGATGCTAATAAAATCTTACCATCACGATTTGTTGATAATTTATTAATCTTTTTTTCTGTATTATTAAGTGTATTGATGGTATAGTTTTTGCACTCAATACTACTTATTAACATTTTAAAGACCTCATTTTCATCTATCATTATAGCACCTTATCTAAATATTCCATAACTTCCTTATCATTCACTAATGTGCAGGTAAATGGTATACCATCACTTACTCCAGTTTGTAAAAAATTATCATAAAAATCTTCAAGCTTATCTTTATCGTCTTTACATCTTCTTATATCATAATAATAACTTCCCTCTTTACAGAAAAATAATATAGGTGTATTACCATCATTATAACATCTATAATATGGACATTCCATGCAGGAATTAATTACAATTTTTTTATATATCATTCACATTTCTCCTTTATTTTCTTATATAAGTCCTCTCTATAGTCACAATCAATTCTATCTTTATTAATAATTCTATTTATATTAGTACCAACACTACAATATAGATTATTATTTGGCACTATTCTATGTATATATGCAAAACGATTATAAGTACCCATGCTACAATATAGATTATTATTATCATAGAAATAAGTAGAATAAGGACATTTTTTACAATTTGGGAATTTGTGATAAAAATAATCTCCCCAAACAATAAACAACATCATGCTTATATCTGTAGATTTACGAATTTCTATAATTCTTTTCTTAGAATGACATTTTTGGGCAATATATTCTTGAGTAAAAGCTCTTCCCATAAAATCAATATTTTTAAAATCTAAGACAACTTCATCATCTTCTGCTGAATTTATTTTATCTCTAAATAAATTTTTAGCAGATGAATTCATTCCTAAATTAGAACTAATTTCATTAACTAATGATATGTATAACATTATAACCTCCCTACTGGTTTATGTAGATGAATATTTAAGTATATATATGGATATTTGATATAATTATCTGAAAAAAATTGAATTTTATTCCATAATTCATTAAATTCTAAATCAGTTTCAAGTCCTCTATATTGATAATTATGTAAAGTGATTGTTAAAGTAGGATAATATCCTTTTTTACATTCACTATCAATAAACCAATCATTATACTCGAAAGCTAAATTATCCATTAATGTATAAGCCATATTCATATAGACATCTACATAACTCATAGTATCATAATAGTTTTTTTAATAATTGAGTATTTTGCTCCATAATAACTGTATTTTGTTGCATAAGAATATCATTTCGCTTTTTCTCTTGCATTAAATCTTCTCGCATAGCATTATATGATTCTTTCATTTCATTATGTTTACGAGCTACATTATCTGCATCTGTCGCAAAACTATCTGCTAACTTTTCCCATTCTTTTTCCCAATATTTAGCGTGTTTTAATTGGTCTTCAATTGAAGAATGAGTAGTTATTTGTATATTTTCAGGTGGTATATTGCATTCTTTATCAATACAATCACAAGTTTGTTCATCCCTTATATTTCGTAACTGTACGAACATTTCATCAAGTTTATCTTGAGGTATTTCTTCCATAAAAATTTTATTTGTATCATTAACATTAATCATATTATTAGTTCTTTCGTTAAGGTTAATCATATGTGCAGGTTCGCCATCATAACAATTACATTGCTTTTTATTATTTAATATATCGTTAATAAACTTACTTGCAGGACTTTCTTTCATAAATTGTGGATATTTTTCTTCTTTCATTTTTTCACCATCATAATATTTACATTCATCAACTGTTCCACATAGGAAACTATCTATTTCATCGGTTACATCTCCATAGCCAACATAATCAGGATAACTACATATTTCATTCCTTTCCTGTTTCTTGATATTTGCAACCATTACAGTTATTATTACATTCAAAATCTTGTAGTGGACATGAATTAATATATTTATTTGTTAAATAAGGAATTTTTTCATCTGTTATGCTACAGACACCCTCACCACCGATTACACTATCTCCCTTCATCGTAGTAATAATCACATTCACTACAGTAATGTATAATTTTACATTCTTTTTTTACCATTTTAACCCCATAATACACAGCTAATATAATCTTTTTTACCCTTACTAGTACATTTTAATATCTTTTCTTGTGCCATATCTTCACACCATTCTAAATATTCATCTAAATCTGCACCTGAACCTCGAAATGCGTCAATATCTAAATGAATTAATTCATCAAATGTATAAAATAATATGTGTTTTTCTATAAAGTCTTCCAAATCATTAGAACTATTTTCATATTCACCAAATACTTCTAAAATTTTTTTTGCATCTCTTTCATTTACATCTAATTTATTCATGGTGTACTCAACACCATTCATTGTTCCTACTTTTAAATTCACCATATTTTCACCTCATATTGTATATAAAAATATCATTATATTTATAACTAATGATATAAATAATGCAGATACTAAGTAAGTATAAACTTTATCATATTTTTTAAATGGACAATTTTCATTTAATGAATGATAATCATATAATACTGCTTCTAGTTCAGTACATATAAAAGTTCTCTCATTATGGTTCTTTGATTTACAATTTGGACATTCATCACATTTATATATATTAACTTTAACCATCATTTTCCCCCAACTTATTACCAACTAAACCTAACTCTTTTCTAACACACATTTTAACAAATTCTGTTTGATTGACATTATCTTTTTTAATTCTTTCTTTAAGTTTTTGATATTCTTCATCATTAACAAAACAGGTTAATGGATTTGTTGGTCTATGTTTTGAGCAATACATTGATAAACCATTTCCTTTATAAATTTTACAACCACATACTATACATTCATTTATCATTTCATCACCTTCATTAATATTATCTAAAGGACAGAAATTTGGAAAACTATTTCTATCCTTAATCTTTTTTTGATTTAAATCACATACATATTGATTTCCATCATATAAAACCTCATACATACAGTCAATACAACCATGTTCTATTATTTCAGTCATTATCTTCATCTATTACACTCTCCAAAGGGCATGAGTCAGGAAAATCTTTATTATTATATGCTATTTCTTCATAAACAAATTTTCCCGTTTTCATACACTCTCCACAATTTCCATCATACCAAAGACAATAGAAACATTTTTCAATCAATTCATCAACAAAAAATCGTCGCATTTATATACTACCTCTTTTGCCTAATCTTTATACATTACTGAAAAATATAAAATATTATCTATGGGAATAATATATTTCTTTTGATATTTAATATCGGAATATTCGTTCGGCTTCTTTGAAATCATTATATTATCTACATCAAAAAGACCAACATCATCTTCAAGTTCAATTTTAATTGCTCTATTATCAATGCAGAAAATAGTGATACTATCTGCAACTTCAGTTTTTCTAAAATATTGAATATCTTTTAAATTAATCATTTAATCACCTCATATTGCTATTGGATAAATTGGTAAAGGACACCATTCAGGTACTTCATTATATGGATTTTCAATATGAGAAGTTTCCTTTGTTGCTATACAATCCATATAATTAGAATGTTCGTTTAAAAAACAACATTGACTACAATGAGATACTGGCATCATTCTTTTTGGTTTATCAAAATCTACTCCTTCTTTTTTTAATGCTTCAATTAATACATATCGTACTAATTCTGTTTTTTTTAATTTTACCCCATTATATTTTTGAATATTATCTAAAATAATCCATCTATAATATGGGACTCTAAGTGTATATTGGGTTCGACCTCTTAAATACTGCATTTTAGGAGTATCTGTGATATAGTTTTCTTTAATATAATTAAAGATTATTTTATTAAGATAACTATGTTTTGTCATTCCTTCTTCTTCTGCCTTCTTTTCAATAACTTTCATCTCTTGATTAGAAAGCATTACACCGATAGTTATATATCTTCTTTGCATAAAATCACCTCTATATATACTATTCTTTTAATACTATATAAATGTATTGATTATTCTTTTATCCATATTTCGTCTTGCAACATTAAAATAAAACCATTCATAACATGAAATTCTTTATAGCTGTATCCATGTTCCTCCATATAATTTAATGCTAATTTTCCTTCTTTAAAGAATGGATATAATCTATCACTTTCACCAATCTCTAACCCATCGAAAATTTTTTTTCGCACTCTCTAATATTTTACTAAATACTTCAGGATTTTGAAGTTTATCTTCACTAATCATTTCATCACCTCGTCATAATTTATCATGATTAATCATGATAGTAGGCATACACAGTCCTTATACCCTACCCACCCCCTCTACTTTATTTTATATTTTATATTCTACCATAATGTTATATTAACTATGTCTTTTTTTATATAAAATAATTGAATATATAGTATATAGAGTATTATATAATCTTTATTTAGATAGAAAAACAACTAAATTATAAAGATTGATATATTACTATTATAGAATATATTTTTTTGTTTTTTAAGGAAGCTCATAGGTTTTCGTTTTGTGCCTTTCGAGTTTTTTTTGGACTTTTTATGCCTGTTACTGCCTTTTTTGGGGCTTTTTTGTGTCTTCCATTTTTTCACTTTGTGTCTATTTTTTCGATATTTTTGTGGGACACTCAATTTTTTTGTGAAATTTCTTAAAATTTTTTTTCAAGGCACACTTTTTTTTTAGATTTTGTGACTTTTTGTGCCTTTCTTATGTCTTTTAATTCTCCTGTCCTTAATATCCAAAATATTTTCCTTATTTTCCCCTTTAGTATATTACTGTATTGATTATTTAAAAGAAAGAAGCAAAGAAAAAGAAGTCTTGTTGGATAATGAAGTCAAGGTTTTTCCTCTTATTTTAGGTAAGCCTAAAAATTTTTTTTGATATTATTTTTATAGTACTTTTTTTAGGTGTTCATGTGGTGTGCATGAAGTTGGTCACCCTATAATTCTTAAAGGTAGGTACGATAATTTTAATACTTTATGGCAGAAGTGGTCATTTAATCGTACCTCCCTATAAGCATATTATGGTGTTCATTTCTTATCTTTTTTATGAACACCTTGCTCTATATGAAAATGGGACAATGTCCCATTTCGCTTATTCCTTTAAGTCTTCATTTATTTTTAAAAGCATATCTTTTCTTTTTTGTAGAAGATTTATTGCACCATTGATATAGATATTATATGCTTTCTTATCTTCATCATTAGCATAAAAATCATATAATTGACATAAGCTTTCTTTTCTGTATAATTCTGATAATGTTTTGTTAAGCTCTTTTATTTCTTTATCAATATATGGAGTCCAACCCTCCATATCACCATCCATAAAACTTAATCTATCTCTTCCCTCATATGGGTCATATGCAGGAGTATTAAATTCATAACTATTAACTACCATTTGATTTAATTCTTTAAAATTCATATTTTCACCTCTATATTTAATAACTTGCATAAATGATATAAATCTTATCATATAATATATTTTCTGTCTGCCAACCAATGCAGATATAAAGATATTTCCAAAGCTCTAAAAGGTCGTCAGGATTTGACATATCTTTAAGATAATTTTGTTCCTGTGCCACTTTTTCGTATTTCTTCATGAGCTTTTCCATATCTTCAACTGAATATATCTTTACATATTTATCAAAGAACTCATTAATATCATCTGTGTAGGAGCTATAGTTCAATCCATATAGGATTTTCGCCATATCCTTATCTTCGAGCATATATTTATTTTGTAATTTATTTATTTCTCTAAGTGTTTCTTTTTGGACATTGTCGGACAGGACACAGTTTGGGTGGATTTGCCACTTATCAATCATATCTTCAATCTCATTGATATTTCTATCAACTAATTTATTTTTTAGTCCAAATACTCTTTTTTTACATTCTATAAAATCACCAAACATAGCATTATCATATTCTTGATTAAAATATGGACAATCACGACAACTATGTACTGTGATAATCTTCTCTACTTTCATTATCTTTCACCTCTTTTTGGACACCATTTTTGCTCTCGGTATACATTTTCTATTTCTTTATCATTTTCTGCACAAATACATTCAAATGGTAAGTATTTAGGTACATCAATATTTGCTTCATCATCATTCAAACTGGGACAGTCGATACATTTCATTATCTTCACCTACATTAATTTTTGTTGTTCATTTAAGTACTCAGATATACTATCTTTTACTTCTATTTGGCAAAATTTTGCTTGTACATTTGGTAATCGGCTTTCTGTGATATTATCTGCAATTTCTTCACATACTTCAATTGCTTTCTTACCACTCTTTTCTTTAATATTAAGCTTAATGATAGCTTCATATTCTCCCATATTATCACTTCTTTATTTTGTTGTAAAACTTTTCGATATCTTCTAATGCACATAAGTATCCGAATGCTCTATCGTATTCATCAACTTCTCTATCTCCGTATAAGGGCGCTAACTTCTCTACCTTTTTATTAAATTCCTTTTGCTTATCTTTAAGATAATCTATTAGTTCTTTATCACTATCTACCATGTTATCACCTAAAAAGTGGGACACTTTTTTGCCGTTATTAATACATTGGATTATCAATATCCCATTCTAAATCTTCATCTTCTGTTTCTTTTTCTATTTTCTGATATTTATCAGAGCTTAATACCTTTTGGAGGAATGCAATGATTTCGATATCTTCAAAGTTATTAATTTCGCAACTTTGATACATATAACTATGACAGGTTCTGATTTTTTGTCCTTCAGATACTGTCATCGGAGTATAACAATTGTTATATCCTGCATTTATCCAATCATATCCTATATCGCCATATCGTGCAATTAAACTTGCAAGATTGATAGCTAATAATTCTGCAAACATTTCATTATCGGATATTTTATTATCCTTATAATGATTTTCTCTTAATACATCTACTACTATACTAATTCCTTTATTTCCTGTTAACCAAGCACTCATATTATTCATCTCCTATTTCTGCATTAATTTTAGATACATCTTATCTTTCACTTTATGAAAGGCTTCTTTATTATTATTTGCTTCATTTTTGTTATTAATTTTACTATATATTTAGTTATCTTAATCATCCTTTAAAAATATATCATTTGAGTTCTCAAAAAATATTATAACCGTTTCACACTTAACCATTGTAACATCTACGAAATAATCGATATTATCACCTATTTGTTCACACATTAATTCTAAGATTAATTCTTGACTAAGACCAATATCGATATGTTCTATATCAATCGCTTCATGCACATCTCTTTCAAAATTTTTTTCAATTTCCTGCATTTTTGGTAATAATTCATCCATAGTCATTATTTTAACATTATTTTTTTCCCAATCTGAAAACTTTTTAAATCCCTCTCTATTATGCTTAAAAGCATCACTTAATATTGCAATTGCTTCATCACTTAATAAATAATGTGCTTGTAATTCATTTAAGGATGATTCATTTATATCTGCATATAATAAATCACACATTAAATGTGTTTCGTGTGACCGAAGCATTTCCTTAATTTCTTTATATTTATCAATATCATCTATTTTGGATGCTAAAAAGCAATTTCTTTCGCATTTAAGAATTGTATTATATTCCTCATCTATTTTCTTAAAATAAGGACATTCCATACAACTATGGATATATATATGATTTAACTCCATTTTATCACCTAATTTCTATATGTTCTAAGATGTTGTATTACATTCATCTTAATTTGCTTTTTATATGATATTAATTCTTTATCGATAAAATAATCAATTATATCTTCCTCTCTTTTATATAAAGCTCTATCAATTTCATCTTCAGTTAATTTTCCAACTATTACATCTGTATCAATATTATATCCTACAATCATATAATCACCTTTATTCTGTGATACAATTTAAACAATGATTAAAATTTCCTTCATCTTGATAGAAAATAAATATGGGTTCATATTTTGTATTTTCTGTTACTAAATATATGTAATTAGTCCCTAAATCATCTACTATTGATTGTAAAACTATTTGTAAATCAGATGGTTCATCTTTACTAAGGTTTATAGATAAATTTTCTGCAATATTATCAAATTTATGATAAAATTCTTTAATATCTAATATCATTAATTTATTATCTACCCATTCATTAAATGTTTGATATTCGGTATTATTTCTATACGCACAACTTATTACCTTTCTATCAAATTCGTTTATATTATTATCGTTCATAAATTCCATCATATCGTATTCATCTACACCTGAATATTCTAATAAACACTTATCATATATTTCATAATTATATACAATATTTTCTATTTTTTCAATTTCACTATTACTTGTTACACCCTCTTGAATATTAAATGAACCTTTTTGACATTGGATAAAACTATTACCATCAATAGCACCCATTTTTAAATAAGGACATTCTAGACAACTTTTTATATATATTTCATTTTGTATCAATTAATCATCTCCTATATAGTATATTGACTCAATACTATTATATTTAACCTTTAATTCAACATCATCAGTTGTAATAATGAAATAATGATGTTTAAAAACAATTCCGAAATCTTTTCTATCTGCTTCAAAAAAACCATCATAAAAGTTTATTTGAATATTGCAGTCTTCATGTGCATTTTCGCACAAATTCATTAATCTATCTTTGTTTGTTTCAAATACTTTTTCGTTATCTTCAATTTTCATTTTTATCATCTCTTTCTTTAAAATATGGACACTTTGGATAAAATGTTGTTTCCATATTCTCATAATAATCTACTGCTTCATTAATCACTTGAGATTGATGTTTTATCAAGTGAGCTTTAGCCCCTTGTTTGTATTCTTTCTTTGTGTTCGCAATTAGGAATGAGATAAATTTGTCATTATCTGAAGGATTTTCCTTTTCATTTAATTGCTTTTGCAATCGATTTAATTTATACATAACATACCAAGTACCAAAATTATCGAAGCTTCCTTTCACATAATTAATCGGTGCATTGAAAAATGTTTTTATCTGTTGTTTCATATACATTCACCACTCATAATATATTCTTGAGGAACAATTTTTAAAGTTTGTTTATTTATGACTATAATATCTTCACAATCTAAGTTCTTTTTTAATTGCTTTAAGAAAGTTAAAGATAGTATAACTTCTGTATGATATAAGTCTACTATAATTTCATCATTTCCATTTACATAGCAATTAAAGTCTACCAATGTAAGGTTTTCATCTGAATAGATACTTGTATATGTTTCATATACAGTACTATTTATAAAACCTGTAAGACTTTCTATACTTTGTAGCATTTTCTTTTTTTGTATCTGCATATTATGATATTCTAAATTGGTTAGATTATTAGTCATTTTTATCACCTATTAAGTTATTTAAATCTTTTAGTTTATTTGAAACTCCCTCTAATTCTTCAAGTATATCTGATTTAGTTGTTGGAATGATAAATCCAGTTATCATTATCCAACTAAATATATACACACCATCTTCAGTCTTAACTTAGGATAATAAAAGGCTTATTTTTATCCATCATTTCAAATGTTTCTTTTAAATCTTCATAAAACTCACTATTAGCTAACATTTATTCCACCTCTATTTCATAAATACTTATAATTTCATCAATCATACATTCTGCAATAAATTCAATATCATTATTTATAGATGTTTCATCGTATAAATCTTTACTATCAAAGAATAATGATAATTCATTTTGGCATAACAAAGCATTTTGTGATATTAATGCTTTATTCATAGCTATATCATTATATTCATCACTATTAGCTATATTATTAATTCTATCACTTATTACTTTTAAGAGATAACAATTTTCCCATGTACCACCATATCCTACATTTAATGCAGTATTTTTATTATCAATACTAAAATCCATTCCATTTTTATATTCTATTATTGTAATCATTTTATTCACCATCTATGAATATTCTAATTTCTTTTAAATTTATTAAACTAATTTCTGCAACAACATCATTTTGGTCTCTAAAAACAACATAATTTTCTGAGAAGTGTTTTCTTCTTAAGTAGATATTGTCGCAATTTAATTCAACACCATTTGCAACAATAAGAGTATTATGAGGAAATACAAGATAGTATTCCTCATCAATAAAGAAATGATTAACTGTTGGGCAGTTTAATATAATTCTTTCATTTAATTCTTTTATGTTTTTAATTTTATTTGTAGTAAGTAATATACTCATTGTTTCACATCCCTATCTATATATTTTAATGCAAACTTACTAGCTTCTTCTTGGTCTTTAAAACCTGATATATTAAAGGAATATGATTTAAATATCATTTGTACGACTCCTTTTCGTTTTGAATTTACACTAATAGGAATATCCTTATAACTTGGATTATATTGTTCTGATAATTTACCATCCTCATTTTCATTTATTTGTCTTCCAATGGAATAATTATATACTAAACCATGTAATAGCTTATGTTCTTCCATTTGAATAAAGTTCTGAGTCACTTCGCCCTCAATAAATAATGGAATGCTTGGGTCATTATTGTTTTTATAATATAAAGTTAATTTAGTCATATTATTCCTCCTGCATTCGTATTTTCATTTGTTTAGTATTAAAAATATCATCTGTATCTTCATCTGCAAAACTACAGTTTAATGTTTTGCCAATTTCATCATTATTTAATTCAAATGCCATTATAATACCTCCAATAATTCATTTTCTAAATCTTCTAAATAACTTTTTAACACAATATATTCATCAGGATATAACTTAACTGCTTCATTTTGTGCATTAAGGAATGGAAATATATTATATTCTTTTTTAATGGTATCAAAAAACTTTACGATATCTGAGATATCATATAAGTCAGGATTGATTTCATCATAAATTTTAATTTTATAATTAAAATCATGTACTTTTATAAAAACTTCTTTTACATTACTTCTGTTTATGTTACTATCTTCAATTATCATTTAATTCAACTCCATTATATTATTTCAAATGTTATTTCTTGTTCTTTGTTTAATAAATCTTTAATATCATTTAACTGTGTTATTTCCTTTTCTGTAAAAAATTGTGTTGGTTTTGCATCTTTAATCCAATCATTTTCAATAAATATTTCTCCTCCTGTATAATCTTCATTTGTATTATCGCATCCATTTTGTGCTAATAAATCAATTACATTAAGTCCTACAATTCCATATTCTTTAATCATATCTTTATCTTTAATTACTAAATGTTCCATAAAATCACCTTTTAATATATATTAAGTCATGATTAGATATTAATTATCCAATCATGATGTATATTTTAACACCTTTGCTATTTTTAGTTATAATAAAATCTATTCCCTCATCATTTAAGAAAGGCTTCAAGTTATCTGCTTGAAGCTTTCCCATGCACCATTCATGCATTTCACAATGTTTAATAATTGTATCCATTTTATCTTCAGTTTTAATGTTAACTGTTTGATTAAACCATTCTTTAAAATTAAGATATCTTCTGTAAGAATTTCTGTAATAAGTGGATAAGGTTATAGTATCCTTATCACTTAGTAAATATTGTTTTTGAACATCTTTTAATGTATTATACTTTTCATATACATGAAAAGTACCCAATAAGCATTCAGTATAACTTTTTGCTTTAGAATTAAATCCTTGTTTAAGATAAGGACAATCTCCACAACAATGTACTATAATATTAACAGTTTCTATTAATAACACCTACTCCAATCTTTTAATATATCCTTTAATTTCACTTTCATCTAATCCACGATTAAAAACAAAAGGTCTAATTTCATTTTTTTTCATTTCGAATGTAAATTCAATAATATTTATTTGTGTAAAAATTTCATCAATATTATGAAATTTATCATAATATTGTAATATATTGATTAATAACCCATCATGGAATAGATAGAAATTAATATCACCATTATATTCAACGGCTTTAAATACAATATCTTGTTCATTTTTATTATCATAATGAATACCATATGTTTGTATTTCATAATTAAGCCAATAATCTTCAACATCTAAGAGTTTGGCAATATCTAATAGTGTATCGTAGTTATTTAATAGAATATTATCAATATTAAAGTATTTTTTTACATCTTTTTTAATTTGTTTTAAATCATTATCTTCTTCTCCTAATCTTAATATTTCTATTTTATATTGAGATGGTGGAAGCATTACATATTCAGGTAATCTTTCACCACTTATATCTCCAGTACATACGTTTAATTCGCATATACCGTTATTAAAGTCATTTTTCATAGAAAAAGCAATATCACAAACTTTATCTAAGTTTTTTGATAGTTCTGCTAATGTATTATATAATCCTATGTATCCAAACATATTTTATCACCTAATATATTCTTTTAATATTTACTACATCATATACAGTTGGGTTAAAAGACTCAAATAAAGACATATAAGCAAATAAGCTTAAAAAATCTGTATAAGTACCTACAAAATCAGTAAACCATTTTGGTAATATATCTGAATGTAAATTGTATTCCTGCAATTGGTTAGTGCTATCGTAGAAACTTAATGTTTCTGTTTCCCAATCTATATTAATAACTATTGTTTCTAATGTATTTCTATTTATTATTTCAAATTCTTCTATTGGTTCTTTATCTATTGTTTTAGTTTTCATTTTATCACCTATTCTAATTCGTGTTCTACATAGGATACAATATCTGTACCTAATTCTGACATAACGGCGTACCATTCAGGAGTATTTAACAATCGTTCTAATTTTGTATGTTCAAAGTGATGAATAAAATATTCTGAAACTTCTATTGGGTCATCTAACCAATCATTAGAGAAGTAATATTCATAATTACCATTTCCATCTCCGTTAAATTCCCAATCAAGTATTTTTAAACATAATTCATAAATGAAACAATAATCTTTTGTTAATCCTTTTTCTAATATTTTGGATATTAATATTGGATTACTATATATTTTCATAAAACTATCTTCAATTTCAGAGTTAATATTTTTAATATCAACATCATTGAGGGTTGCATAATAAACTCCCATTACTCCTTGTATTTCATCTTTAGGTTCATGTAAGGTTATTATATCGTTTTTAACACTTAATAATTCATCAACTAAATCTTTTCTGAAATTATTTCTCCAATTAAACATAATTGAATTTAAATGTGTACTGTTGATAATGATTTCATCATTAATTACATCATTTATTTCAAATTCTTCAAATATCATAATATCACTCCTTTAATAAAATAATTCAAGGTTGTGCATAATTCCATCGAAAATTATATCATTAGCATTTTGCATTTTACTAATTTCCATATTATATATTTCTATATATTTATTACCATCTATTTTAAATACGTAGAAAGTCATATTTTTTTCATTAATGATATATAACCATTCAATATCACAATGTACGGAATTATCAATACCATATCCTAAAAAGTCATTTAATTCTTTAATATCTTTCCTATTGGTATCCATAATGTAACTTAAAAACCATGCACTTAAATATCTAACACTAAAAATTCTATTTTTTGCTCCTTCGGTTTCAAAAAACTCTTTAATAAGTTTTCCAACTACTGTTGGGTATCCATCACTATGTTTATAAATGTTACAATATGTTTGTTTGCATAATGTTTTTACATTTAATCCAATTCTTTTATTTCTTACTCCTTGTTCGTTAATATCTCTTGTCCATAATATTTGACTTCTAGTACTCATATTTACACCTCTATTTTTAATATACAATATCCATTCCAACTTTCATTAATTAAGAAAGAAATTACTTCAGTATCTTCTACACTCCATTCATTATTTGATATATCCAATAAACTATCATGACTTATAAAGATATTACCCCCACCATCAGAGTCTATTTGAGGACTGCCATATTTAAATAGTTGTATTCCTAATTTTTCAGATGTAATAATATCTTCATGTCTAATATAGATTGTTAGTTTTGTATAGTCATCAAATACTTCATTGTTATGTATGGTTACTAGTTTAAAATTCATTTTATTTACTCCAATATTTTATTTACTTCAGATAATAAGGCTTGGGTTATTATATATTTTTTAGGTATCTTAGTTTCTGAAGCTATTTTATTTAATTTTGTTTTAGTTTCTGCACTTAAATAAAATCCTATTCGATTTATTCCAACATTTCTAGTATTATAAATACTTAATTTGTTATTAAAAACATCTTCAAGACCTTTAGTTAATATTTGACTTTGATTTAAGTTTGTTACTTCAATTGCTCTTATTAGTTTATACATTTGTTCTGTACTTAATTCTGTATCTACTATCATTTTATCCTCCATTTAATTAAACAATATAATTCCGAATACAATATATATTAATACTATAGTTCCTACTTCAAATAACATTTTCCCACCTCCTCCGTTTCTGTATAAATAAATTTATCATTTTTTAAATATAATAAATATTTATAATTTTGTTTTTGTAATTTTTTTTTAATTAATTTTTTATCACCTTCATTAATAATAATGTTATTATATACTTCTATTGACTTAATAATGTTATTGGAATTAATAATACGGCTTCGTAACTCCACCACGACTATATATTTCAATACCGATACCTGCATATCCACAGATATTACAACATATATCTCTTATATCTCCGTTATCTTCTCTAACTACTCTTATATTACTCATTCCACAATTAGGACAATATCCATCTTCTTCTTCAAATCTAACCATTTAAATCACCTAAATTTCGAAAATAACAAATTCATCTTCATTATCAGGATAAAGACTTGCTTTATTTTCTTCTTTTTTTATTTTATTAATATCATTAAATCCTTCTGCTACAATATTAAAAATATAGCTAATTAAATCTTCTATTATCATATTTCACCTATAAAATCATATTCCTAAATAATCTATTTTATATATTTTAGGAATATTATATTTTTTATTAATTTTTTCATTTTTTTCTATTTCATCTAAACATAAAAAAATATCTTCATTATTATATTTGAGTTGTTTTAATACCTTTTGTTTGTTCTTCATAATTAAATTCTCCATATTTAATATATTTATTATAATATTTGCCTAAGCTTTCTGCATTAACCCATTCAACTGCTTGTTTTACGTTAATAGAATATATATAAAAGTCATTCTTATGGTTTTGGAATGATATTTTAATTCCAGTTGTGCCATCTTTATATACTAATTGCATACTATGTATCGCAGAGCTTCTGTATTTAGGAAATTTTATACCTTTAATAAGTAACTTAACATCAATACGGAATAGTTGCTTTTTTTTAAGATTGTTTTGTGTATTAATTCTTTTTTTTCTTTCTATAAGTTCTTTTTGTTGATAGGAAGCTATTGAAATAGCTCCCTTATTTATATTTTTATCTATACTGTTTTGTTCTAATTTTTCATATATACTCATTTTAATCACCTATAAATCGTTAAAAACTACGTAGTCATTACCATCATTAATTGTACGGTCTATAGCTTTATTTAAATTATCAATAATTTCTTTTGATAATATTTCTTCTTCTTCTACGATAAATTCTAATAAGTCATCAATTTCTATTTCAAAAAATCCTACACCATCAGAATTTGTAAAGTCATTTGCATAATCTAATAATGCAGAAAATACTTCAAAATCACTCCATGTATTAAATACACAAAAATTTAAATCAGTATCATAAATTATATGTCCATCAGAATACTGTACTGATGTATAATATGCTCTTACACTCATAAACTCACTCCAACCAAAAATAAATATCTTTATCTGTAATAGATGGGAAGATAATACATATAAATCTATCTTGCCATTTTTCTATACTTTCTTCAATAGACTCACAATCAAATCTTTGAAGGTCATTTTTTGTATAAACACTTATGCAGTTTTCTAGGAAGTAAATTAAACTACAATTATACTCTAATTCGAAATATGTATCTACTAATTCTTTAAAATCTAATTCAGATACAATATCCTGTATTTCTTTTATCTTTGACATAATATCTCCTTTTTTTTAATTAATGAAGCTAATAGCTTCTTAAACTCCTATCGCAATAGAAGTTTAAGAAGAGATTATAAATACTCTTCTTCGTTATTTAAATAACTTAATTCCTCTTCTAACCAAATAATATCCTCTTCGCATAATATTTCTTCTTCTAACCATTCCATATAAATTACTCCTCTTTTTGATTATCTAAATATTCTTTTTCTTCTTTATCATAAAGGAATGTTAAAAACTCCTTATATGATTGATTATTATATAATTTTTCAAACTCTTTTTTAGTTATTAAATAAATACCATCATTATGAATATTATTTAAATAAATTTTTTGTAAATAATCTTTTGATGGTGTTATTGGATTATTGCATGGCTCTAATATTATCATTTTAGGTATAGGTTCATCTACATTTGTTTTAAACGTATAATCATTACCGTTTATTTCAAACCCATCTTTATTTAGAAATATAACTGAATATTTATCATTATTTTTATCTCTATTTATTATCACTCCACATATTTTAGATTTATCAATATATTTGATTTTTTGTGTAATTTCTTCAGTCCATATATAATCATAGCATAAACTAACTTCTATTTCATGCTCAAACATAAAAATAGAAGCAAATTCATCTTTATTTACTCTTGTAGAATGGACAGAGAACTCAAAATCATATATATCTTCTTCTAACTCTCTTAATAAATTTTCTTCGAAATTATTGTAATTATAAAAAGTCATTTTTAATCCTCAATTATATAATCTTCTAAAAAAGATTTTAAATCATTAACAGAAACATCACAGATGTTTATATTATCTTCAATGTACATAGATTGGAATATAAGATTAATAAGCTTTTCATATTCTTCACAATCAATTAAATCTATCATATACTGATAATGATTTCTTAAAAATACCTCATTACCATATTCATTGCCCATATTTAAAATTAATTTCACCACTATCTATTAGTTCTCTAATTGTTGTTTTAGGGAAAAATCTATCTCTTTCAATTCCTAAACCAAGTGCATTAGTCATATTTTCTAATTCAGAAAGCATAACTGTACCAGTTTCCCATACAAGGATATAAGCATATCCGAATAACATATAATCATTGCCAACTTTTTCTGCTCCAATAATATACCATGTACCTGCTCCACATGGGTCAAAATATTTAACAATTACTTCAGAGTCATCTATAGTGTCTTTATTGCCGTATAAATTTGTATTATCGAATTTCTTTTGAATTTCTTTTGTTAAAAGTTTCATTGTATAATCTCCTTATTTTCAAGCTTAAGAGCTTGTACAACTCCGAAGAGTTGTACAAGACCATAAGGTCTTGTTTAAGCTATTTCTATTCTATCAATTATTTCTAATGGATAAACTCCTTTAGTTTCATAGAAATTTGGATAACCAATGTCAATATCTTCTCTAAGGTCGGAAATAGTGATAATTCCATCATTATCAATACTGATATTAGATGTTAATCCAAGCATAGCCACTTTATCTGTATTTTTAAAAAATACGTTACAATCTTCACTATGAGAATAAACTAAAGTATGTTCATTCTCAATAGTAAGTTTTACTTCTTCTCTACTTTCAGGTATACAAATTAAACCGATTGTATTAATTAAATTTTCACTTGTGTACATATTTAATCTCCTTAAGCTCATAATGAGCTTATACAACTCCTAAGAGTTGTATAAGACCATTTGGTCTTATAAATTAGTAATTCCTAATTCATCTGCCTCATTTAATAAATATGAGTCAGTAATTACTTCAAATAAATAATCATTTATTCTGTTTCTAGCTTCTTTAATACTCATTTCGCCAAATAAATTGACTTCAAAGGTATATAAACCATTACTTTTACCTAAACAACAAACATCACTCATTGCACCATCTACATAATGGTCAGAGAGTTTACCATCAAGTTTAGTAACCATATCTTCACCACCTAAAAAGCTATTAATTTTACTTAAAGCTTCTTCAGGTACTTTAAATACCCAGTCATATAACTCATCTTCTTCCCTGTGTATAGGAGGAATGGAAAAGCTTTGGATTGATTTAAGTGGAACTCTTATGGTTCTGCTACTTAAAGTAATTCCATTTCGACTGACTGTTTCGCCTTTGTTAAGTTTGTGGTCTTCGTAGTTCATAATTAATTCTCCATTGATTAAAACTGCATAGCAGTCTTATTATAGCTTCTTTTAGTCAAAGCTATAATAACACTACTATTAGTTTAAATATTGTGATGTCTTTCCTGCCGTTAAGGGCATGACCATCTCCCACGCAGATACCGAAGTACCCTATGAGAGTTGCATAGGTAAGCAAGGACTGTAAAAACAGTTTGCCGTTTAATAAGACAATTATGCTCCAATTTGTTAATTTGGAGTGAGTTATCTCTTCCAACTCATTCTTAAGGTGTTTCAACCAGTATAGGAGTTACCTCCCTACAATATACATATTTGTTCAAACCACTATATAAAGGTATCGATAACCTTCAAGTGGTTTAACATATGAATTGTGGGGACTTGCCTCCTACAATATACATATTTGTTTCACCCCATATATAAAGGTATCGATACCAAATTAATGATAACAAATATTTTTTTCTTAAGGTGTTTCAACCATCTTTGGGAGTTGCCCCCCTCCGATATATACATATTTGTTGCACCCCCTATATAAAGGTGTCGGTGCAATATCATATGCTTAATAATATATAATTTTTTTTGAAATTTTATAAAAATTCCTATTACCACTATCATAATGGTAGTAGTAATAGCAACTTTTATTAATTTTTTTCATTAAATTTTATTAATTTTTTATCAAAATTTTTATTCTCTATATAGAATATTTTTATATTATATTTTCTATTCTATCTTTAGGAATATTATAATAAAATTTTTCTATATATATAATATAATATCTCTAATAAGTATTAATATCTCTATTATTAACTCCTATATAGATAATTTATATATATCTCTTATTATATACTCTTATATACAAATTACTCTTACTATACATCTCTATATAGTATATTATTTATTTAAATTTGCTTTTATTTTTTTAAAGAAATTTAGTGGCTCTATTACATAAATAGCTACCTCTATGGCTTTCTTTAGCTAATTAAACAGCAAATTGGCTTCTAATTTCATAATTACCCTCTTAAAGGGAATATTAATTAAACCCTCTTAAAGGTGCATTTAAGTCAGACTCTCTTAAAGGACTGAATTAATTAACAACTCTCTTAAAGGACTGAATTTCATCAACGCCCTCTTTAGGGGGCTTTTTGATAAAAATTGTATTTATTTCCTGCCCTCTTAAAGGAAGATTATTTTCGATAAAAAAATAATCTTAAAAAAAATTGTATTTTAAAACTGCCCTCTTAAAGAGCATTTTCACTATTATTTTATGATTAAAAATAATAGAGCCAAATAGAAGTTTTAACCCTCTATTTGGCTCTATCATTCATAATTGTCCTCTAAACGTAAAATAGCCATTCAGGAAAAATCCTGAACGGCTTTAAAACTCTACTCTTCTGCGAAAACAATCTCTTGGAGGTTGTTTCCGTAAATGCCAGTTTCTAAGAAGCTAACATTTAAATCAGGAACTTGTAGTTCCTCTAATTCTCTTGCAATTTGTTTTGCAAGATTTGTATCGTCTTCAATTTTACGATACATTTTTTCAATATTTTTTTGAGAGCATAATTTTTTATCTCTCAATTGTTTTTGTCTTTGGCTTCTGGTTAATCTAACCACAGATTGAAGCTTATTTGGTTTTTTAGGTTTGCTAAGCTCTGCAATCTTTTCGAGCTTCTTTGTGTTGCGTTTAACTCTGTTATTAGCCAATTTGCATTGGTGTTTAAGAGATTTAACACGATTATCATATCGTTCAACACAATTGAACCATTTTACACCTCCGTAAACTTTTTCTTGTGGTATTAATATACTAACCATCTAATCACTCCTTTTTTTATTTGAAGCTTTTTAAGAGCTTCTATAACCCCATTAGGGGTTATAGAAGACCTTATTGGTCTTCTTTTGCTTCTCTTAAGAACTTATCTCTTGTTCTTGCAAGATACCCTAGACAATCTTCATCTAGTAATAATAGATGAGTTATCATATTGTCCATAAAATGCTTATGGGAGCAGTAAAAGCCTCCATTGGACATAACCCAGTATATTGCTCCGTTTTGGAGCAATATAAAGGCTTCTAGAAGTCCTCTATGGTTTTTACCCTTTTTAAATGTTATTATTTCATTAATAACATCATCAATTTCTTCTCCTGCTTCCTGATAGTCTATTTTTGTTATTTTATTCATTTTTTTTACTCCTCAAGCTCTTATAGAGCTTGTACAACCCCATTAGGGGTTGTACAAGACCTATTTGGTCTTGTAGTAGCTTCTAAGAGCATTATTTAGCTCTTTTTCACTACATATTAAGTCTTGTTTATCATCTCCTTTCAAAAAAGAAAGAAAAAGATAAAATAAATTATATACTTTCATAAAATCACTTCTATGATAAAAGTTCATATGTGGTTTTATTATGTTTTACGGAACATAATAAACAATCTACGCCACATACGACATTTTTTTCACTTTTATAGCTACAAGGACACACTAATGCACCTTTCGGAGCTTTTGAGATGTCTTTTATAGCTAAAAATCTATTAGTACCTCTTATTTCTACTTTATCAGTAGAAATATTGATAACTAAATACTCACATAATTCCCAAGAGAGCTTTAAATCAGTTCTATGGGTGTATATGTAAGTATTTATGCCTAATACTTGCAATAATCCAAAAGCGACGCTTTCTGCAAAGCTAATGTCGCTTATACCTCGTACATCTCCGTCTACGCAGAAACGGAATAAGCTACAAGAGTATTTACTCTTATTACTCATTCCATTGACATACCAAACGAACATAAAGGCGTTTAATATGTCAATCTTTAAGCCCTGTCTTGTATGACAGTTTTCACCTTTATGACGGGTGTTTTCTGCCTTACAAGAATAGCAGTGGTCTGCGATTTCACAAAGACCAAGTTTCTTGGAGCTACAACGAGTACTGGACTCAAAATTAGTCCAATACACGGTATTAGCCAATTTTAGATTACCTTTTTTTATGAAGTCTTCTAATAAAAAGTGTTTCATAAAGCTATATAATCTAGATTTGCGAACTTTTACGGAAACACCGTCATAATAGCCGAGTATTTCCATAATGACTAGACTTCGTGGTTCTAGCCACTCAACAGGGACATCTCCTGCCCCTGTTTTGATAAATTCTACTTGTTCATGATTTATAAAATCATGAACAAATATGTTTTTTTTATTTTTTGGAACAATCTTACGATATATCCCAAGCTCAAAACTTTGTTTTTCCAAAGTTTCTATGTTATATTTGCCCTTAGGCAAAATATCACTTCCTTTTTTTTATTTGAAGCTTTTTAAGAGCTTCTACAACCCCAAAGGGTTGTAGAAGACCTTATTGGTCTTCTATTTCAATAAGGAAGTCATAAACTTCCTTAATGCTTACTTGCTTAATCACATAATTATCAACAATTTCGCAATTGTTGTTAATACGGTCAAAAAAGGTCATATCATGTGTTAAAACCATAAATTTTAACACTTTGATATTATTTTGTATAAAAGTGTAATTTGCCTCATTATTACATAAATTAAGGCAAAATACCCAAGTACTCCAATTGGAGTACCCATTATAGTCTTGGAAATCAACGGGATTTCCATAAATATTTTCATTTCTTAGCATTTAAATCACCAGAGCCTTTTAAAGGCTCGTACAACTCATTCAAGTTGTACCAGACTTTAAAAATAAAAAAGAAAAAAAGAAAATAAAATTAATTTTTGTAATCCTTAACCATTTTATTACCTCCTTTTCGGCTTATCTATTCAAAATCATGCTTGGAAGCTAATTCTGCTATTTCTAGCAGATATTCAACTTCCTCCATAGGTTTAATAACTCCTAATCCTTTAAGGATTAGTCTGCACTCTTTTGAAGTGCGATATGCACTCCATAATGCGTCTATTTTAGTTTTACCTGCTCCCACTATGTTATCCACATAGTAAGTACCATTGATTTGATTATATGTTATTTCAACCATTTTATTACCTCTGATTTTTTTTTATACAAGCTTAAACTTGTACAATATAGTATTTGTTTTAATAGTATATAAAGGTATCGATTATATAAAGTGTATATATGGGCTTTATATAGGCTATATATGGCTATATAGTACTGTATGTATGTATATACTACTATATATGTGTTATATTATGTATACTATTATATATGTATGTTATATTGAATATTAATTAATATTATGTAATAAAACAACAAATAAAGAATAAATATGCAATTAATAGCAAAATAAAGCACATAAATAGTTTATTTTTAAAAAAAAAGCCAAAAAAAATCGCCCCCCCCCGAAAATAAGCACGTAGCATCGAGTTTGCGATGGTCGTCATGGGGTTATCTCATGATTTCGTCGATTTTCAAAGTGTCCCATTATTTACGGCGAAAACTAATTCGTACATTAGCGAATAAGTTGTCCCACTTTTAGTGTCCCAGTTTGAAAAATAAATAAAAAAATTGTATGTACATTATGTACATACAAAATTAATAATATCTTAGAGCATGAAAATTAGTTTTTTCCAAATATCCTAGCTCTTTTAAACAAAAAATGACTGTTTGTTCGGATATTTGAAGTTTTGTGCTGATAAAATCAATATCATTACCCTCTTGGAATAAATGATTTACTTGGTCTACCAGTAATTTATGTTTTTTTGTATTTTGCGTCACATTAGGTCTTTCAATCTTATATTGTCGCAAAATTCGAGATAAAGTCGATTTGGGTGTCCCAGTTTCCATTTCAATCTCCCTTAAACTCATTTCTTCGTCCACATATAGACGTTTAAGTTCATCAATTCGCAAATTATCACCTATATAAATACATTAGCTTTTAAACTGTCCCATTAATTAGTTTGTAAATAGTCAAAATATCTTCCCTTGAGAATACACAACTTTCTTTATCACAGCCGCCAACTGGGACACTATCTCTAATTCGGAACCAATTATATCCTTTTCCAGTAGTTTTTATCCCAGTTGAGCCAGATTTTCCTTTATCTGGTCCGTAAATTGTGAAATTCATAGCTTTTGCTGCAAAAATACTATCAGGTCCCCACATAAACCAAGCTGACCGAACAAATGTTTCACCCAATGGTCTAACCATTAAATTTTCACCTAATTCCGTCATTGCCTGTCCCAGTTCTTTGTAATTTGAGCAAATTAGGTAAGGTTGTTCCTTTCCACCTCTCCAAAAAAAGTTTTTTCGTTGATTTAATGCTTCTGTATAGACAGGAAAGTTGCCCAAACAGACGATATCAACCACTTCATTATCTTCATTTACCACAAAAATACCGAAATCCTTGATTGAAATCTTTAATTCAGCCGGCCAATGGGACACTAAAACAGGGAAATCCATACCTGAAATTCGGTTACTAGGTGCTGGAATTACGATATTTTCGTCTTTATCTGGTAAAATTCGGAAAAAATCACTCTTTTTTGTGAAAATTTGCTCAAAAATAGAGAAAATAGCGTCAGGTTGAAGCTTTAAGCAATCAATTGCACTTACATAATCAAATTTTAATTTTTTATTATAAGATAGTTGAAAAATCAAGTCTTCAGGTGTAATTTCGCAAAAATTGCCATTTTCTTCCCATTGGTCTATTAAAAATGAGTAATTTTCAGGAATTTTGCGCTCTAAATAGCATTTTTTGCAAGAAGATTGCATACTGATATCATCAGAAATAGTAAAATCGTCATAAATATCGCCCAATCCAACCATTAATAAACAAGCATAAAAATCTGTTACATTGGTTAAATTACCTTTTCCATTTAAAAATTTATTAATTGTTGCTCGAAACATTTTTAAAGTAAAATGACCTTCGTAAATTGTTGGATTTAAGTCTAAATTACTACCTGTTACAAATTTTTGAAGCATTTAATCACTTAATTCTTGTCTTTGAGTTAGTTTATCTTTAAAATCATCGCAATTTTTACTATCTATATACATTTGATATAAAGCTTCTTCAATAATATCTTGAACATCATCAAACTCGTATCTTGGTCCCATACCTGCTGAATCCATCCAATCATACATATAATCATATCCAAAAACTTCGCTTATGATGACATCTTTATCACCATTTGAAGCTTCATCGCCTCTTTTAAAGTCTTCATAAATAGTTTCAGCCCATGAATCATCAATTACTTGAATACATTCCTGCGCAAAAACTTGTTCGTTATCATTCAAACTATCACCTTTATAAATTTATATAAAATTCATCTTTATTTTTACTGTTTCTATAAGCCTTAACTATACTATTATGAACTTCAGTCCCAACAAGTTCATATTGTGGACCCAATCCAGCTGAATCCATCCAGTCATACATATAGTCAACCTCACCAAGTAAATCTGATAAGTAATCATCATAATCTTCTGGTTTATAAAAACTATCTTTTTTCATTTCTGCATCTTTGGTTTCGAAATCGTCCCAAATAGCAAATGCCCATCGCTTATCTATTGCACCTAAACAGTAAGCCATAAATTCTTTTTCGTAATCTTCCATTATTACACCTCGACAAAAATTTTTAGGTGTGCCTAAATTTCAACATTTGTTGACATCTTTCGATGGTAGCACCTTTAGACACACCTACTTATTATTTAACAGGTTTAAAATATAGTGTGCCAAAAGTGACACACATATTAATATTGCATATCATCACTTATAAATGTTATTATTTTATTAAAAAATTCACAACTATAAATAATACTTATTACATAAATAGTAATATTTAATTCTGGAGTATTTATTTTGGTTAGTGAAAGAGATTCTGTAGATTTTTTAAGAAAGTGTTTTAAGGACCCAGTATATTTTGCCGAACATATGTTGTTCAATGAAGAAGGAAAATTATATCAGCTAGAAGACCATCAAAAATTGATGCTTCGAGATGAAGATGCTATGAAAGTTTTTTTTCTCGGTCGTCGTATGGGTAAATCTTTAACTGTTGCTATGTATTCTATTTGGAAATGCTTTTTTAATTCATATTATAAAATTTATATATTATCACCAACTCAACAACAATCAAGAGATTTGGCAGATACTGTATCTGATATGATATCTAGGTCATCTTTGGTTTTAGATTTATTAAAAACTGACAATGTTTTTACTAAAGAATTTACAAATAAGTCTAAAATTGATTTTAGAACAGCTGGTGGTAAAGAAAATACTTCAAGTGTTATTGGTTCTGGTGTAAATTTACTTATTATTGATGAAGCTCAAGATGTATCAGACCAACTTTTTGGTAAAATTTTACCAATTGTTCGTGGACAACATGGTCGTTCTGAATTAATTTTAGCAGGAACACCTAGAAGTAAACGAGGATTTTTCTTTGAATCTATTTATAACTCAAATAAAATTTATCAAGATGATGAATTAATCGAAAATGATGGTAATGGATTGTTTACGGTATTTAAAAAACCAACTGCTTTTATGAATGATGATGACCAAATTACTAAATCTGGAACACCACGTATTACTATAGAAGAATTAAGACAGGATTTAGCTATTATTGATGTTTTAGAATTTAGACAAGAATATTGTTTAGAATTTTTAGATGATTTAAGTGTTGTATATAGTGATGATTTAATACAAGAAGCTAAACTACTTGATGATGTTGATGGATTTTATAGTACTAAGTTATGCGTAGGTGGAATTGATATCGGTAGACAAAGAAATAATTCTGTTTTAATTATTGCCGAAGTTACTCCTCAAAATACTTTACAAACAAAATATTATAAAACATTTCCACTAGGAACTAAATATCAAATAATAGCAGATTATTTAATTAAAATATTACCTAAAAAATTTCCGAATTTTCGAAGATTAATATTTGACGCAACAGGAGTCGGTGTCGCGTTTTCAGAATTAATAGAAGGAAGAACTCCTTATGAATTAGAAGAATTTAAATTTTCTAAAGAAAGTAAAAAATCATTAGTAGAAGCGTCTGTGCTAGCATTAGAAGAAGGAAATAATGTATTTATTCATAATAAAAAACTTATTAAAGAAATGCAAGGATATAAAAGAGAAAAAACAGAAAGTGGAAATATTGTTTATCTTAAAACAGTATCAGATGATTTTGTAGACGCTTTTAACTTATGTAATTATAATTTAAATTTTCCATTAAATTTTAAAAGAAAACCTTTTGTAATGGATACAGGTTTTAAAATAGGTAGACCTCAAATTAACGGTGATAGTTTATGGCATCCAATAGGAACCAAACAACAGAAAAGAAAAGTAGTGAACAGCTCAAAAAGAATACGAACATCCCAAAGAAGACGTATGTAGCAAAATTTGCTAAAGATGTTCAAAGATTGACTCAAGAAAATTATGACCAAAGTTTTGTATCATATAATGATATATATGGTTCAGAAGACCTTGATTATGATTTAATTGATGGATTATATGAAAGTACAATATTAAATAGATTATTAAATAAAATAGCGGCAAACTGTGTCCCAGATATGTATAGTGTACAGATTTTTGATACAGATGGTAATCGTATGGATGATTTAGAGCTATTATGTTCACAATATCATGCAAATTTTAGACGCAGTCAGTTAAAAGAAATATTTTTATATATGTTGTTATATGGAACCGTATTTACTTATATTGGAGAAAAAGAAGAAGATAGACCAGTTAATATCTTTAATATACATCCACAATATATTAAACCAGTAGTTAAAGACGGTACTATTCAATCTTGGACTTATAACGCTGGAAAAGAAGATGTAGATATCCCAGCAGAAGATATCTTATGTTTTGCTTATGATAGAAAATTAGATACTGTATATGGGCGTTCATTATTAGGCAGTTTAGTTCAAACATTACATTTATTATTAAATACTGAATTAAATGTTGCAGAAATTGTTGATAAGTTTGCTATACCCATTATTCATTGGTTAGTCGAATCAGAAGAGGACCAAGAATTATCAGACCAAGAACTAAATGATATTGTTCAGTCTATTCAAAATCAATATGAATACTCTAATGATGTATTAACCGATGCTAGAATAACTACAGACGTTATTGGGTCTGCTGATGGTCAATATAACTTACCAGAAATATTACAAGAATTAAAAGAGTCATTAGGTATATTAAGTGTTCCATTCCAACTTATTGGTGGTAAGGCTGATAATTTATCCGCTATTAAAGTTCAAGTTGCTCAATATTTATCTGATTTACAAAATTATCAATTAATTGTATCAGATGCTTTAATTGAACAATTTTATAAACCGTTTTTAGAAAGTCAAGGTAAAGTACTTGGAGATGATTATCTTAATATTTATCTTGTATTTCCTGTATTAAGTGCCGAAGCAAATTCAGATGCTGCTTCATGGATATTTCCGGCAATTAAATATGGTTTAATATCTAGAGATGAAGCTAGAGCGCAATTAGGATTTAGAGGTAAATCATTAAGTGTTGATGATATAGAATTTGTTGACTCATCTTTAAGAGATGTTGTTGAAAGTAATATTAATAAAAATAATGCCACTACCTCACCAGATGCAAAAAGTAATGATAATGTTCCTGTAAATAAATCTGGAAAAGGAGATACAAAAGATAAACAAAGTCAGAAAAAACAAGGGGGTTCATAATGGAAGAAGTAATTACTAATGGGGAAGTATTTTTATATATATGTGAAGATTGTGGCGAACAGTTATTAACAAACATTGAATTAAATAAATGTTCAAAATGTGGTAGTAAAAATATAACAAAACATAATCATAACACATGGGATGCTTTACTTGAATAATAAAAAATCAATTAATTCATATAAAAAACTATATAATGTTGCAGAAGAAATATTAGATGATAAAGGACAAGCTACGAGTAATGAAATCGCTAATGTTATTATTGATAAATATAAAACGAATAATTTAAACGTAAATGGTCGTAGTATTACTTATCACTTAAAACAAAGAGGATATCCAAAAACACGTAAATATAGATGCGGAGGATATACCTTTTATAAAAAACCATAATTTTATTTTTTTCTATTTTTTTAAAAAAATTCATTTCTTTATATACCCTAAAATTCTTATCTATTTTTATATCATTGTGAAGGTGACATAATGGAAGAAAATGAATTTAAAATAAATAACACTTTTTCTGTCAATGACGATGATAGCGAACCTATGCTTAGTGGATTGGCTATTCATGAAGGAAGATATAGAAAAATCTTTGAAATAGAACCATCTCAAATAAGCAAATGTTCTAAATCAATTACAAAAGCTAAACTAATGAAGGACCATAGTCATTCAGTTGATGATATTATTGGATTAGTTAAAACTGGTAAAACTATAACTGACCCTGAAACTGAT